GGGTCCGGTGCCGGGGCGTGGTGGGCGATGGTATGGGCGCACGTTCACGGCATGTTCGAATATCATTGCCGATTATGAGTCGATGGCGCATATTCAAAGGGCGCCGCCGGGGAAACCCGGCGGCGCCCTGGACCGGGGCCGTTGGAAGCGGCTGGCCGGTTCTGGATCGGTCTGTAGCGGCAGCCCCGATCCACATTTACGGTTATGGACTATTGTCATAACGCCGTCAATGCCGATGTGCCGCTCACTGTTGCCGGTTCCAGAAAAAACCGGATTGCGCGTCGGGGCACTTCACCGGGAAACCGGGCTTCCGACCCGGCTGCGTTGCGCCACAGCGGGCGCGGCTGAGACCAGGGCTTGAACGGTGGGCATTGCACCCAGTCTCCGGGGTTATAGGAGGCGGCCGGCCGCGTGGCGAGCGGGGACAGCTTTCAAGGCTGGACAGATACGCACCCTGGGAAAAGACGCGCTTGATACTGTGGTCCTTATGCCGCTTGGAACCTTTACGGGGACAGGGATTAGCGGAAGGCGGAGTATTGCCTATTTCAATTCTTCCCTGAGATTGGAACGTTTCGCATCATCAAGCATGATCCAGGCCCGCACAAAGGCAATGGCATAGGCCGGGGCCGGCGTCGCGTCATGCCGCCTGGACGGATCGGCAACCCAGCGGCTCACGGTCACGCCGTTGACGCCCAGCAGCCGCGCCAACTCGCCCTGCTTTAGGCCGGCGGTCTTCAACAGGTCTGACAACTTGGGACGACTTAATTCAACTTTCATGGCGTAACCTTTAATATGGGACAGTTATCCACAGCTATATTTAACCTTGTGCGCTTCGGCATGGAGCAAGGGCCGGTTCGTCGGCCGCCACGCCGTTCGCCTCGGCCATCTCGCGATAGCTGTCGAACAGATCCACATCGCTGCTGACCTTGCTCATGTCGATGGCGCTCCGCATCAGTCCCAGCCGGACGGCCAGATTGTGTTCGGCACCTCTCAACAGGAAACCGGCGCAGGTGGCCGGCTTCTCGCTGCCCGACATGTGGCAGGCGAATTTCCGCTGCGACATGTCATAGGCCGTGTTGGCGCTGTGACGATACGCTTCCGCCGGGAAGGCCCCGATGGGTGCGTCCCGTCGCCACGGGCACTCAGCGCACGGCTTGCGGCGATAAGCGTGGCCACCGCCATTCACTGTGACGACTTGGTGGTTCTTGTCGGCAGTGCGGATGTTGGTGATGCGGGTCATGCTGTGTCGGCCCTGCTGTTTGTGACGCGACCGCTCGCCGCGACGATATCCGACTGCCCGCCAGCACGCACCTTTGCGTATTCGAGCATCAGCCGATCCAGGCTGTTGGCGCCGTCCAGAGGATTGCCGTCGTCGTCCTCAATAATGCCGTCCCACCGGTTGGTGCCGGTGAGGTGGAGGATCATATCCAGCAGGTTGATCTTCATGGCCTCTGACTCCAGCTTCCGCACAGCCCATCTGGCTTGGCGCGTTCATATCCATGGAAATCGCTCACAGCCTCGCACCAGGGCCGCGCTTCTCCGGCCCATTGGCGCGATAGCTGCGGCATGTCGCGCACTTGGCGCCGGCGGCCCGCAACTCTTTCATCCGCTGTTCGGCTTCTGCCATCTGGCGAAGCTGATGACGCTTTTTGCTGGCGCCTGGCTTGTTGGCAACGGCTGCCCACTCGCGCGGGAGCAGATTCGCGGCCAGTTGCGACCGTGGGTCGTCGGTGATGGGCGGTTGGTTGGCGATGGTCATGGCAATTTTAACTTGCGTCAGGAGAGATAGGCCAGCACGACAGCAAAGCCGATCCAGACGGCGACAGTGGTACAGGCGTAGTCGAGCGGGGTGCGAAGCATGGTCGCCTCCATCAAGCCGCAGAAGCGACGGCTTCCGCCGGCCGGAACACCCACAGCACGCCCATGCAGCACGTCTGACGCAGGAAGGCCGCAGCGCGGGCAATCTCAGCTTCGGACGGGCGGCCCAGGCCCAGAGCGCCGTGCGCATCGATCCAGGCATTCATGATCTGGTCAAAGCTGGCGCGCGGCACGCCGCGGTCGCTCTCGGAGCGGACGTTCGTCCAGCCAGCGGTATGCTCTCCCATCACGCCATCGCTGTGCTGCGTGACGATGATGCCGTCGCTGGTCTCGCACAGGAACGACGTCGGGAAGCGCTCGAACATGGGGTAGATGGCCTTGGGCATGATGGACTCCATTTGCAGATGGCGCGTTGTTAATGATGGGAATATCTCATAGATTGGTGCGAACCGCAATGGAAAATATGCATAACGCATATATTCATCGCCGCTTATTCCCAGGCCTTGGAAAACTCCCGGTCCTTGAAAAGCGCCGCGATCCCGGTGATCTGCTTCAGCCGCAGCAACTCGTCGGGATCCATGCCCAGCTCCTTAGCAATGCGCGCGTCGTCCCAGCCGATCTCGACCATCTGAGCGACGATCTGCGACATCGGGGAGACGCCATGCTCGCCGCGTGCCCGGTTGTGCCGGATAGTGGCCGCCATACGGTCGGCAACACCGGCCTGAGCGGCGCGAATTGACACCACAGGCAGGTGGCCGTGTACCCGCTTGCGGATGCGCGCCGATTCCTTGCCGACGCGGTTTCGGTGGAACCCGTCAACCACTTCTCGGCGCTCCTCCACCGGCATGGTCACCACTGGCTGCGTGTAACCATCTGCATCAATGCTGCGCTCCAGCAGCCGCATCTCAGGCGGGGCGACCGCGTTCGGGTTGTAGGCGTTGGCATGCACCGCGTCGCCAGGCACCCACAGCACCAGATCGACCGGCTCATCGCGGAACGGGCTGACCTCGTGCAGCAGGGTGCGCACCTGGTTCAGCGCCTGGATGCGCTCAGCCAACGGCAACGCGCCGATCTCGTCGGCAAGCGCGCGGGCCCGGTCCATGAAGCTGGTGGAAAACAGGTCCATCTCAAATCTCCGCGTATCTGCGGCGCACTTCGTCCTGTCGCTCCATTTCCCGCTTGGTCTGCGAGAAGGACAGGGACTTGCACCAGTAGTCGTTCTTGATCAGCGCCTTTGCGATCCGGCGCCAGCTCGGGGCCTTGCGCTGCGCCTCCAGATTCGGGTCGGCCGTATCCGGCACATCCAGCATGCCGTGGTCGGCCCACCAGCGCAGGAACACCTCGATCTTCTTCTGGAAGTGCGAACGGGTGACGGGCGGCATGCTGTCAAGCAGGAATTGCGCGTAGCTGCGCCATGTGTGGCCCGCCGGCAGTTCCACGGTGCGGTTGCCCAGGATCGTGCCGCCGCAATACAGCGCCCCGAAATTCGCGCCGCTCACGCGGGCAACGACGCGGCCCCACGTCTCGGGCTCCAGCAGGTGGAACAGCCATAGGCCACGGCGCTGGTCATCGCCGTAGGGCTGGCAAATGCGCTGCTGGCTCAGCGGGACGCCGGCCATCTGCATCAAGTCGTAGATGCGGTTGTAGCTCCAGCCAAACCGGGCGTTGGCCGTCCAAATGTCCTCTGTCGCCCAGTCATAGATCGGGTAGGCGTTGAACAGGCCGGGTCGCACCTGCGTCGTCCACATCAGGTTATCCAACCTGGACTTCTTATCGTTCTTGAGGGTGCGGAACCGGTTCAGGCTTTCGTCGGCGCGGATGCCGACCAGACAGCATGTGCGCTGGCCGCCGGCGAACCACTCGCCAAAGGCGGGCACAAACTCCTCAAACTCCATGCCACGGCGGAAGAATGGATATGCGCTCTCGTCGCTGACGACGCCGGGCGCCGCCGGCAACTCCCGCACCCACATGTCCCGCGCACCAGGATCCCAGCACAGCCAATGCGGCTGGTGCGACGACGTCGCGTTGCGCAGGTGAATCGGCAGGCACACCCAATGGGCCCGGATTCCGGGCTGGGCCAGCATCTCAGCTACATGGTCCATGGTGGACCGGTATTGCGCCTCAAGGTCAACAACCAGCACGTCCAACGGCAGCCGGCCGCGCTCGCGCGCCACCTTAAGGGCCAGATGCAGCATCACCGACGAATCCTTGCCGCCACTGAACGACAGATAGACCCGCTCGAAACGGTCGAACACGACCCGCAGCCTTTCCAGCGCTGCCTCGTAGACGTTCATAGGCAATTCACGCTTGCTCATATTGTCCCCATGAATTGCTTTAGCATGGCCTCGGCCTTGCGTTTCGACTTCTCGGCCCGGATCACCGCTAGTTGGTCGCGGAACGTCTTGGCCGCGTCCTGCTTGTTGCCCAGGCAGCGCTGTATCATCCCCTCGATGCTGTCGCGGGCGACAAGGTCGATATGGGCGACGCTGTGCTTCTGCGTCGGTGCCTGAGTGCGGGCCTCGCACTGCCGGCGGTCGCGGCCCTTGAACGTGGTCGAATAGTGGATGTGATAGTTGGCCGCCGACAGGTCGAGCGCCCGCGCCGCCGTGGCTTGGTTCAGCACCAGCCAGCGGAACCCGCCGGCCTGGAACCGCTGGCGACGCTCGGTGCGATCCGCATCGCCGACGCGGCCATCATAGGTCTCGACGGCATCGGCCCCGAACCTGGCCCGCAGCGTCGCGGCGGCAGTGTCGACGCAGCCGGCATACTTGCACCAGACCAGCACCTGGCGGTCTGGCTCTATGCGCTCCGCAACGCGCAACAGCAGTTGAGCACGAGGGTTCGTCTCAATGTCGTCAAACAGAGATGCTCCAGGCTCAAGCGTGTCGTTATCCATCTGGACGATGCTGCGCCAGTTCCACATGAACCCGCAGGCGATGCGCTGCAGGGCGCTGAACAGGCGATAGATCGTCGCGTCGCCCCAATCAAAAGCCTCAACGTGGCATAGTATTCGCTTCTTCGCTTCCTCGTAGATAGTGCGCTGCCAATTCGTCATACTGAAGTGCTCTTCCGACCACGTCTCCTTTGGCAGGTCGAAGCATTCTTCGCGGCGCACCTGGAACACGTATGGAGCAATCTTTGCCGTGATGACGCCAATGTTCTTTCGGTGCGTCACCCGGCGCCGGCGGCCCGGCTCGTCGCTGAACTCCAAGTGGCGCACAGCGAATTGCCGATATGACCAATAGCCAAGGATCTTCGGCGACAGCCATGTGATCGGGGCGTACAGGTCTTCGATGCCGTTCCCGATGGGCGTGCCATCCAAAATTAGGCGATATGGCATCTTCTCAGCCATTTGCATCAGGCGGCGCGTGCGGATGGCTCTGTGATTGGCGCACATGCCGGCTTCATCGACGATCACAAAAGCGCCGTTGGTAAGCTCTCGGCATACCTGGAAAATGCGAAGGCTTGAGCTCAACCCCTCCAGGCCGACGATGTACCATGTCGCCTCCGGTATCGTCCCTGGCTTGGTCTTGTCACCCATGACATGCACGCTGCTGCCGGGCAGGTGCTTCTCAACCTCCTCAGCAATAGTCTCCATGCTGTCTGTCGGGCAGAACCAGACAACGCGCTTGGCCCGCCCGGTCATCAGCCTGGGGACGGCCAGCTCCATGGCTGTGCGGCTCTTGCCCGTGCGCATGTCCATGAACAGCGCGCCGACCTTGATTCGGGACAGCTTCTCAACCGCCCGACGCTGGTGATCCATCAGCGGGAACATCGTCGAGAAGGTCGGGGTGGATATCGACATTGTCTGGTATCTCGACCTGAAGATGCTCGTGCATCAGTCGTTCGGGGATGGCGACGCCGAACCGCTCGGCCAGCCAGGGAAGATCGGAGGAGGCGGGACTGTGCGCGCCGGCCCAGACGAAGCGTTCCCTGTCGTCCAGCACCTCCACCACCGCATAGACGGCATAATCGCGGCTCGAATAGCCATTGCGGGTGAACTGGAACAACTCGACCAGTTTCGTGTGCTGCTTTGGCGACATCCAGTAGCGGGTGATGGGCCGGTCCATATGTTCGATCGGCACCAATACCCGCTGGTTCTTGCTGTTGCCCCTGGCATCGTGGATGCAGTGGCAGTAGCGCAACTCCATAGCCATGGCGGCGCCCGCCGTGTCAGCGAATAGCGACCAGACCGCCGGGGTTCAGCTTTTGGAAGGGCAGCATCCAGCCGTGGTTCTCGCCCAGGAAGACGAACCCAGTGGCCGACGCCATATCCAGCGCCGCGTCGTCGCTGACTTCCTCCGGCACGCCGGTCAGGGCCAGCCGAATGTTGTGGCAGTCGCCATTCGGTCCCAGACGTTCCGGCGCCTTGGTCATCTTCTGCATCACCGTGGAGTTGCTGGCCATAGTCACGTAGATCGTGCGGGCGTTCATGGCAATTCTCGCTTGCTTTTGCGCATTGCCGCGGCCATGCGGCGTTTTTTACGCAGGTTGTCGTGATAGCGTCTTTTTCCGGTGGCATGAGCCTTTCCGCCCTTACCCTTGCGGCGACGCATCTTGGCCGCCATTATCTGTTCCGGGCCGCCGTCTTCCGCCGGCGCCCTGGCTGGAAACTCTGGCATATTCCGCCAGTCGTATCGGCGACGGTCCCGCATCAGGCGGCTACCAGCATTTCGTACGGCCGGACCTCCAGAGCCCGGTATGTCGAGTGCGACACGTCGCAGCCGGCATCGACGGCAGCCTTACGGGCCTCGCGCACCAGGTCCCGCAGCTTGGTCATTTCAGCGACGGCATCCTGATAAGCGTCGGCATCGCGGCGGGATCCGTTGAAGCTGAACTGCGTCAACCAACCACCGTTCTTGTCCTCCACCAGATAGGTGTACAGGTCGCGCACGGCCTGATAGATGCGGCCGGCATCAGACGCCGCAGCGCAACGAGCGATGCGACGTAGCAGGCCGGAGTCCTCACCGCCGATCTTGGCGGAAATCTCGATGGCGGACAGGTTCATATTGAAGTTGGCCATGTTGGCAATTCCCATTTGCAGATGGTGTCGGCGATGATCACCGCTCATGGGAAGATAATGACAATTTCCCATTGCTGCGTCAAGAGGAAAAATATGCAATGTGCATATAAATTTCTGGGGAAAATCGGCGGTTTTTGACTGGCCAGATTTTGGTGATTCTCGCGGCGAAATCGGGGCAAAAAGTGGGATTTTTCAGCCAATTGCAGGAAGTCATACTAATAAGAAATGTTGCGTGAATTCAATGCGTTAATTGTATTTTTATGCCGCGACATACTCTGTCGTCACAGCCACAGAGGTCTGTGGGTTTTTCACAGAGAATCACAGTGACCGATCTGGGGCCGAAAAGTGCGTTGTTTCTTGCCGTTTCCGAAAACGGAGACGCATAGAAACTATGAGGCGTACTAATAAGAAAGTATGAGGCATTTCAGGAGTTTGCGGAGATTTTGGATTTTGAACGGCGACTAAGAGACAAGACAGAGAGATAGATAATAGATTCCTCACTACGTTCGGAATCCCTCCCAAGAAGATTCTATTCCGCTTCGCTCCATAGAATCTCCCAAGGGTTCCGTCCGCGATTTTCGGTTTCGAGTGTCGGCCGGGCCGAGAGCGCAGCGCGTCGTTCAGCATCAGCGCAAACCAATGCTGGCATCACGGTCAGGAAGCAGGTATCTGGGAATGACAAGGCCCGGCGTCGCTGGAACGACAACCGGGCCTCTGACCAACCGACGCATGAGACTGCGTGATGGCTGCCCGAACCATGAAGAAAAAATCCCCCTATCGCAAGCCGCTTCCCACCCAGGAGCGGTTGAGCGAACTGCTGCGCTATGAGCCGGACACTGGTCGGTTTTTCTGGAAGGTCGATAGGCGGCAGTTTGCCAAGGCTGGCGACATCGCCGGCGGCCTCGATGCGAACGGGTATTGGGCTATCTGCGTCGATGGCGAGCTGTATCGCGCCCACCGCCTGGCCTTCGTGATCATGACCGGGGAATGCCCGGTGGAGATCAGGCATCGGGACGGAGACAGGTCGGACAATCGCTGGGAGAACCTGAGGAGGGCGAGCAACGGCGCCGGCCTTCGCAGCGACAACACCTCCGGTCACCGCGGCATTACCTGGAGCAAGCGGCGCCGCGTCTGGTGCGTGAAGATCCAAACCAAAGGTCAGGTCCACAACGTCGGGTCATTCGCTCGGCCCGAGCACGCCATTGCGGCCTACCGCGAAGCCGCTGAGAAGCACTTCGGCCCGTTTGCGGCTCACCTGAACGACGATGGGCTGGACGTCAGTGCACTGGCTGACCAGATGGCCGAGAAGGCGTACTCGCGCAAACGCCGCCCCATCGTCTCCCCGTAAAATCGACGCAGACCCCGAAAATTTTGGCGCTGGTGAGTTCGAGGGCCTGAGAGTGCCACCCTGGTAGCTCAAAGACTGTCAAAGCCACTCCACGGTCAAAAAATCGAGGTCGTGCGAAATCGGGGATGAGGGTTTCTCTGGGCGAGGATGGAAAATAATCATGGTCAATGGCGGGGGCTTGGGGTAAATCTCGAATCGGCTCTCTGGGGGAGCCGGTGCGCGGGCAGGGAATGGTTTTCTGAACCGCATAAAAATCATCATGGGGTTTTCGCATGAAGGGTGAAAAGCCGAAGCGGCTCAGGGGGCGGCCTCAGTTTGAACCTACAGATCAGCAGCGGGCCATGGTTCGTGCCAGTGTCGCCTATGGCATCCCGCATGACGATATCGCCGCGACCATCGGGAACGGCATCGGCAAGGCAACGCTGCACAAGCACTTTAAGACCGAGTTGGAGCGCGGACGCGCTGACTTCGTTCGCAGCGCCGGCAGCCGGCTTTTCGAGATCATGAACCAGCGAGAGAATCTGGCGGCAGCGACAACGGCGGCCATCTTCTTCCTCAAGACCCGTGGCGGGTGGAGCGAAAAACAGTCTGTCGAGCTGAGCGGGCCGGAGGGTGGCCCGATCCAGACGAGCGGCGTTCTGGCTGTTCCTGGCGTCACGGATATGGCCGCATGGTCGAAGCTGGCCACGGGCAGCGGCGCACCGAGCATCGTTGATGACACGCCTGACGGCGAAGCGAAGGGCGAATGATGAATGTCTGCGGCGGCCCGAAAAATTGCAGAGCCGATTGCATGGGCGCCGCAAGAGGGTGCGCAGGTTTCGTTTCTGACGTGCCCGATATTCGAGGTTTTGCTTGAAGGCAATCGGGGCGGCGGAAAGACCGATGCGCTACTGATGGACTTCGCCCAACATGTCGGCCTTGGCTATGGCGCGGCATGGCGCGGCATCCTGTTCCGCCGGGAATACAAGGAGCTTGGCGATGTGGTTGCCAAGTCCAAGAAGTGGTTCCGGTTGATCTTCCCAACGGCGCGGTTTCTTGAAAGTCAGGCCGACTACAAATGGCGTTGGCCTACTGGCGAGGAGCTGCTGTTCAGGACTGCCAAGCGGCTTGACGACTACTGGTCATATCACGGCCACGAATACCCATGGATTGGCTGGGAAGAACTCACGAATTGGGGTTCGCCGGACCTCTACGAGCAGATGAAGTCTGTATGCCGCTCCTCATCGGCCAAGGTGCCGAGGAAGTATCGCGCAACGACTAATCCGTTTGGGCCTGGGCATTCGTGGGTGAAGAAGCGATTCATTGATCCGGGGCCGGCAGGCTGCATCATTCGAGATAAGCAGGGGAACCTTCGCACCAGGGTTCACAGCGATCTGAACCAAAACAGGGTTCTTCTCAGCGCCGACCCGAACTACCGCTCCAACATCGCCGCCAACAGCAACGAGGCGCAGCGCAAGGCGTGGCTTGAAGGGTCATGGGACATCGTGTCCGGCGGCATGTTCACGGACATCTGGGACCGTGCCGTGCATGTGCTGCCGCGCTTCCAGGTTCCGTCTTCGTGGCGCATCGATCGGTCTTTCGACTGGGGTTCTTCTTCTCCGTTTGCGGTCATCTGGTGGGCTGAAAGCGATGGCACCGATCTGAAAATGCCGAACGGCCAGACAATGCGAACCGTCCGTGGCGACCTATTCGCCATTCACGAGTGGTACGGCTGGAACGGCAAGCCCAACGAAGGCCTTCGATTGCTGGCAACTGAGGTCGCCAAGGGCATCCTGAAGCGCGAACAGGAAATGGGGCTGCTTGGTCGGGTGAAGGCCGGGCCGGCTGACAACCAGATTTACCAGCGCATGAATGGCATGTGCCTTGCCGACGACATGAAGGCCGCTGGCGTGACCTGGATTGAATCCGACAAGTCGCCCGGCTCCCGCGCGTCTGGCTGGGAAGCAATGCGAATCAGGTTGGCGCAATCCAAGCCAGAAAAGCCGGGACTGCCACGGGAACGGCCCGGCATGTTCCTTTGCGACACCTGTCGTCACGGCATCAACCAAATCAGCACCACGGCCCTGCATGAAACCAAGCAGGATGAAATCCACGAGACTGCTGAAGACCACTGGCTTGATGCGGCCAGGTATCGAATTTTTCGCCGCCGGAGCACTGCCGGCAATATGCAGATCAAAGGGCTCTGACCATGCCATTGGAAACCGTACATCCAGACTACGCCGCGCATTTCCGCCAATGGCAGCGCATCAGGGACTGCATAGCCGGCGAAGACGCCGTGAAGGCGGCCAAGGAGCGATATCTGCCGCGGCCATCCGGCATGGACGATCCGATGTTCGACGCCTATGTCGAGCGGGCCTGCTTCTTCGGGGCCACGCGCCGCACGGTGCAGGGCCTGCACGGTGCCATGTTCCGCAAGGCGCCAGAGGCAACGCTGCCGGCCGGCGAGCGCTACGCCGCCCTGGTCGACAACATCGACCTGCAGGGCACGCCGCTGGACGTGTTCGCGTCGACGCTGTGCTGGGAACTGCTGGCCATGGGCCGGGTCGGAATTCTCACCGACATGACGGCGGCAGGTGATCCCTACCTGATCATGTACATCGCGGAGAACATCACCAACTGGCGGGAGGCCGACGTCGGCAACGTCCCAGTGCCGGACCAGTTCATCCTCATGGAGACCTACACGATCCCGGCGCTCGACGGCTTCGGCAGCGAGATCAAGAAGCGATATCGCGTCCTGGAGCTTGACGAAAACGGCCTGTATCGCCAGCGCATCTTTCAGCGGCCCGACCAGGGCGGTGAGTGGGTCGTGACGGTGGTTGAGCCGAAAGTTCGCGGCAATCGCCTGAACACGATTCCGTTCAGCGTCCTTTCCCCGACGCAATTGCAGCTTGCCATCGAGACCAGCCCCATCAAGGAGTTGGTCGACATGAACGTCAGCCACTATCGCACGTCGGCTGACTTGGAACACGGCGCGCACTGGACGGCAACTCCGACGCCGTGGGTTTCTGGTCCATTCTCGGACGTACCGCCAGCCCTGAGTGTTGGATCAATGGCGGCATTGGTGCTGCCTGAAGGCTCCCAGGTCGGCATGCTAACCCTGAAGGGAGACGACCTGGGCGCGCTGTTCAAGCAGCTCGAACAGAAGCAGGCCAAGATGGCGCAGCTCGGCGCCCGCCTGCTGGAAGACCAGAAACGCGCCGCCGAGACCGCGGAATCGAAGCGCCTGCAATACAGTGGCGAAAACTCCGTGCTGGCCACCATCGCCAACACCGCGAGCCGGGCCCTGACCCGCAACATCGGCTGGGCGGTGGAATGGCTGGGCGGCAACCCGGCGGACGTCGCTATCCAGGTCAATACCGACTTCTTCGACGCAACCATCGACCCGACGCTGCTGTCTTCCATGCTCGCGGCGGTGCAGGGCGGCTACATGAGCACCGACACCTTCATTTGGAACCTGATCAAGGGCGAACTGACCCCGCCGGGCAGGACGGTGGAGGAGGAGAAGGAGTTGATCGAGATGCAGGGGCCGTCGTTTACACCGAACGTCGATCCCCCGCCGGCCGACGCCGACGCTGAAACGCAGCAGGTGGCGTGATGGAGGCGGCGACGGAAGCGCCAGACATCTCCGGCTTCGGTTGGTGGCCGGGCGGGTATCTGCATCGGCATTGCTCGGACTGCGACAAGGAGTTCATGGGCGGAAAGCGCGCCGTGCGGTGCCAGGACTGCGCCACGGCGGCCATGCAACGCTGGAGCGACAAGAGGCAAGCCAGGCCCGCGCAGCCCACGGAGACGGCTCTGGAGCGCATCCGGCGCAAGGTGGCGGGCCGAACCGACCTGCACGACCGGGACAGCGCGGGCGCCATCGGGATCAAGATGGGCGACCTGCGGGCGCTCTTGACGGAGATTGAACAATGACCACCGAACCCAACAAAATCCGCGTGTCCGTCGACAAGGACGATCCTGGCTATAGCCCGTTCGCGGTGTATTGCCCCGCATCTCTGGATGGGATGGAGCAGAAGCGGTGCATCACCGCTGACGAGGCTGCCGGCACCATTCGCCGCTATGTAACCGACGAGGACGGCAAGCCGGTGGTGGAGAACGACCACTTCGTGGCCGAGACCGTCACCGGCACCGTCGTCATCACGCTCCGCGAGAACGTCCCCAGCGTCGTCAAGGAGTGGTGGGCCAAGGTGCGGGGCATCTGACCAACATCAACCGTCAACATCGCATCAGGAGAAAGCCAATGACTACCAAGACCATGACCATCGGAATCAAGATCGACACCGCCGGCTTCAAGCTGCCGTTCCTGGCAACGGCCTGCCTCTACGGCGCGGCCGTGCTCAACTGGATCGGCTTCAAGCGCATCACGTCCAGCAACGCCGCTGAATGGGCGGTGCGCCGCTTCCTGAAGGTCGACATCAAGAGCGATGGCGACCGCATGACCGCTCGGTTCGTGAAGCGCCCGCTGTTCCGGAAGGCTGCATGACGGCCCCGATCTCCATCATCGTCGCCGTCGGCCGCAACGGCATCATCGGAACCGGCAACCGCCTGCCCTGGCCCCGCATCCAGGCCGACATGGACTGGTTTCGCCGGCACACGCTCTCCACGCCCGGCCAGCCCGTCATCATGGGTCGCCGCACATGGGAGAGCCTGGGCGGGAAGGGGCTGCCTGACCGGTTCAACATCGTCGTTTCGCGCACCCTGAGTCGCGACAGCCATGCCAACACCATCGTCTGTCGGACCATCAAGGACGCCCGCTGGGCGGCGCTGGACACGGCCAGACGGATTGGCGCGACTGGTGAGGCCTTCGTCATCGGCGGGGCCGAAATCTACCGGGCGTTCCTGCCGCTGGTGCAGACCATCTATTTGACCGAAGTGGACGCGGAGCCGGCCGGTGACGCGCGGTTCGACTTTGACCGGGCAGGGTGGCGCGAGACGGTCGCTGAACAGCACGCGGCCGCCGGCGGGGCGCCTGCGTGCATCATGAAAGTGCTGGAGAGGGTTTGATTGGCGCCGCTTCCTCTTTGCCTATCTGCTGCGCCAATCGCATCCCGCTGAGGAACACCGTGGCGATGCACTGCTGAAACGGCAGACCGCCATTGGCCGCGTGGTTGAAGGCGTCCATGCTGAGGTTGGCCAGAATCTCCCGCGTCTCTGCATCAAACTGCACCGCGGTCAAACCGCCCGGCACCATGCCTGCGTCGATGCGGCACCGGCTGGCTTGGGGCTCAAGGTGCTCTGGTTTCATGTCACGCCTTCAAGTTCAGCCATCATACCAACCACGCGGGAGCGGGCCTGCCTAAAGACCAGGGCGTCGGTAAAGAATTCCGCTTCCGCCTCCAGCTCCGTCAGGAGAATGGCGATGTCGTAAAGCTGGTCCATGATCGTGCCCATCATTCACCGCCTGATCCAAATCAGAAACCGCTGCCAGAACCTGGAGAGCGGGCCTTGCCCTTGCATCTCTACCCGCAGCGCCGAATTCTCGCGCCGCGGCGCTTCCGGATTCTTGATGCCGATGCTTTCTCCGATTTCCCACGACACCGATGTTTGGCCGCTGGCAATCATGCCACCCATCGGATGCTGCATCAGGACGCTATAGTTGATGGTGTCTGGGATCGTGTATCGCCGCAGGCCCGGCATGCGCCACTCTCTGATCGTTCCATCGGAGGATACCACCCTTATCGGCCCCTCATTGTCGGGAACAATCCTGACGCCAATCTTGCTTACTTCAATGGTGATCGTGCCCAGGAAAGGGCCTTTGGCGCTAGTCATCACTTCCCCCTATAGGCCGCGCGGACGGCGTTGGCGAGGCGCAGCAGCCGGAAGAAGCGGCTATTGGGCATCTTGACTGCCTGCGGCCAATGGCGCGCTTCGAACGGCCAAACCCCGGCATCTGAGCCGCGCCCACTGTCGATTGATACGACCTTCCTCAGCGTCTTGGCCCTTTTCACGTGGCTGCGGCGGCTCATATCGACCTCCATTCGCATACCGGGTCAGATGCGACGCCTTCGGCGTTTTCCGCCCAGCACATCCCGTCGGTCCAGCAATCTGGCGGCCTGTTGCACTGGTCCTCAACGGCCACCCGCGCCCAATCGCAGTCATCAAAGCCAGGGTTGATGCGCTTTGCCAGGAAAGAATGACCGCCGGCCGTGGTGACCATGACGGCGATGCCCATCGGGGGGAGGAAGGCGCGTTTGATCCGACGGAGTTTGCTCTGGCGGCTCATTGGCCACCTCGCGCTCGCGCAAGCACTTCACGCGCCTTTTCCATGGCCGCAAGCCGCGCATCGTCTCGCCCCTGATTACCATCTCCATCATCAATGATCTGCAACAATCCGTCTAATGCCTCATATAGGCATGGTGCCGCCGCAATCAGATAAGCGTCAGGCGCATCTACCCCACGGATATCGTACCGGTAGACGCTGCCATCCGCTTTTGCCTGATCCATGCCGCGAACGCTTTTTTCACCGACCTCAAACATCAGGAGGTCTTTTGCATTTACCATCCTGTCATGCGGCTGGAAAACCGGCTGCGCCCCGGTCATTCCCCATCGGCGGAACTTCATCACATACCGTCGGCCCCCGTGCCTTGTCGCCAGATACAGCGTGTTGCTTTGCGCATTGCCGAACCACTCCCACGGCCCGCGTGTAAATTCCGGTTCGCTCATCACGCACCCCCCTTTCCCAGCTTGGCGATTGCGGCGCGGGCGCGGCGAAAATCGCTGGGTCCAAACCAATCAACGATGCGGGTGTGGCTCATAGGGCCGGTCCATCCATCATCATCGACGTTGTTGGTTCCATACTCGGCAAACGGTTCCAGCGCCTCCCGCATCTCCCGGACCACGTTGAGCTGGGGGACGGGCGCGATCCAGTCCAGCTTGTCCTTGTCCTGCGCAATCTCGCTTCCGGCAATCCAGACATCGCCGCGATTGTCAATTTCCGCTGTATTGGGGCCGTTGACGTCCTGAAACCAATACAGCCCCGGCTCCGTGGGCACAAAACGGTCGGTCATGATGCTTCCCCTTGCAAATGGACGGATACCCAGATCGGGCCAATGTTGAGCACGCGGAACCATCCGCTATGTCGCTCGCTGAACAGCACGATTGGGGCCTGTCGCTGCACCCGCGCCTTGATCAGCAGGCGGCCAATACGGACGGTCACGCCCCAGCGCCATGGCCGGATTAGAAACATCGGACGGGCGTAGGTCATGATGCTTCTCCGTTCGGAAGAGCGCGAATACGGTCAATTGTGGGCTGCACAGCCTCAGCACAGCCATCCCATTTGGCGTCATAGCGGTTGGCATGGCGGGCGTTGACTTGGTACGCGACCAAATCTTTTTCGGCCTCCAAGAGAGCCTCCCGCATCTCCGCGTTCTCGCGGATCAGTTCGGCCATCCTACCGGGCGTCAGGTCGGCGGTCGGGACGCCAGCGCAGGCCAAATGCGCGGCGGCGGCTTCCTCCATCCATTCTGAAAGCTGTTCCCTGTCCATAATCACCCCTCCCCGGCCTGGGCCGGCTTGTCATCAGTCTCAGCAGCTCCGCGCATAGCGAAATAGGCCAGCGGAACCGGCAGCCCAACAATGCCTGCCACAAACGCTCCAAGCCCCATCCATCGGGCTATGTGTTCGTGACCCAAAGCCAGCGCAAACAGCAGGCAGATGGCCAGCGATGCCGAAATTCCACCGATTACAAGGCTCCAGATCAATCGCATCATCTCCCTCCATCAGAACGGGCGGGCGTATCGCACGCCGGCCAATTGCTCCATTTCCAGACGCCGCACGTCCGATGCGGCAGCGGTGGTGTCCTGACCGTGCCATTCGGCATCGCGAAGCCGCTGGCGCGCCTCCCGCAACGCGTCTTCTATGAGCGGCCATGACAGGTGGGCGCGGTTCATCGTTGCTGTTGCCCGCGCCACGTCGTGCTTGTGCTTGGACAGCGCACGGGCAAAGCGCGGCGTGCCCGGCTCGCCCCACGGCACCGGGATAGCCATCAGCCGCTCAACGGCCTCCACAGCTTCACGACGGCTGTAATAGACCGCATCGCGCCGCACCACCTTGCCGGTGGCGCGGATTGTCACGATCCAGGTGCGGCGGTGCGGGCTTATCTTCAGGTCCGCGCTGGGGCTATCGGCAAACGGCTGAACGAAGCGGACGCGCATTGTGCCCGGCGCCCGCTTGGGGCGCACGTTTGGCACGATGGACCATGACGTGTTCCAGCCGATGTCGATCATTCCGCCTCCACGTAGCCATAAGCCACGATCCGTTGCCCAGCCAGCAGGTCGGCAATCGACTGAAGTTCGCCGCTAGACAGCGCCTCCGTGATTACGGAAAACTGTTCTTGCTGGCGGCCGGCGCGCAGGTATTCCACGGCAATTTCGCGCTTTTCATCATCGTTAAGATCAAGATCGTTCAAGCTAAAATCCGAAATTAGCTTTGCCATCATCCCCTCCTGCGGCGCGCCGCTGTTGATAATGAAAATATCTCATAAAACACCGCGCACCGCAACGGCAATTATATGCAATCTGCATATTTCAGAACGGCATGTCGGACTCGTGGATTTCCACGCCGTTAAACGCGGAGTCCAGGCCGTTGGGCCGGCCAACACCGCGCGGTCCGGTGGGCTTGTGATCGTCGTAAGCGCCTTCCATGAGCTTCACGAAGCTGGATTGCTGGCATAGGAAATCGAGGTTGGCCCGCCACTCGGTTTTCAGCCCGCGGCAGAACGAGCTGGCCTCCACCTTCTCCAGGGCGCACCGCCAGCCATCCAGGCCGCCGCACTCGCTCAGACGCTTGCGCAGGGCTATCCGGCGGGCCGGTGTTATCTTCTGCGCCTTGGCCAGTCCGCAACGCTCCGCGGTGGCGTTGTAGAGGCGCACGGCTTCTTCGACTGGATCTTCGCCCGGTTCGATCAACTGGCCGGTGGGTGTCAGGTCGAGCGGCGGATGGTCGCCACCATGTCCACTGGACGTCCGCTGGATATCCTCGGGACGCGATTCTGACGCCTCGTGGCGCGATTCTGACGAGAGAGCATTTATGCTCTCTGATTCATGTTGGTTGTTAGTTGGTGGTTGGTAGTTGTTAGTTAGCTTAAGCGACCCTTCAAGCTCTGCTTGAGCGTTCGCTTTACCGGACGCTTGATCATCGCTTAAGCGATCGCTTGACGAATTGTCCTTATCAGTCAGCGACTTACGAGATTGCGTCTTTTTTCCGCCAGCGCGACCAGCGGCTTTTGCCTTTTCAATTCGGCTGGAAGCGCGATTCAATTCCGCCTCACATCTTTCGTTCGTGAGACGTCCGCGCACGCGCTTTATCTTCCCGCGCTGCTCCAGGTCGGAGAGAATGGGCACCAACTCATCGACCGTCATTCGGCATTCGTGCGCAAGGTCTTCATCGCTGTAATCCAGCGGCCGGCCCTCGCTATAGATCAGGGCGCAGATCGTGATGTAGACGCCGCGTGCCGCTGCGCTCAGGCGCTTGGTGCCGGCCAGCCATTCATCTGGATAAAAATCAATCCGGCGGATTTTGCTCATGATGACTCCTATGCGGAGCCTGATGGCCATGCTGTCGCCCTTGGCCTCACCGCAGGGTGAGGGCGGGAGTACGCCCTAAATTCGGTGGCTCTTTCGAGCGAGCGACAGCATGACGATCAGGCTCCTATACCTACCCTGTCCCGAGGCCAATCGGGCAGTAACAGGATAGCCAAAGCCGCGCCGCATAACAATATCTGCTCATGATCGCCATGAGCGAAAACCATGAATCGCGTTGTGGGGATGCCGCTTCTGCGGTACAAAGAAAAAGGCCCACCCGGATTGCCGTCCAGGTGGGCCAACTGGATCGAAGGAGTCAGCTTCGTGACCCAGCGCAGACATGATGGATTTACTCCATGCCGTGTCCAGCCGCAAACGAATTTTGCTCGTTCGACTCCTGAACCGCAGACCCGGAGTCCATGTCATGAGCCTCAACATCGCCATCACCCAGCGCCAGGTCGGCGCCGAAACCGTCCAGACCGTCAACGCGCGCGACTTGCATGCGTTTCTGCAAGTGCAGTCCGCATTCAAGGACTGGATCGCCCGCCGCATCGCCGACTATGGTTTCCAGGATGGGCGGGACTTTTGCTCATTTCTGAGCGAAAGCCAGGGCGGCCGCCCGGCCAAGGAATACGCGATCACCATCGACATGGCCAAGGAACTGTCGATGGTCGAGCGCAACGAGCGCGGCAAGCAGGCGCGTCAGTACTTCATCGAGTGCGAGCGCCGAGCCAAGGCCGCGCCGCAGATCGACCCGCTTCAGATGCTCAATGACCCTGCGGCCATGCGTGGCCTGCTGCTGAGCTACACCGAGAAGGTCATCGCTCTCCAGGGGCAGGTCGCCGCGATGCAGCCGACCGTTGAAGCCTATGACCGCATCGCCAAGGCCAAGGAAGGCGCCTGCTCCATCACTCAGGCGGCGAAGGACTTGCAGATGCAGCCGAGCAAGCTGTTCACCTGGCTTGAGGCCAATCGGTGGATCTACAAGCGCTCCAACAATTCGCGCTGGACGGCGTTTCAGGACAAAATCCAGAACGGGTTCCTTGAGCACAAGGTCACTGAGGTGAACCTGCGTGACGGTGACACGAAGATCGTCTCTGACGTGCATGTCACGCCGAAGGGGCTGGCCCGGCTTGGTCTGGCCATGGGCATCAAGCTGTCCGCTGTCTCTGGGGGTGCCTCATGAAAGAAGAAGCATGGATCGACCTTCTCCCGCCGGCGGGCAGGGAATGGCGCGAAGCTTATGACCGCATCAAGGCGGCCATGGATACCGCTGCCGGTTCTGGGATCGATTCCGACATTGTCGCGGATGCCGCCATGGCAGCGTTGGTGGGCTTTCTGGTCGATCAACATCACCTGGAGTCCGAGGTGGTGCGTCGCATTGAGGTTCTGCTGTCCGAATATCAGGAACTGCAGGGGCAGGGCGGGTTCGGCGGCGTGATAGATGAAGACGTCTGACATGTCAGAAGACGACACAAATATCCGCATCCGGGCGGCGATTGCAAGCTACACCGCAGCGGCAACAGCCTCACCAGAAGCGGCGCGGGCCACGCTGGTGCGCGAGGGGATCTATCTGGAGGACGGCCGGCTGGCGCCGGAATATGGCGGACCTGAGCGGTCTTCCTGACCCACATTCCCGCATTACGGCGGCCATCTCTTTCCAGCGATGGATACGGGGCCGTTTTCCATTTCAGCCAGTTACCACCGCCCGGCTCGCCCCAACTCCCGCCACTTGGGCCGGAACTCCTCTGTGACACGGCAGTGGGCCGACCAATCGCCAGCGCACGCTTTCAGCGCCGCAGCCTCCTCTTGGGCCAGCAAGGCAATGCGGCCCGCCTTGGTGATTTCCAACTCAGTGGAGACCGCATAGCCTCTGGTCACGAACTGACCGTCGGGTCCGATGGTGATCCCCGCTGCGGCCTGGCATGCGTCGCGCAGCTCTGCCCATGACCGATGTCCGACGCTGGTGATCTCGTTCCCATGCGGACCCGTCAGCACAATCAGCGCCGCGTGCGCGGGCTGTTCCAGGGCATCGCCAGAAACCAATGTGGACAATTGCATCAGAAACTTCGCCAGCCGGGCGCGCGGGGTCTCCTGGGGTCGGCGGAAGTTGATGGCCACCACGTTGCTGCAGGTGACCGCCGGCGGCCGATCCAGATCGAGCTCGTCAGCCTGCACCGCTGGTGCGACCAATTGATGATCCAGCAGGGCGCGCATCGTCGGCTTCTTCACGCTGATTGGCACAGGGCCGAATGGGGACGTCCAGTGGCAACTCCAGCCGCAGTTCCAGACGCCCTTGCCGCCGTTTCTCAGGGAAAGCCTTCCGGGGCCATTTTTGGGGTCGCTGGGATTTATCTCCCGCATCGCCCACAGGATCGCTGCTTGGGCATCTGTAATCCGCTGCGGCTTGTAGAAGGGGCGCTCGGTGATATCGGCACGGTCAATGGTTACACCCATGTCGTCACCATTTCGGCCTTGTGATCTCGTTGCACCAGGCGATGGAGGTGCATGGCTTCTTGTCGGTCGGCACCATCTGGCGGCAGTGCGGGCACTCGACCTGGGTGGGCTCCGCCGGCGCTGGCGTTCCCAAGTTGATGGGGTAGGGAGGGGTTGGAAAGGCCGCGATGGGCTCGTCCAGCACCGACAGCTTTACCGACGCCACCTGACCGGCCGGCGGGCGCTGAATGCCACCACACAGCCCGCCGTCTTGCATCTCCGCGTAGGCCGCATCGAATGGCCGTTCCAGATCGTCAGCCATCGCCTTCCTCCTCGTCTTCAAAGTCGCCCATGCAGCCGTCGTTGTCCTCCAGCTTGATGGTCAACGGGTCGCCTTCGTCACCAGCCAACACCAGCCGATCAGCCCATTCGTGCGCGCTGAAACCAGCTTCCCATCCGGGCCGGTGGTTGTCGTCCATCGCGTAGTGGTGCCCCTCGTCAAAGCCGACCGCCGCCAGTTCGCGCCGCACGTCCTCTAACCAACTCGGGAATCCGGGGTCTGCCATTTCACTCTCCTCATCAACGCTCGCGCACTGGTCATGGTGCGGCCGCGCAGGCCAGCCTCAATCCGTGCCTCAAATGCCATCTGGTTCAACCTTTGGAACGTCTCCGACCAATCGTCATCACCGCAGCATGTGCAGGTGAATGTCCTTCTGAACGTCGTCGGCAGATCATGCGGCCGGAACGACGGATCCGAATCGGGAAGGGGCGGCGACACGATGCGCAGATCGGTGACGTCTGACACCGGCTCCACGCCCACGAACAATCGGCCCTTCATCGGCAGCATCTTCGTCCTCCACATCGACAATCTCGTACATGGTCCGACTGCGGCCCCTGGCCCGCAGCACGCGCAAGCGCACTGACCAGCCGCATTGCACCAGGTCATGCACAAGCTGGTTAATGGCCCTGGAAATGCACTGCTCAGCATCGACAGGCTCGTTGTCGTCGTAAACAGCCGATATCAGCTCGTCGATCGACACAGCCCGGCCGCGGCACTGGCACATCTTGCGCCAGATGGCCGCCTTCACGCGCCTGATGCGGCCGTTGTCGGAATACCGCGCCATCACCGCACATCCATCGGGCAGTCGCAGAACGGACAATGGATCCGCTTCAGGCACGTCTCCTCGTCGTCGCCGCAGACTTTGCATCGCGGGCCGCCCAGCAGCCGCTTGTGGAAGATCAACAGCAGCACGACCGATATCAGACCGGCCCAGCCCATCCAGCCCATGACTTCCTCCTCATTGCAGGTATTGCGACTCGCCGTCGTCCTCAAAGGCGCCAGCGTCGTCCAGTTCTTCAGTGTGGTCGGCCAGATCGCGCTTGATGGCTTCGTCCAGTATGGCGTCAAACGCGGGCCCAAGGCGGGTTTCATCAAAGCATTCGGGTTCATCGGCGCTGGTCATACTTCCTCTCCCATTCTTCAATGGCAGTGCGCATGTCGCCGCCAACTGCCCGCCAGTCTCCCCGCAGAGCCCTGGCATCGTCGCGGAAATCACCCAGGCGCGGCGGCCTATTATCGTGTGATGGCCACCAGTTGAAGGCGGCAGCGAACCCCCGCAGGAAGTCCAGCAGTGCGCGCTTCATGATGCACCAGCATGCGCAAGCCTGAATTGCCGAACCTCTTTCGGTGGCGGGTCGGCGCAGGCCATGGCGTAGAGGCAAATCACATCAATCGTGATTTTCAGGTCAGGCCAGCCAAGGCTCTGAAAGCCATTCAGGGCCGCATCAACAGGGATCATAACAAAAGGAACACTGGCAAAAAGCACGCGCAAAAACACGTGCGTCAGACGGAACCGAGATGCCCCATCTTTCATCGAGCTATGGCGCCACAACTTGATGGTGATAACGACAAACCACAGCATGTAAATGCCAAGAGATATAGCGATCCAGATGGTGCCGACACCACTCAGCAGGCGCATGCCGTTGAAGATGATCACGCAAGCCAGCGCCGCATAATTGGCCTGGCGCGCGATTCCCCACTGCGTCCAGCCGAACATGCGTCCGCACCAGTTCACCGCCGGCTGGAACACGCGGTCGATCAGGAAGTCGTCAACGGCGCGCATGGATCATGGCCTCCATGATCGCCACCACGGGCAGCAGCACCACCGCAAGCAGCACGGCCGCAATGAAGAAAGCGACGAGATAGACCGGCCATAGCACCGGCAGCAGGATCAGCCACCACGAGACGTTGATGACGCCGCTGATCTGTAAGGCGACCAGGGCGACCGTCACGGCGATGCACGGGATGATGAGGTTTATCGTCTTCATGATGCTTCACAGCTTTTCGATGGTGTATCGCTCGATCTTGGCATCGGTGAAGTAGCGAACGTAAGTTCCGCCGACTTCGCAATGTTCGCGCGTCTCCAGGCCAACGTACAGGCCCCGGCCCTCTGCCTCGCCAACGGCGTCATAGAGGGCCTTGTGCCGGGCGCGGATTTCGGCGGCCAGTTCGGCGTCGGACAGCTTGGTCAGGTCGGTGGTGGTCATCTGGTGATTCCGTGCAGGTGGTTGGTGGGCGCGGCTGGATTTGAACCAGCGACCTAGGGGCTAGAAAACCCTTGCTCTAATCCTGCTGAGCTACGCGCCCGTGGCCAGCGGCTTGCGCCGCCGGCTGCTGATCAGTTCAAGGCGCCCTTCAACGTGGTCGACGGCTTGAAGTGTGGCTTCTTGTGGGCATCGACCTGCACACTTTCGCCAGTGCGCGGATTGCGGCGCTCGCCGGCGGGGACGTCCTTGACGGAGAAGGTGCCGAACGTCGAAATGCTGATGCTGCCGGAGCGGCGCAGCTCCGCGACGATACCGTCGAACACCGCATCCACCGCCTTCTTCGAGTCGGCCTTCGTCAGGCCGGTCTGCCCGGCCACATAGTTGACCAGATCGGTCTTGCTCATCTCAGATTTCCTTGTGGGGTGGGCATTTCTGCCCCGTTGGGTGTGATTTCGACGCTATGCCCGTTCGCTCATTGCGTCAATGAAAAATATCCATATTTTTGTTGCGGGCACCGAAATTCTGTGCGCACCATCGGCCAACCCAACACCCAACATCGAGACTCAATATGAGCGACAATTCCAAGGACAAGGCGGACATCGCGGTCAAGTTTGAGCGCGAAGTTCTGCGCTGCGTGGACGGCCTGGCCGGCGCTGCGATTGACGGGCAGGGGGCCGCTGACCGGATCGGGTTCATCGACCATGTGATGAACCTGCGCAACACGGCTCGGCATACGGTTATCAACTACCCGATGCGGGACACGGACAGCGCCGCTCGCATCGCTGACCTGGAAACCCAGATCGCCAACAAGGACAAAGCGATTGCTACGGCGACTTCTGCGCTGCTGGCAGTGAAAACACCGGTAGACCAGCGCATCGAAACCCTGGCCCGCGAGAAGATGCAGGTCACGACGGTGCTGCGGGTGCTGGCCGACGAGGTTTTCGCGTCGGGACTGGTGCTGCCTGCCGACATTGAACAGCCGCGCGACGGCCTGTCACGCGCCTACCACGATGCGCGGGAGATGCTGAATGGCCAGCCCGCTCACCCCGACGACATCGCCATCGACCGCTTCGCCGCCGCCATGAAGACGAAGATGGCCAAGAAGCGCGCCGATGGTCGCGGGGGCTGGGATGATCCGGCGCAATGCAGCACGGGCAGGCTGGCCGAGATGCTGGTCGATCACCTGCCAAAGGGCGACCCGGTCGATATTGCCAACTTCGCCATGATGCTTTTCCACCGCGATGGTGGAGGTCGGGCCCTGGAGCTGGCTGGCGATGCTGTTTGCATGGCTATCCAGCATGCAAAGAATTCGATCCACCTCTTCGTCCCCAACAGCGACTACCAGGATTTCCTGAAGCTGCGCGGGTGGGCGCAGGACAACGGCTGGCGCGGCTTCGGGATAAGCGGCTGCACCGCCCTGCAATACTGCCTGCGCGAGCTGACGGCGCGCGTCCGGCTGGAGGATGTGCCGAACCGGGCCGAGCAGCCCATGGCCATCATTCACGACGACACGAAGGTCACGCTGGCCAGCTACTCCGACGGCCTGGACAGCATCGACCTGCATATCGTGGGCGTGGACGGAAAGTCACGCCGGCGCCGGTATACGGCCGATGATATGAAGCCGGCCATCAACGACTTCACCAAGCCCATCCTGACCTGGAGCGATGGCGCCAAGGTCTTCGTCAGCAGCGTCAACAACGATCTGACGGACCTGCGGCTGCGCATTGTCTACCAGGATGGCGGCACGTCGATCCGGCGCTTTTTGATGGCCGACGACGCGGAGCGCGACACGGTTCCCGCCACCGCCATGCCGGCTGAAACCATCGCCTCCGCGCCCAAGCACATGACGCAGCAGGAATTCGGAAGTCTACGTCCTGGCGATGTAGTGCGGCGGGTCAAGGACGGGAAGACCGTCCGTATTCACAGCAGAAATTCGTGGAACGGATTCAGCGGGCACGCGGTTGATGATGGCTCGCCCTACGGCGTCAACCTGTATATCGGTTGGGCCTTGGTAAGTCGGGCCCGTGATGCTCAGCCTCACATGACCGAGAAGGAGTTCGACAACCTCCAGCCTGGGGATGTGGTTCTGGGTCTTCACAGCGGCAATGGCTATGTGATTGAGGCGCCAATCGAAGGTCCAAACGGCATCTACTACAGGGCTGTGCGCCGCACGCATGTGTCTAATCACCTGGAATGGGCCCTGGTCAGCAAGGCCACCCAGCCCCAGCCGCCGGTCTCCGGCACCAGCGACAACCTCTGACCGGAGCGCAAAGCATGACCGACAAGAACCGTCGCCGCTATGGCGACAACGACAAGCATTTCGGCCCATTCACCTTCTGTCGCCACGACAAGCACTGGACGATCAAAGGAATCGAACTGAATTCCGGTGGACAGGACGATGATGAAGATGATGGCCGCAACGGCTGTCACCTTCTTCTGCACACCGCATGGTGGACACTGATCCTGGAACTGCCGCGCATCGTGCGTCCGAAACGCAAGTGGGTCGATTGCTCGAAATGGAACGGTGCTGGCTCCGGATATTGGGCTGAGAACGGCCGCGTGTATGGCTTCACCGTCAGCGATGGCTATTTGTCCGTTAAGTACGGCGTGCAGACCAACGACAGCAGCACGGATCAGTCATGGGGATGGCTCCTGCCATGGACGCAGTGGCGGTTCGTCCGACACAGCCTGTATGGCCTGTTGGGCGAGCATGTGTGGACCGAACTGGAGAAGGGTGCCAAGCGCGGCATTGACCGGTACGAAGCGCGGCGCGCGGCGGAAGACGCCGTGCCCAAGGCCCTTTTCTCCATCATCGACTTCGATGGCCAGAAGATCACCGCCACCACCCATATCGAGGAACGTGAATGGCGCTTCGGTGAGGGCTGGTTCAAGTGGCTCTCGCTGTTCCGCCGCCCAAAGATTCGCCGTAGCCTGTCCATCTCGTTCGACAAGGAAGTCGGTAAGTCCAAAGGTTCATGGAAGGGAGGGATGGTCGGCACCAGCATCGACATGCTGCGTGGCGAACTGCATGAGGCTGCCTTCAGGCGCTTCTGTGCAGAGGAGCATCGCTCCAAGGAAGGTCGCTACAGGGTAACATTCGCCGGGCCGATATCACCGATGCCAGCCCCTGTAACCGCCTAATCGGAGCGCACCATGGACATCCTGATCATCGCCATCCAGATCGCCATATGGATTGGGTGCTACTTCCTGGCCGGGAGTGTCGTAACCACTCTCATCCTGATTTTGTCCGATCAGTTCAATGGGCCGGACGTTTTATCGCCACTGAATATTCTGGTCACTATGGCTTTGTGGCCGCTGGCGTTCATCCTCGTGCTTGCTGGCCTTCACGATCACCTGATTGCCGCAATCAAACAACGCCACGGGTGGGCATGATGCACGCCTACATCTCCACCCGCCGGGCCGAAGCCCGCGCCATCCTCCGCAACCCGGCCAGCAGCGACAGCCTGCGCGCACTGGCCGCCCGGTTCCTCTTGCAATGGGGTGTTTTCTGATGCGCATGATAATGATCGCGGCCATGGCCGTTCTGCTGGCCGCATGCGGCGACCAGGACGTCGTCAGCAGACAAGTCGAGCCATTCGGTTTCCACGACGTAAAGTTCTCCAGCCTTCGTCAAGTATATGTCGATGGACAGCGGCGTATCTGTCGAGGCTTCACTGCGAAGTCAACCGCAGGAAAGGAGGTTTCCGGAGCTGCCTGTGCATCGGCGGGTGGGAATGGATTCTATCTTCACTTGGATGCATAGAAATGCCCACCGTCGCATCCCAGACCCAGGACATCATCGCCGCCATCGCCCGCCGCGCCGACACCCTGGAGCGGCTGGGATGCGATGAGACCATTGACCGGGCCGGCGGTCGCGCCACGTGCCCAACCCCCACCTTCTGCGCCGAAATCGGATGCTCCCGCGTCCGCACCCAACGAGACCGCAATGACTGACATCTTCCCCGATCACTGGTCACCTATTCAGCTTCAGCGCGCCACCAAGATCCTCAACTTTCTGGTCGCCGCTTGCCACGAAAAGCGCCGCTGCCCGCCAAACGTTGAAATGGCGTCCACGCTGGTCATGCCGGAAATCGCAGTAGGGCGAGTCCTGCGCGATATGAGCGATGCAGGCATCATTGAAGTGCTGATGTACGGCACCAACTGGCGCCAGATCATCATCAAGGCTGGATCAAATGCCGGGCAGAAGACCGCCTCTCCGCCGTCTGGTAATGGGCAGCCGCGGCCCTATTATGCGACCCCGGCTGACAAATCCGTCATCAATCTCGAAGCCGTCATGAAGGCCACTTGTGAGGCGTTCAGCGTTGAAGACGCCGCGCTTGCCGGCCGCGATCGACAGCCGCCGCTGGTCATGGCCCGCAACGTGGCATGCTGGGTGGCGTATCGCGGGTTGGGCGTGCCTGCCGCGATGGTGGGAAAGCGTCTCAACCGCGACCAGACCACAATCATGATGACGGCAAAGGCTGGCGCCGAGGCTTCGCTCACTGACGACGGGTTCCGCGACATGCTGGAGCGTGTGTCGGTTGCGGCCTGCAGGGCCATCGGCACCGTGCCGCCGGCATTGCCAACCGCTGACAGTCGCGGCCAACCGGCGCCTTCACACCAGGGCACGCCGACGGCCGATCAGATCGTCAACGTCATCCGTCGCTGTGCTGCACGCGGGCATGCGCTCCCGGCCCTTAAGGACTTCGCCAAGATTGCCGAGACTTCCGTCGGCTACACCAAGATCGTGCTGCTGCGAATGCTGTCCAATGGCGAGGCGTCGCTGCGGCACGATCCGGGGGACAGCTTCTATCGCCTGAAGGACGGCACCGAGGCCCGCGTCACCAAGGACACGATCCCCTTTGAGCGGCCGAACATGGAGCCGCGCCCGATCCCTCAGGTTCGAGGTGTGACGCCGCTGTCACCAAAGACGGCGCCTGAAATCACCACCATTCGCCGCATCCAGGCGGACCAGGGCCCACTGCCGCCGGCTCGCACCTGCCAGTGGCTCGATGGCGAGCCGCGTGATCGGAACTTCTGCGGTGAGCCAAGCCAGCCGGGCAGCAGCTATTGCGCAGAGCATCACGCCCGGTGCTGGTACAAGGCGCCGGGCAAGGCAACGGGCAGCGTGGAGACCTTCCACCTGTTCAAGCAGCACAAGCCGTCAGGGAAAGACGCGCGGTTCTGACATTGTCGGCGGAATGTCGTTGCTGCGTCGGCGGCAATGAGATAATCTCATAATCGTTACGGCTATATGCAATTGGGGGGGCAGCGCTATGGCGCATGAACGCAACAAGCCGCTTGGGCGCAAAGCCTATGGATCAATCGCCCACCTTCCCGGCAGTCGCATGGGGCCGGCAGACCATCACTGTCACGCGGGACAAGAGGCGATCTGCTTGATGAAGGCCCGCGACAAGCATGATCGGATTATCGTCACCGAAAAGCTGGACGGCAGCAATGTTGCTGTCGCCAAGGTCAATGGGGAAATCATGGCCCTTGGCCGCGCTGGCTTCCTGGCATCGTCATCGCCGTATGAGCAGCATCATTTTTTCGCGGCATGGGTTGATCGCAACCGCGACATTTTTTCTTCCCTGCTGAAGAATGGCGAGCGCGTCAACGGCGAATGGCTGGCCCTTGCACACGGCACCAGATACCAGCTTCCGCACGAGCCCTTTGTAGCTTTCGACATGATGGTCGGGGCTGTGCGGCTGCCCTGGGATGAAACCGCCAATCGGTGCCGTGAGCATGACATCGTGCTGCCCAGAGTCCTGAGCGATGGGCCGCCCTTCAACATGGATCAAATGCTGTCCGTGCTCGACGACAGCCCGCATGGCCCTCTCGACCCTGTTGAGGGCGCCGTATGGCGCGTCGAGCGCAAGGGTGCATTCGACTTCATGGCGAAGTGGGTGCGGCCTGACAAGCAAGACGGCAAGTACCTCACCGACATCACTGGCCACGAGCCGATCTGGCATTGGAGGCCGTAATGTCCTTCACCGTCCACTGCGGCGACTGCCGAACCATCATGCCACAGCATGGCCCGTTCGACATGATCGTCGCCGACCCGCCCTATGGCGACACCAGCCTGGAATGGGACCGTCACGTTGATGGCTGGGAGGCGGTCGCCGCCTCTTGCCTCAAGCCAACTGGTTCCATGTGGGTGTTTGGCTCCATGCGGTTCTTCATGGCGACAGCGGACAGGTTCCGCGCCGCCGGGTTCCGCATGGCGCAGGACATCGTGTGGGAGAAGCAGAACGGCAGTGGATTTGCCGCCGACCGGTTCAAGCGCGTGCATGAACATGCGGTGCAATTCTATCTTGCCAATGCAGCATGGGGTGATGTGTTCAACGAGGTGCAGAGGCAGAAATACAGCGGACCTGACAAGCATGTTCGCCGTCGGCTTGCTCACAGGGGTGACCATGTGGGCGCCATTGGACAGACTGGATATATTGATGACGGCACCAGGATTGTTCGCTCAGTGGTTCACGCGAGCAACCTTCAGGGGAAGGCTATCCACCCCACCGAGAAGCCATCTCCGCTGCTGGAAATCCTGATTCGGACCTCATGCCCGCCCGGCGGGCTGGTGGGCGATTTCTTCGCTGGAAGTGGTGCCGCTGGCGAAGCGTGCGCCATCTCTGGCCGCAACTACATTGGAACCGAAATCGATCCAGAGATGGCTGAGAAAGCGCGTGCGAGGCTTTCGCAGAACCTGTTCTCAAGGGCTGCTGAATAGGGGGAGTTGATGGGAGACTCGGTTTTCATCATCCAGCGCACGGACTATCGCGACGCCTTCAATGCGGCTGAAAAGGCACTCGCGGCTTGCGGCATGAGCCTCGGTGCCATGCAGGCTGGCGATCCGGCCGGCATCATGTTCGGCGACTGGTCAATCCAGAAGTGGCGCAACCTGCGCCAGCATCATCGCCGCGATCTTCACGGCGTGCTGACCGGTGCTCGTGGCAGCAATACCATGACCATCACGATCAGGGGCGATGCCATTGCGTCGGTAAAGGGCCTGCGCGAAGCCGTGGATGCGCTTCGTGTCCTGTTGCTCACGAGCGATGCGAACCGGCGGGGTGAGCATCATGACGCCGCATAAACAGCGCCTCGCCCACCGACCATCGCAGGGCCTCTATGGCGACTGCCACCGGACTTGCATTGCGTGCCTGCTGGACGTCGATCCGGCGGATGTGCCGCATCCATATGCCGGCGGCATGCTTGATGCGGACGAAGCCAACGCCGTCATCGACTCATGGCTGGGCAGCCTGTACGGCCTGCGACAAGTCCATTTCGCCTACCACGGAGAAATGGACCGCCAGCAAGTTCTGGACACCGTGAAGCACTTCAATCCGGGGCTGGCATTCATCCTGGGCGGAAGCAGCCGCAACGGCGTCGGTCACCTCGTCATCGCCCGCGACGGAGAGATCATTCACGACCCATCGCAGGACGATTCCGGGATCGTCGGACCGGCTCCGGATGGCTTCTGGTGGGTCACCATTCTGGCGAGGGCAACATGAACCGCGCCGATATCGCCCTGCGCACGGCCCTGATGCGCAACGCCTACGCAGTGCCATTCATCGAGGCCGCTTTCCTGCCGCGACTGTGCTGGGGAATCGTGCGGTCCATAAAGCTGCATCCTGGCATTGATCCGGAGACTGCGAATACAGCCAGCCACATCATGGCATGCTTGGAACCGGCATGGATCGTGCCTATGGCCGCTATGGACCAGCGGCGCGCGAAACAGGCATTCAGCCTCTTGGTCGACACGATCAAGATTACCACCGATCAGTTCGCCGTCGGCGAGCATCGCAAGCTGGCGACGTGGGGCGCCACCATGGTCTTCCACCTGGGGGCAGCGCTGATCGACGCCGGCTATATGGCGCCGCTGGAGAAGGGCACTCCGCTCCAAGCTGGCATCGACGGCACGCTGCTGTGCGTGTCGGAGGCGGATCAGGAATTGTTCATGGCCCCGGCCCGCAAGCATGCGCGGCGGGTGCTGCTCCACCTCCAGGCGTTGGGCCTCTACAAGACACCGAGGTTCACGGCATGACCAAGGCAGCCCGCACCAAGGACATTGACCTGCGTCTGTTCATCACGCACCAGCTACTGGCCTCCGGGATCAAGCGCGAGGACATCCGCCACGAGATTACCCTGGATCAGGCCAGCAGCGATGGCCGCGCCGACATGGTCGTGCTCGATGATCGCTGGCTGACCGGGATCGAACTGAAGTCGGGCAGCGACAAGCTGGATCGGTGTGCGACGCAGGCGGGCCAGTACGCGGCGCGGTTTGATCAGTCCATCTTGGTGGCTGATGTTCGTTTGAGGCCGCCAATGGTTGAATATCAGTCGACAGCATGGGATCGCGCTGAAAGGCGAAACGTTGACGTGGTGCGGCAGCGAAACCCGAGCAACGATACCGGATTTCCCAGCTTGTATGCGGTCGAGCGCAACGCTGAGACTGGCGCGATTGAGTTTGTGCGTGACCAGAAATGGGGATGCGGCCTCAATGTAGGCGCGCCATGGCAAGAAAATGCTAAATTGGAGCGCGAGCAACGCCGTGGTCATGCGCCTATCGTGCTTGGCTCCATGATGTCACTGCTTTGGGCGGATGAGGTCCGCGCCGTTGCATGTCAACTGGTCGCAGATGGCAAGATACCACCCGCTCCCGGGCCGCAACGCTGCGTCGTCATCCCGCATTTGCAAGAGCGTGCCAGCGTCGCCATGGTGCGCCCGCTGATCGTGCAGCGGCTCCGCACGCGGCGACTCAACAAATGGGAGGAGGCCTTCTGGCGCACCTTCGACGCACAGGTCCAGGGGGAAGCGGCATGACCGAAGATTCCATCTCCGTAATCCCAGCACCCAGCGGTTGGTCAGTCCGCCGCCGCGGTGCTGCCCGCGCCATCCGGACCTTCAAGCGAAACGAGCGCGTGCTGGCCATCGTCTTTGCTGCCCGGCTATCGGAGCGGATGAAGCTGGACCTGTACGTCTTTACGACGGACGGGCAGATTGAGGCGAAGGTGCCGGCCGATGCGTGACAAGACGCATCACCCAGAAACCATTCACCGCCTGCGAACGATGCTCGCGGCTTGGTGCGGCGGCCCGCTGTCCGTGAAGCAGATGGCGCGGCTTACCGGCCTGACCGTCACCCATCCATTCCAGAACGCGGTCATTTCGCTGTACCGTACCGGAGAAATCGAGCGCGTGGCGCGCGGGGAATATCGGAGGAAGCTGTGAAGGTTGGAGATCGCCTGACCTATGTGGATCCACACCGACCGGACGACGCCACGTCTGGTGAGATCACCGACATCTTCGACGGGCCGGACGGCCAGCCCGCGTCATGCGTCGTGAAGGGCGATGACGGCCTGTGGCACGCCATCAACCTCACGCTCTGCACCATCAAGGACGGCAAGGAGGCCCTGCATTGAGCGCCGAAATCATCATCCCTGCCATTCGCCCATCGTGGCAAGACTGGATTGCGCAGACCTTCGGCGCGGCCCCGGCCATCACCTGCGCCGGAGGCATTGACCGCCGCATGATCGCTGAACGGATGGACAAGGGCGGGCCCTACATCGTGACCCGCTGCGTGTTTATCGTGCGCGGCCGGGCCTGGTGCTTTGTGCTGGGTGGCGATCTCGACCTGACCGCCGCCTACAACGTGGGTTGCGCGGTTGAGGTGCGCGACCCGCCGGTGGCCATTCAGAGGCGGCTGGCATCCATGACCGGCTCGCAGCGGGAAGCGAGCCTCATCAACGACGCGCCGTTCCCGTGGCGCTATATCGGCGCCGGGCAGAAGGTGGCGGAACTTGCGAGGATGAACTAAATGCAAATGCAGTTTAAGGCAGATCATGCCGATGCACTCGATTGGCTTCCGACAATCCAATCCCAATCAGCGAAGATTGTTGTTTTTGATCCACCATATGCGGTTGGAACTCCTGTTCGCGGAAAAGAGGATGGGGCCGCTGGCAGTGTGTTTGGTCCACTATCATTTATGTCCAAGGCTCTAACGCAGTGCAGTCGTATCGTTATGCCTGGAGGTGTCGTTGTAATATTTGCCGATTGGAGAAGAATGCCGGATTTAGCATATGTTGCTACGACTGTTGGCTTGCGTGCATCAACATGCATAGCATGGACAAGAAAGCGGCCTGGAACGGGCGGAATGTTTAGATCGGCATGGGACCCAATCCTGATCGCTTCCCGCGGTGTTGCTGACGCTATTGATCGTGCGGCGATACGGAATGTAATTGAGGCAGACTACCCAACAAAACGCATTCATCCATATGAGAAGCCAGCAGAAGTCTTCCGGCACATTTTTCCCAGGATTTCTGTGCCAGGAGACCTTGTGGTTGATCCGTTTGCTGGATCTGGAGTGTCGGCAAGGGTGGCCAGAGAATTGGGGCTAAATTGGATCGGCTGTGATGTTGATCCACAGTTTGCGCAAGAGGCATCATGAACCAGAACGTCCAGGCCACGACGCTGCCCAATGGCGTCACTGTCATCACCGACGAAATGCCGGGCAGCGGGATCGTGGCCATCAGTTGCGGCGTCGACGTCGGCAGCCGCGACGAATGCGACCGGCTGGCCGGGGCGAGCCACCTGCTGGAACACATGGTGTTCAAAGGCACGGCGCGCTATGCCGGCTCCGAGATCGCAGACATCATCGAGCGCGATGGCGGCTCGCTGAATGCCTGCACTGGCGAGGAAGGCACCGAATACTCCGCCGAGGTGCTGGCGGAACCGGTCCCGGTCGAGAAAGCCATTGCCGTGCTCTCGGACATGATCTTCGCCCCGCGCCTGGATAAGGACGACCTGGAGATGGAGCGGGAAGTCGTCGTGCGCGAAATCCTGGAGGCGCAGGACGATGCGGATCGTCGCATGCACGATCTCGTAAAGCGATCCATGTTCGACGGCCAGTCCATTGGCCGCAGCGTCGCCGGCAGCGTCGAGACTGTGCGCGGCATCACCCAGGGCGACCTTCAGCGATTTCACAGCGCCCACTATCGCCCGCACCACGTCATCTACTCCCTGGCCGGCGGGATAGACCATGCGACCGCTGTGGCACTGGTGGAGCGCGAGACGCGAAACGCGACCGGCCAGCACCAGATCAAGCGCCCGCCGGACCGGTTCAATCCGCAGTTCGTCACGGAGCCGGAAGGCCGGGATCAGATCAGCGTCAACGTGTCCTGGCCAGCACCGCACGCCACGCACCCCGACTATCAGACGGTATTCACGATCAGTAACTATCTGGCATCGGGCTTCTCCGCGCCGCTGTGGAGGGCGCTGCGTGAAGATCGCAGCCTGTGCTACCACTTCTCCGCCCGGTATCGGCCGCACAGCGACGCGGGGTTCTTCAGATTCCATGCGCTGACGAGCGACGACTCCCTGGACGAACTGCTGCAGGTGGCTTCCGGCGAGATCATGGCCATGCTGGAGCGCGTTGATCCAGAGCGCCTGCGTCGCCAGTGCCAAGATGGAGATGTTCGGTCATCTCCAGTCCGCCTATGGCCGGGCCTACTACACCGGGTCGCGCTATGCGGAAACCGGTCGCATCGTCACCTGCGCCGACATCATCGCTGACACGGAGGCAGTGACCCAGGACGCCATCCTGCGCGTGGCAGCCGAGATGTTTACGCAGCGCCCGGCCATGGCAGTGCAGGGGCCCTTCCGGCATGATCAGTATGCCACCGTCGAGGCGGCGTTTGGCGGGTGGAGGAAAGCGGCGTGACCAGGGTGGAATTCCCCATTCTCAAGCCAGTTGCCGGTGGATCCAAGAGCGTTCCATGGGCGTGGATCGAGCAATATCGGTCTGTCGCCATGCGCAACCATTATCAGACGCTCGAACGGCTGGCGGAAAGAGGTGGCCTAAGTCCGGGCGAAATATGGTTGCTCATCGCTGGTGTCCGTCCGTCCAGAATGCCAAGAGATGTTTCTGCGGTACGTTTTCAGAACGTGATTGACCGGACCATAGAACGCTGGCGTCAAGATGCCAGCAGCGGTGAGCAAGGAGGCGACGATGGCCAGCACGAACGAGCAAATTCTTGAAGAGCAGGTAAGGCACTCCATCGGCCTCCAGCGACTGGCCGGCGGCACCGTCAAGGACATCCTGGCCCTGCTGGCAAAGGTAGACACCGACATCGTTGCCAAGATGCGCGAGTACGAGATCGAGGGCCGCAGCGAGGCCGCCCGACGGCGGCTGCAACGCATGCTGGAGGCCGTGCGCGAGATCATTCAGGAAGGCCACTCCGAGCTTTACCCGCGCCTGCGTGACGACATGTTCGAGCTGGCCAAGTACGAGGCTGAGTACCAGCAGAACCTCTTGAGCAGCACCGTGCCGGTGGCCATTGACGTCATCAAGCCGTCTGTCGAGCAACTGACGGCCATCGTCACGCAGCGCCCGATGCAGGGCCTGCTGCTGAAGGATTGGGCCGCCGGCCTGGAATCCGACAAGCTGAAGCGCGTGGAGCAGGCCATCAACATCGGGTTTGCGGAAGGCGAGACGATTGACGACATGGTCCGGCGCGTCCGCGGCACTCGGGCGAAGCAATTTCGGGATGGCGTGCTGGATATCAGCCGGCGGAATGCGGAAGCCGTGGTTAGGACGGCTGTGGCCCACACGGCGCAGTCGGCGCGGGATGACTTGTTCGCGGCGAATGCAGACCTCATCAAGGCGGTGGCCTGGAACAGCACCATTGACAACAGAACCTGCGTCGTCGCGGGAACGATGGTGATGACGCCAGATGGTGAAACCCCCATCGAAAGCCTCACGCCCGGTGACAAAGTGATCGGAGGATCTGGAGTTATTCGCTCCGTCCTGCATACCGACACAAAGAAGGTTTCCGAACTGATGAGGGTCAAGCTATCGAACGGCGTCACGATACTGTGCACACCTGATCATATGTTCAGAACCGAATCAGGAAATTGGCTTCCGGCACATATGATGATGTCTGGTACGAAGTTGTCAGCCAAGCTATAATGGCCGAACCCCCACGGCGCTGGTAACGCCATGGGGGTTCATACCAACCACGCTTTGTAGGAGCGAGGAATGGCGGGACAAATAGTATCAATCTGCGCCACATGCGCAAATGAATTTGTCCGGAGTGGCGGCAAATCCGGGAAATTCTGCTCTGTTGATTGTTACAGGAAATCCCAAAGGTCTGGGGATTATAAGCGCGGCCCAGGTCCATTGAGGACGAGAAGGCCATGCGCGACCTGCGGTGAAATTACCGTAAGAAACCCTGCCACCGACAGGCACGGAAACAAGTGTGACAAGGTTTTCTGCTCTCGCGCCTGCTATGATCAGCATAGGTCCAATGCGATCAAGGCCAGAAAAGTAAACTGCGCTCATTGTGGTGTCGCATTCTCCCCAGGATCTGGCAATGGATTTAAGTATTGCTCTCATGAATGCAGGGTTGAGCACAAGCGTCCAAAGACTGTCATCTGCATAAATTGCGGGTGTGAATTTTGCGCAATAAAGCGCATGAAGAGACCAAATAACAGAATTGAGTTTATTTCTGTATCAGGCGCAAAAACCTGCTCGAAAGAATGTAATTTGGCGTGGATCAGCAACAATGAAGAGAGAAAGAAAAAGATTGGCGATGCGTTCCGTGGGCCAAATCATCCGAACTGGCAGGGCGGGAAATCGTCACTTAACAACGTATCTAAAAGAGGTGCTAGTTGGGAGAAGATAAGGAAAAAGGCACTGAAGAGAGACAGGCACAAATGCGTTGACTGTGGCATCAGCAACGACCAGTGCATTGAAAAGTTTGGTCGCGGCCTTGATGTAGATCATGTCGTTCCATTCCACAACTTTTCAAAGTTCAAGGAAGCAAATAGATTATCCAATCTGCAATGCAGATGCAGTTCATGTCACAAGCGCGCCGAAGCCAAGCGAAAAAACGTACAAATGGTGCTACCATTCCAGGACAGTGCGAAACGCAGACACAAGGGCGGGCATCGTATGGGCGAAAAGCATCCTAAAGCGAAACTTACATCTGCCCAGGTCATGCAAATCAGGAAAGAGCACGCTGATGGAGTTTCAGCGCAAGAGCTTTCGCAGAGTTACGGCATCAAAAAGTCAAATGTGCACGCTATAATTAAGGGGAAGACCTGGAAATGCCTACCAATATCACCGTCGAACACGCCGAATTGATAACGCTCGATGAGCCTGTTGATGTTTTCGACATCCAGGTTGATGTTGATGAAAGCTTTGTCTGTGGCGGCATTGTTCTAAGCAACTCGTCCATTTGCAGGACTCGTGACAGCCTGCAATACACACCTGTGGAGCATAAGCCAATAGGTCACAGCGTTCCCTGGCTCCAAGGCCCGGGTCGGTCTCACTGGAATTGCCGATCCAGCAGCGTCCCGATCACCAAGTCATGGCGCGAACTCGGCATAGACGAAGACGAATTGCCGATCACCACGCGCGCCTCAATGGACGGCCAAGTGCCAGCCGACATGACCTACAGCGACTGGCTCAAAAAGCAGCCGCGCTCCGTGGTTGACGAAATCCTGGGTGAGAAAAAGGCCAAGCTGTTCCTCGACGGCGGCGTCACCCTGGATCGGTTCGAGGATCGCGCCGGGAATGAACTCTCGCTCAAGGAATTGCGCGCCCGCGAGGCTGAAGCCTTCCGCAAAGTCGGCCTGTCCTGAAAGCGCGCGTTTTTGGACAAGACAGAGCAATGGATTTCTTCCATGGTTGGTTCATCAACCACGGGAGATTTCCATGCTCAATCGCATCGCCGCCTGCATCATTGCCGTCACCATCGCCGGGCCCGCCCTGGCACAGAGCGTCCAGCCGGTCACCAGCATCGGGATCAACCAAGTCGTGGCCCCGCTGGACATGGAGACGGCCCGCCAGCTCGTGACCTACGTGCGCCTGAATGGCCTGCAATGCCGCGTGCCGGACATGATCCGGCGCTGCCTGCTGGAAAGGTGCTTTGAGGTCAGATGCGATCTGCAGTGGACTTATACACTCCGCGCTACGCCCACGGGCGGGATCAGCATCCAGGCTGAGTGATCGCGGCGCCGTCAAATATGGACGCAGCGCCCACACTGTCTGAACAATGTGTTGTTGCGATATGTGCAGTGCGCGGTTAATGGCATTAAACCGCAGGCATTGTCCATATAAACCGGCGGTGATTTGGTTTATTCAGTCACCACCGGTCAGGCTATCAGGCGGCCAAATCAAGGTTAACGTATTCGCTCCACTGAGCCACGGCGGCTTGCCGATAGGCTTCAGCGGCATCATTGATGTCGGAAAAACAGCCAAGCTCTTTGACGCGCTTACCAATTGTAATTTGTGCGCGCCATTTACCACTCTTTTTGTGCCAGCTAACGCCTTTGATCCCTGATTTATTTCTACTGCTTAACGTCTTATTTACCTCATTCTCTGCCCTGGACGCTGGACGAAGATTTGACCAAGCGTTGTTGCTGGGGTTACGGTCCTTATGATCAATTTCATATGGGCACGATCCAGTCATCCAGACGAAGGCCAATCTATGGGCCGAATACATCGCATCACCAATACCGATAAGCCGATAGCCGTCCGGCCTGTTATACCCGGCCACGTCGCCAGCGCTGACACGTCGACCATTGCCAGCCAGCCACCGGAACATTCCTGTATCTGGATCGTAATGCATCAGTTTCCGCAAGTGCTCTTGCGTAGGAAGCTGGGCAGGCGTATTTCTGCGCTTAGTCATTTGCGGCTCCTATAAGCCCGGTGATCAGAAAGGCCGGACACCGCAGCAACGGTTCCGGCCTTTCGCCATTGTGCCACATGCACATAGCATCATCAACACCACGAACGAACTTACCTGCTTCTCTACAGCCGATAAGCCCTATCGCTGAACTTGTCCTTGCCTCCGATGCTCACCACCTGCGCACGGCACCGGCTGGCAGCCAGGAACGCTGACTCGGCCTCAGCAGCTTCAGCGGTTGTCATATCTCGGAACCACGCCTTGGGCCTTCCCGCCTCACCAGCAGACCAGCGATATCCGCGAGCCTTCAGCGCATCCTTCATCTCAAACGGGGAATGCACCGACCACACCCGATAGGAAGGCCGCCGGGCTGCGTCCAGCAGCGCCTGCATCACCGGACGGCCCGAGACGGGTAGCGTCTGCGCCAACGCATGCACGACCGCCTGGCAGTCGTTCCCGGCCCGGTGCGCATCGAAGAAAAAACCCAACCGATAGGCGATGAAGGCCAGCTTCTGCGACTCGATGCCTTCCGCTTTCCAATCCACATCGCTGACGCTGCATGACCAGTGCTTGGCTGCGAAGCATGGAAAGCGCCGCTCTACCTTAGGCCTGTCGAAATCGGCGTTGTGGGCGATCACCAGATCGGCGGCGGCGCACAGCGATTCCACCAAGCAGTCATCGAACCCCAGACCGCGCACCATATCGTCCGTGATGCCGGTGATGGAGACGATTTCCGGCGACAGTGGCACGCCTGGATCCTCGAACATTGATAGCGGCGTGCCCACCTCAAAGATGCGACCCGTCGTCGGACAGAACGAAAAGGGCAGGGCGCCGAACTCGATGATGGAGGCGTTTTCCTCCAGGCCGGTGGTCTCGGTGTCGATCACGAGGCCGGTCTTGAACGGTTCGCCGTCGCCGCGCTCGTGATAGCGGTCAACAGGCCGGAACCGGCGGACGACGCGGAAGTCGCCGGTCTGTTCCAGAAGGTCGATGCACTGCGGGATCGTGATGCTGGTCATGAGTCTTGATATCCCTGCCACTTGCCCTGTTCCCAGGCGCGAAATTGCGATTCCGAATAGCCGCTCGGAATTTTTGGCGATTGCCCGTCGCCAAGCTCATGGTTCGTCGCTTGGCGATACCCATTCCAGAACGCCTCGTGTTCAGGGCTTCCGTGTTCGTAGTCCATCGCTGGTGTCCTTGATTTGATCCCATGCATCTTGCCACGACACCTCGCCGCGCCTGACCTCGCATGGTTGTTCGATATCGCCGCCGCTGAAACAGCCGGCCCCAGCATGAGAGGCAATATAGAGCGGGCAGTGGTGCATTTCAGCGTGTGGGCAGCCAATGGCCATGACTAATCCTCAGAATGCCGGCGCTTCGCCATTGGCGATGGCAAGCAGGGTTTCCGCGTGGCACGGAAGGCCGGGGGCGCACCAGCAGGCCAGATCGCGCCCGCGAAGATGCTTCCACACGTCGGCCGGTGTCGGAACCGGATCAATCATACGCGAGTGGTGGGGGCCGGGCGTGGTGAGATCCAGCCGATACAGCTCCACGGCCTTGGCATTGGCTTCCGCCTTGCTGGTGAATGGCCCATGGTGGCCGCTGCTGGATACCCACCATGTCCCATCCCAGACATCTCGCCAGACCTTCCACGGGTTTCCCCATCGGCTGCCCCGCCCGACATAGATCGCATCTTCCGGCATCTGCCAACCCTTGGTGCGGCGACGCTGTATGCGTTTAGGCTGCATTGGTAGCTCCCGTCTTGATCGACGGCAACGGCTCCACCCGCTGAAAGAACACGGCCAGCGCATGCTCTGCCCGGCTGCATCCGTCGCACCCAGGCGTGTGGTGGAGATTTGCTTTCCATGCGTCCGGATCAGCGGCGTTTCCGCACCCGCGAGCTTGATCGTATGCCCATGACACGCGCGGCGTGGCCGGTCCTTCGGTAAAGCAGGCTGGGCTAGATGTCGGAATGTGCATCATCACTCCTTGCACGCGGCCGCCCAGATCATTATGGGCACGCAGAACCAGAGGCCGGCATAGAAAAAGGCGCGCACGCCTGTGACGGCGCCGGCCAGGATCAGCAGAACAGCGACCACGACCATGATCGTCAGGATGGTGACGCGGTTCACGATTTACCTTCCAGGCGGTCGGCTTCGGCGTTGATGGCCTCCTCAATTTCTTCCCACTCGCCGACGGTTTCATCGCCGTTGCCTGGATAGACGGTTTGCCCTGTATCCCACTCAACGTGTCCGAATTCCTCCTGATAATCTTCACGTCGCTTGGTCACGATGGCGGCGGCGAGGCGCATGCCTGCTGCTTTGGCTTGCACTTCGGTCATCATCGGGGCCGGCGGGGCGGCGGCAATCATGGCGGCACACGCCGCGCTGTCGCTCATGTCCGTAGGCCGTGGCTCGTCGTGAAAATGATGCCCGTTTTTTACCCGCCAGAATGCGCCGATCATTTCCGGCGGGATTCGCGCCGGCACCAACCTCCACCCCGCCGGCAGGACCGCGATTGGCGCGGGCTGGGGTTCGATGGCGGACAGGATGCGGCGCTCGTAGTTGGCCTGGGCGGCGGCTTTGGCTGCGTCTTGGCTTTCGCATTCCGTGATCTTGAAATCCTTCCCATATTCCAAAACCCAGACGATTGGACTTGCCCGCACTGCGCCGTAGGCATAGACCCGATAGCCCAGACCGCTGCCAGCAGCGTATTCGTATGATCCAAAGTTTTCCCACACCAGCGACTTGACCCGAACGGCCCCGGCAAGCGCCGCGTCCCGTTCGGCCGTCAGCCGGGCAACATCTGCCCGCAGACTCTCCATCGTCTCCATAATCAATCCCTTTCCTGTCGAGCCCAACTTTGCCGCTGGGCGTGCATCATCTTGGCGGCCTCGAAACGATCTTCGGACCAGCCGTTGCCGACCGGCGGGTTGAGCGCGTCGATTGCCAGTTGCCTGGCCGCATCCCGTTCGGCGGTCAGACCCTCGACCTGGGCGCGCAGGGCGTCGATGGTGGATCGCAAGCGGAATAGATCATTGGAGAACGTCGGGGCAGGCCGGGAAAAGATTTCGTCCAGTTCTTCCGCCGTCAGGGGCTTGTGGTCAGACATAGCGAACCCTCCTATGAGGTGAAAGGCTCAACATGCACTCCAGGAAAGTCGCCAGCATCAACAGCGCGGCAACGCCTGCAATCTCCACCGCGTTGGGGGCGGCGAAGTACAGGCCGGTGAAGATCAGGAGTAAGATCCTGACGATCATGAACATGATGCGCATCATTGCTCTCCTTCGGTGATGGTGGACGATCAATTGGGCTCAGGCTCGCGGCCACGTATCCCGGCAGCCCCGGCAGCGGCGATGGCGTTACGAGCTATTCCCTGCAAGTGATCTGCGCTGTTCGCTATTGAGTACGCCATCCCAGACAGCCTGTGGCCCTGCGCTTCCGCACGCCGTTTCATTGCGGTAAGCGGATTGGCGATTTCTTCCAACGCCTCCAGCGGCCCCGCCGCCGCCTTCTCGCGCTCGGCAAACAGGGCGATTACGGCGCGGGCCATGTCCTGAAACGTTGCGATGTATGAAACCGGAAATACCGAAATCGGATGATCCGGCTCCTTTGTCCGAAATGTCGAAAGCATCACTTCCGTCACCAGTTCCACCAGATCGGCGGGCGGCACCATTTTGGTGGCGTCAACAATATGGTCAGTCATTGCTTGAACTCCGGCCATGCGCCGATTTCGGCTGCGGTGAGAAGGCGATACGATCCGTCGCTGAAACGAACCGCATCGGGCGAATCGGTGATGGTGACGTCCGGCCATACGGTGGAGACGCGGATATCGGATCCCGTTGCATCGTCGCGGTTCATCGCCCAGATCGGACTGGAGACATATTCGCCACGGCGGTCACAGTGGTCGGCGTAAAACCGGAAGCCGATGGGCACCGGCTTTATGTCAGCAGCCGGCGGGAACTTCGCCAAATACCACGCGGCCAGGCCGGTGGCGTTCTTGACGCCGACCTTGGCGTAGGCCCGCTGTGCCGCCTGCTTCACGGTGAAGATGTTGGCGCCCAATTCCCTCGCTATCTCGTCCATATACTTGCCCTCCGCCAAAAGGCGGGCAATATGCAGGTCGCGGTCGGAAAGCTGGACGTCGGGGGCGTCTTCCATCGGCATGCTCATGATCCTGGGCAGGCAAGTGCGGCGATCGATCCCCAATTTGGCCATGGCGTTCTTCATGACCGTTTTTGCCGTGCGGACGGACCAGCCCATGCGTCGGGCGATCTCCTTGTCCATCAGGCCCCGGGCACCGAGGATTGCGACTTGGTGTTCGCTAGGCTGGAGGCGCTTCATGTCGGCACCTTCAGATATACCGCTTCCCAGGCAGCAATCAGGCGGATCTCAAAATCCTTGATCGCGCCGTCAGCCAGAAGCTGGTCTCGGGTTATGCCGTAGAATTCCAGGCTCACCCAATTATCGGCATCTGCTTGGCCAACCATCTCAACGCTGATCGACTCAATGCGGAGATCGCCATCAATGTGGTCGTATGCCCAGACGTTGATGTAAGTCTTGTCATTGCAGTGGCATGGGCTGGCGTCTACGCTGCGCTGGAAAAGCATCGGATGAAGGTCGAAACCTTTCGTGCGGCGACCGTGATTCCGATAGCCGGCGTTGGTCAGAATGGCGGTGATTTGGTCAATGGTCGTCATGTCGGCACCTCAAAGCCCTCCGGCGGCGTCCAGTTCCAGATGCGCTGGAAACCCTTGGCGGGAATTGGGGTGGTCAGTTGTTGCACATCGCGCAACAACCAGCCAAACCGGCCATCATCCCAGTCGCCGACCGCCAATTCTTCGGCGGACAGGGTGGAGCGGATGTCTTCAGCACGATGGACGATGTCGATGATGGCGGTGGCGACCACGGCGCCGCGCGGAAGGCGATTCCAGTTCTCCAGCGCCTCAACCTCACCAAATCCAGCAGAGAGCAAGGCGTTGCCGATCACCTCAACGACTTCTGACGGCAATCGTTTCGCTCCTTTCAGAAGGTCGTCGGCGTCCCGAAGTGCCGCATGGATGGCAATCCGCTTACCGATCATGGCCTGGGGAGGCTTCCAGCCGCGCGTCTCGTAATGCTTCACGCCAGCGGCGATCAGTGAGGCGTAGGGCTGCCAGAGGGTGATTGCTCGCATATCGCCCTCAATGCAGCAGAAAGTCAGCAGGCGTCGGCGGGCGTGGCGACAGCCGATCCGGTGAGACGTTCGTCTCGACACGACGGTCGGCCAGCAACACGTCGTAGAATTCCTTGCCATTGCCGATGGTCCTGGCGCGAACCTGGCCCGCGTGCTTGCCGTCCACCATGGTGTCGATGCACCATTCCGGCATCGCATCGAGAACCCGCATGTTTCCGTGAGTGCGCGTCTTCATCATTTTCTCCTTCACGCGGCCTGCCGGCCAGCGCCGTGCTTGACCGCGATGTCGATCAACTGCTTCACCGTCATCTCGGGGAAGCTCTCCATATCGCAGTCCGGGATTTCGATCCCGAACTCCACCTCCAAGGCGATGGCCAGCTCAACCGCATCCAGGCTGTCGCAGCCCAGATCGTCCACCAGCGTGTCATCGTCTTCCACGGGACGGCGGTCGAACCCAAGTTGGGTGGAAATGACGTTCTTGATGTCGCTGGCGACGTCGGACATTGGCTGCTCCCCGTTCGTGCGTGATGATGGAAATCAGGTTATGATAAAAATCCATTATCAGCAACACGAATAATGCAAGAAATCCATAAAATTTAACGCGCGGCGCGCCTGCCTTGATGATACGCAGGACGCGCGCTTGGCTGCACAGTCAGCCTATCTCTTGAAATAAGCTTCTGTCGGCTATATACTGCCCACCATGATCAGACGCTACGCCAAGAACGCAGGGGCCGTATTTTCGTTGAAGTACCACATTGTGTGGTGCCCGAAGTACAGACGCTCCGTACTCACGCCGCCTATTGATGGTCGGTTGAAAGACGTGCTCGGCGAAATAGCGTCCGAACACGGCATGACGCTTCACGCAATGGAAGTTATGCCCGATCATGTAAGCATCTTCGTGGACGCCGACCATACTCTTAGCGTCGCCGAGATCGTCAATAGGTTTAAGGGACGATCCAGCCGCGTTCTTCGCGGCGAGTTTCCTTCGCTGCGGTCCAGACTCCCAACGCTCTGGTCTCGCAACTATTTTGCGGCAACAGTTGGCGGCGTGTCGGAAGAAACTATTCGCCGCTACATCGACAACCAAAAGGGCAAGTGACGAATGCCGGTTCTGAGTTACAAGTATCGCCTGTATCCGACACGCGCCCAAGGTGATGCGTTGACGGCGATGCTCGGCTCTTTCTGCGAATTGTACAATGCGGCCTTGCAGCAACGCATAGAAGCATACCGCCGTCAGGGAAAAACGCTTCGTTATATTGACCAGGCCGGCGAGTTGAAGTCAGTGCGCGCCGTTGACGAACAGATGGCTGGCTACAGTTACAGTGCGGAGCAGCAGGTATTGCGCCGGCTAGACAAGGCATTTTCTGCTTTTTTTGGACGGATAAAAAAGGGAAAGGCTGGCTTCCCACGCTTTCGCGCCAAGAGCATGTTTGACAGTGCCGAATTTAGGTTCGGTGACGGACTGACGATTCGGAAGACTGGAAAGCTTAGGGTTGCCGGAATTGACGGAGAAATAAAGGTAAAATGGCACAGAGATATTCCTGTTCGAGCAAAGATTGGCGCGGCAGTAATATCCAGATCATGCGGCAAATGGTACATATGCTTTCAGATCACCATGCCAGACGCTTATGGACCTTGGCCCGACAAGGGAGCGGTCGGCATCGACATGGGTCTGTCGAACCTGATCGCCACATCGGACGGCGAGACGGTGCGGACGCCGCAATTCACCAAGGATGCGGTCAAGAAGCAGCGCAGGCTTCAGCGTAGTCTCGCGCGCTGCAAGCGGGGCTCCAAGGGGCGGGCAAAGGCCCGGCGTAACCTTGCGCGGCACAGCGCCAAAACGGCTAATCGCCGCAGGGACTTTGCGCACAAACTTTCCCGCTCCTTGGTAGAACGCCACAGCACCATAGCGGTTGAGGACCTGAACATCACCGTATTGGCCCGTGCGATACTTGCCAAGTCGGTCCATAATGCCGCGTGGGCGCAGTTGCTGGGGATGATCGGATACAAAGCCGCAAATGCTGGTGTTCGGGTGATCGCCGTCAACCCACGGGGAACAAGCCAAACGTGCCCGGAGTGCGGAGCTTTGGCCGTCAAAAAGCTTGCGACCAGAGTTCATAACTGCGCAAATTGCGGCTGTGTTATGGATCGAGATGTTGCGGCGGCCATGGTTATACTTAAACGGGCGCTTTCTGAAATGGGGCCGGGACACGGCCTTGAGACGATAAGTGGGCGGATTGCCGCGTAACTTGTCTCAGAAGCCGCTTGCTTAGGCGGGCGGAGTTGTCACGGCATGGCGCATTTTTTCGGGCGCGGCTATCATCGTGTCATGACGAAACGATTCACGGTCATTGATGGGGGAGATCAGCCGCTCGCGGGAACGCGGCGGGACCGGAAAAATGATGCTGTCATGGTGCTGTGCCGCGTGTGCGAGGCTGACACCGGAGTCGCCACCGCCGTTTGGCTGCCGGCCAGGATGGGCGTCATGGAGCGCAAGGGCGTCACCGAGGGTGGCACCGACGCGCTGGTGTGCGCGCACTGTCTTTCAAGAGGCAAGGTCAGCATCGCGCCATAGATTTGCTGTCCAATTTTCGGCAATATCTGGACAACCATAGCGCGCCCCAACCGTGCATCATGGGATTTCCTCATTACGGAGATTCACATGCTGTCCACTTTGCTCCAGACTGAATTTCGCTGGCCAGCCGTGCCGACAACGGTGACTGTCGCCTTCATGGATGCGTCCGGACCAGACTATCCCATGGCCGGGTTTTCGCCGTTCACGGCGGCTGAGCGCGCCGCGGCGGTCAGCGCGATCGAGTATGTCGGATCTGTTTCCGGCATCAAGGTGCAACTGCTGGCCGATGGCGCCAACGCTGACATCGAAATCGGCTGGGCCACCCTGAATCAAAACGAGTGGGGCGTGACGCACCTCGACGAAACGACGCAGCAGTCGGAAATATTCCTGTCGGCAGGCATGCGCGGCGGCCTCCAGATCGGGCCAGACCTGATGGGGACGCGCATTTTAATTCATGAGCTTGGACATGCTGTATTTCGGTTGGCGGACATGCCTGGTGATGGAGTGTCAAACCCGCCGGCCACGCACCTTGATTATAATTGGTTGGACAGCACCAAGTTCACGCTCGGCGACCGCATGGTCATCACCAACGCCTATGGGGCACCTACGCCTGGTGCCGCGTGGTTCGATGCGGAATGGTATGTCGCCAAGTATGCAGACGTGCGCGCCGCTGTGCAGGCCGGCTACTTGACCGCTCAGGATCACTGGAACGCCTATGGCTGGGCTGAGGGCAGAGATCCGAGCGCGTTCTTTGATGCGTCGGAATATCTTGACGATAATCCTGATGTCGCGGCGGCGCACGTCAATCCGTTGAACCACTATTTGCAGTACGGCCAATACGAAGATCGCGCGCCTATCATTGCCGCAGGATGGGACGGAATTTTCTAATCCATGCACAATTGATATGGTACAAAGAACAAGCCGGGCGGCGCGCTAACGCCGACCCGGCTTCACTGCAACGGCATTCGGGGCCGCACAATGTCCAAAGATGCTATACGTGCGTCAGGAATTACACAAGAGAAGCTTAAACAGATTATTTCATACGACCCGTCAACCGGACATTTCACTTGGCTTGTCCGCAGGTCGTGGCGCGTATTGCCTGGAATGAGAGCCGGCACGATCAATTCATCTGGTCATAGACAGATTAATATCGGGAAGTGTTTGGTATTGGCTCACAGGCTTGCCTGGTTCTACATGACTGGAAAAATTCCAAATGGGGAAATTGACCATAAAAATAGAAACAGAGATGACAATAGGTGGGATAATATTAGAGAGTCCACTAGATCGACAAATTGCGCAAATAAGGAAAAGCCTGCAACAAACACAAGCGGCTTCAAAGGTGTCAGCCTACATAAACGAACAGGAAAATGGCAGGCGACAGTAAAGGTAAACGGAAAAGTGAAATATATTGGCATGTTTGCGGACAAAGTAGAAGCCGCTGCCGCTTACGCTAAAGCCGCAAATGAAGCGTTCGGCGAATTCGCATGCACTGACTCTGCCGCTTAAATCTTCGACTCAACCAGCTTGGCCTTGCTGAACCACTCGTCATCGCAGATCGGGGCTGCGTCCGGGTCTGCGTCAATGCCGGCCTGGATTTGCTCGTCGGTGATGGCGTCAATAGCACGCAGGCGCTGCTCGCGCGTGGCCAGTTCGTCGGGCGTCATCTCGGATTGCGGCTTCAGCGTGCGGCGGATGATGGTCTCGGACATAGTGTTCTCCGGTAACTGAGTGGTGCCGGGATGCAATCCCCGATCTCTTTCGCCTTGCGGCTACTCTACCGGTGAGCCGGGTGCGTGAGGTAGCTGTTCTCACCTTCACCGCTCACCCCAAAAGCCCCAGCCGGCGAACCGGTCTGGGGCTGGTGCTGATCCCGTCCGACGCCAGCGACGCCGATGGTGCGGTCAGTTGGGATTTGACATGCGCGAGTTCCGACAGGGGGTAATCTCTCGGCCTTTTTGCTCTGCACTCAAACCATGCGCCGTGTCGACCCGACGACTTCCGGCCTTTCGCGCCCGGCAGCGTCCTGTCTTGCCCCAGGCGGGTTGATGCTTTTGCCCAAAGGCACCAGCGCATCTACTGGCTCAGCCACCTCACGGTGACCTCGTAGGCTATGCCTGACCCGAAAGGCCCAGCCACGGCTTTACGTGGTCTGGGCCTGGGGCCGGCGTGGCGGGGGCTTCCGCCGGCTGCAACGCGGCGCCGGGGCAGGGCGTGTACCGCGTTGTATTGGTCTGTGCGAAGGGATTCGAACCCCCGGCCTCTTGCGCCCAAGGCAAGCGCTCTACGCTGGCTGAGCTACGCACAGAAACTGAATTGGTCGGGCCGGCACTGTCCGCCGTGCGCTGCCTCAGGTTGCTCTGGAATTCATTTATCCGGCCATACAGCCGAACCCAGCCAGTGCGTCCCCGTGAACAGATTTTCCCGCCGACCAAACTCTTGCCCGAAGGCAAAACCGTTGCAGGGCTTCCACCTGCTGCTCGGCAACTCCTTGCCTATCTGAGGGGTTCTTTCCGTACCACCCAACAAGACGGCATCTGCGTCCGACTGCCCGACCCGGATTCCGTCACCATTAATACCAGCGGATTGGATACCGCATGAATGGGCCGTGCTATCCCCCGGCGAGGATGCGAGTTGCCCATGCGGGCGAAAACAGAAGGCATTTTACCGTCATACCCAGGACGTTAGAGAAGCGCGGGTAGCTACTGAGACCGCCAGCCATTCTCTATTTGTTGTGGCCGTTCCCGAGAGGTAATTGCCACTTGCCATAGATAGCGCTCCATGGCGGCGTTGGTAGCAGGGGCCAGATTTGAACTGGCGGTCTCGTGGTTATGAGCCACGCGAGATGGGCCGCTTCTCTACCCTGCTTCAGACCTAAAAGACCGGTCGACGACCTGTCGAGCGCCGACCGGTAAGTTTTAGGGAGGAACGTCCAAAGACGCTACGCAACGGAAGGTATGAAATGACCACATAAAGCGCAAGGATAAAAATTCATCACGGCGCGATTTTTTGGGATGGACGCTCGAGGCCGGCTGTGATCGCGGATTTCTTGCCGCCGCTCACGCCATGCGCACAACCTTCCCGTAATGAACAAAGTCAATATAGCCGAACGTCAACAAAATCGAGTTGTAATTGGCGAAATTTGCACTAGAGTTTGCGTGAGTTCCGAGTCGCGCCCAACTTGCGGCAAGGATAATGATAAATACTCATGACGCTTTCGGGGTGGCCCCGGCGTCAATTCAGGCTCCGGCAGGGCCGGCGCTCAACCGAACCAGAGGTTCCTGATGCTCGCTCCCAACACCACGATCTCGAAGACCAATGCTCTGCGCCACGGGGTGGCTCGGATGGCCCTGGTCACTGGCAATCCTCACTTGCGCGCTGCGTTCTTCGATGGTGGCGACGGTGGGGAGGGCGACAAGAAGGCCGATCCGACGAACGATCCGGTCGTCCAGGCACTGATCGCCAAGGCCGTCGAGGATGCGACGAAGGGTCTGAAGGGCAGCAAGGAAGAAATCCTCACCGAGAAGAAGCAGCTCAAGAGCGAATATGATCGCATCATGGGGCTGGTCGGCGGTGATGACGGCCTGAAGCGCCTGGAGGACCTGCGCAAGAAGGCCGAGCAGGATGAAGAGTCCAAGCTGATCGCCGACGGCAAGGTTGATCTGGTCATTGAGCGCCGCACGAACGGCATGCGCGAGAAGCATGGGCAGCAAATCCAGCAACTCGAAAAGCGCGTGAAGGACGTGGAGGCCGAGCGTGACCAGGCCGTCCAGAAGCTGATTGGCTACAAGACGAACCAGCAGTTGCTGGTGGGTGCGGACGAGGCCGGCGTGAAGCCCGAATATCGGGCAGCGCTGATCTCGCTGGTTCGCGACCGCGTCAAGCTGGCCGACGAGGGCGGGTCCGATGTTTTCGAGGTCTATGGCGAAGACGGCATCAAGGCGTACAGCCCGAACAACAGCGCCAAGCCGATGAGCGTCACCGAGTTGTTCGACAGCCTGCGCGACAAGATGAAGGACGCCTTCCATCCGTCAAGCGGTGGCGGTGCTGGCGGCGGGAGCAAGGCTGCTGTTGATGGTGCCAAGAACCCGTGGATAAAGGGCCAGCATTTCAATCTCTCTGAGCAGGCTCGCATCATCAAGCAAGACCCGGCGGCGGCAAATCGCCTGAAGGCAGAAGCCGGCATCCGGGGCTGAGTTTCGAGGGTCGCGGGGCGGCTCTCATCAAGACCACCAATTCCGGTCCCCTGGGGGGTCCGGGCAGTAGCAACCCAAAACCCCCTTTGTGGAGACCAAGATGTCCGTCACGCGCATCTCGGACGTGATCGTCCCGGAAGTGTTCACCCCGTACATGATCGAGCGCACCGCCGAGCTGTCCGCCCTGTGGCAGTCCGGTATCGTCGATCCCAACCCCGAGTTCACCTCCCTGGCCCAGGGCGGCGGCAATGACGTCAATCTTCCTTTCTGGAAGGATCTGACCGGCGACTCCGAATCGGACGATGACGATCCGTCGAACCCGGCCAACCCCGCCAACATCGGCTCCAGCTCCGAAGTCGCCCGCAAGCACTTCAAGCGCAAGGCCTGGGGTAGCGCCGACCTGGCTGCGTCGCTGGCCGGCGATGATCCGATGCGCGCCATCGCTGATTTCGTGGCCGAATGGTGGACGCGCGACATGCAGCGCAACGCCCTGCTGCCCGCCCTGACCGGTATCTTCGCCGGCCCGCTGGCCAGCACCCATGTGCTGACCAAGGCGACGGAAGACGCCAATACGGCGCCGGACAGCGCCTTCATCGGCAGCGACAACGTGATCGACTGCGCCAACCTGCTGGGCGACCATTGGGAGCGCGTGACCACCCTGGTCATGCACTCCAAGCCGTTCTCGCGCCTGCAGAAGCTGAAGCTGATCGAGTATGTTCCGCTGTCTGAGCAGAACATCCAGGTTCCGTTCTTCCTTGGCCGCCGCGTGATCGTCGATGACGGCTGCCCGGCCGTGAATGGCAGCGCCAGCGGCAAGAAGTACACGACCTACCTGTTTGGCGCGGGAACCATCGCCTATGGCGAGGGCACGCCGAAGGTGCCGACCGAGACCGACCGCGACTCCCTGGCCGGTATCGATTATCTGGTCACCCGTCGTCACTTCTTCCTGCATCCGCGCGGCCTGAAGTGGGTCGGCGCCGTCGCCGGCAAGACCCCGACCAATGCCGAGCTGGAATCCGGTTCGTCCTGGAGCCTCGTCTACGAGGCCAAGAACGTGCCGATCCTCAAGCTGGTCACCAACGGCTAAGGGCCTGACGGCTCGCTTCGGCGGGCCGTCTCCTTATCGGCACAAGGAAGTCTCGCCATGACGTACCGCAACAAGACCCTGTCCGAGCGCCAGCTTGCCAATATCGAGCTGCTGACGGACTCCTCCGGTGGCACCGAGGTGACTGAAATCACCTCCAAGGTCGGCATTTATGTCGTGCCGCTGTTCATCAACCTTGCCGAAGTTACCGGCAACGGCGACGTACTGACGACATACACGCCTGGACACAAGTTCAAGATCCTGGCCGTGGACTTTGCCGTTGCAAAGGCCGTCACCACCGCCTCCAAGCGCGCCGACTTCAATCTGGAGATCGGCACGACGAACGTGACCGGTGGTGTCGTCAGCGTCACCAGCGCCGCTGCAACGCCGATGGGCAAGGTCATCGCCGGCACGGCGGTCACTGCCGCCAACACCGGCAGCGCCACCGATACGATCTCGGTCGAATCGGCCAGCGTCACCGCGCACGCTGAAGGCAATGGCTGGATCCTGATCAAGCTCCAGAACATGGACACGGTCGATGCCGTCGCTGCGCTGTGCGGCAAGCTGAACGACGTGATCTACGGCGCGCAGAAGACGGCGTAACCCACGCCTCCACCTCTTTCAGAAGGATACCGGGCCATGGCCCTCGAAACCGAAGCCTCCCTCACCCAGGACATGCCCTACACCAACGGCGCCCACGAGCGGGCCCTGGTGCAGTTGGCGGGGTACGAGGATGTCACCGCGACCACGACCACCCAGGCGCTGCGTGTCGATATCTATCAGACGCGCATCACCGCTGCTGCCGTGTCCAGCGTCGCCACGCTGCCCGCCGGCACGTTCCCCGGCCAGCGCAAGGTCGTGACCATGCCGGCCCGCGCCGGCAGCGTCACATTTATCCTGACCCCGAGCGTTGGTGTGACCTGGAAGCAGGCGAACGGCACCGACGACAGCGCCAGCGTCACCTTCGACGCTGCCGGTGAGTATCTGGTGGTGCTGTGGGATGGCGCTAAGTGGGTGAACCAGTCCACCAACGCCACCGTCGCCTGACCCTGAACAAGGGGCGCCACCCCAACATGGCGCCCCTGAATCCCAACGGAGCGGAAAGCCATGTCTGCCACCGGCCATAACTATCGCCGCATCATGCTCATGCGTCGTGCGGAGCAGGAGCGCCAGCGCTTGGCGCAGGAAGCTGCCGCTGCCCAGGAAACGGAGGCGAGCGACGAAGGTGCCGGCGCTCAAGGCATTCCATTGGAGGGCGCTGATCCAGGCGTGATCCCCTCTGCGCCCGTACAAAACAGCGGCGAGATTCAGGCCGCCGATGCTCCGCCATCCGTCAACTACGCCGAGTTCACGAAGGTCGAACTGAAGAAGATGGCAGACGAGCGCTTTGGCCTGAAGCTGGAGCCGGCGATGTCGAAGGGCGACATGATCGCCGCCATTGAGGCCGCGGCCTCGAAGTCTGAAGGCAACTGATCATGCCTACCGCCTACATCGAGGAATTCGATGCCGCCTACCGGGTGAATGGGGACGTCATTCCGACCGTCCCCGGCACCCTCATGGCCAAGCAGAAGGTCGCCATCGCCGGCACGTCTGCACAGTCATCCGCGCTGGCCGCCGGCACGCGCATCGTGCATCTGTGCGCCGATACCGATTGCCTGTTCCTGGTGGGCGCCAACCCGACCGCAGACGCCAACAGCCGCTATCTGCCGGCCAAGGTTCCGCGCCTGATCTCCGTCGCTGGCGGCGAGAAGATCGCCGTTATCAGCATCTCGTAACCTGGGAGGCCAGCGTGGCGTTCACCGCGGAAGACGGCACCGGAGTCACGGGAAGCAATTCCCTCGTGAGCGTTTCCGCTGCCGACACGTACTTCAGCGACCGGAACAACACGACTTGGGCCGCCAAGACGACGGCGCAGAAGCAGGCTGCACTTCTCGAAGGCACCGCCTACCTTGAAGGCACCTATGTCGGCCAATGGCCTGGCACGATCCTGAAAGAGACCCAGGGACTCTCCTGGCCGCGTGAATACGCCTATGACCGCGACCGCCGCGAACTGACCGGCGTCCCTGTTGATGTGCAGGCGGCTGTGTGCGAGTTGGCGTTCCAGTCCTTCTCCGGTGCGCTCGCACCCTCCACCAACGGCGCCAAGCGCGTGAAGCGCATCAAGGGCGGTTCGGCTGAGATCGAGTACGAGACCAGCAGGGGCGGCACGGCCCGCGAATATCCGTTCGTGACGCGGCTGCTGTCGCGCATCCTGTCCGGTCCCGGCGGCACCTACAACATCGCGCTGCGGAGGGTCTGATGGGCTTGCTTGCTGACTTCTCCGACGGCATGGCCGAACTGTTCACCGCGCTGGAAGACCTGGCATTCGTCGGCACGGTCACGCGCACGGTCCCTGGCACCTATGACCCGGACACCGGCCCGACCAGCACCACACTGACGTCGTCGTGCAAGATCGTCTTCGATACCAAGCCGGACACGAACGACACTCGCCTCGTTGGCCTGGAGATCCTTCCGACCGACGAAAAAATGCTGCTGCAGGGCCTGACCTTCAAGCCGAACGAAGGCGATACCGTCACCATCACGGCGCGCGGTGACGGCACCTCAGTCAGTGACCAGCCGGTGCGGCGCATCATCTTCGTCGATGACGTCATTCAGAGCGGCGCGCTCTATTCCGTGGTGGGGCGCTGATGCCGGGACTGGACTTCGCATATCGCCTCGGATGGAAGGCCTACATCACCCTGGTCTGGGAAATCGTCTGGGACCGGTTCTGCTTCATGTGGTGGCGTACCGAGACGAGGTCGGCAGAAATCGTGTTCGGGTCCGTCGCCGCGCTATGGGCTGCCCTACTGTTTCACGCGGATACCGCGTCCGCCAAGCATCTGTCGTCCTATCTGGAGACCATCGCACCGGCCGGCGTCTGGCAATGGCTGCTGTTTGTCCTGGGTGGTGCGCAGTGCGCCATCGCCTGGTTCAAGCAGCGCTCGCTGATTCCGCTGCGGCTGTTGATCTGGATGGCCAGCTTCGCGACGTGGTCCTACGTCATGCTCATCAGCTTCCTCGCTGTACCGCCAGCGCTGATTACTGCTGCCGTCGCTGCTGTGCTGGTCTTCGGCTCTTTCTGGGCTGTCACTCGAACGGGGCGTGGGTGATGCATGGAAATCCTGTCGCTCTTTCAGAAGCTCGGCCCGGAATGGCTCACCGGCGGCCTGTTCGCGGGCGTGGCCATCTTCGCCCTGGTGCTGCAACTGAAGCGCATGAGGCAGGACGACAGCCGGAACGACGCAGAGGTGCAGTTTCGGGGCGACCTGTTCAAGCAAATCGCGGAGCAACGGGCGGAAATCAAGGAACTGAAGGAGCGCGCCGATCGGTTCGCAGACGAGCGCAACAAGGCCTTGCTGGCCGCGGCCGCCATGGAAGCATCCAACAAGGAACTGGCGGCACAGGTCGGCGGCTTGCAGGCGCTGCACGACATCCGGCGGGGAGATAAGTGATGCCGTCCGGTACTTTCGCGCTTGATGTATCTCGCTGGGTCGCCAAGGCCAATGGCAACACCGATCTGGTGTTGCGCAAGATCACTTTGGACTTGACGCGGTCGGTCGTGATGAAAACGCCTGTCGACACCGGCCGTGCCAGAGGTGCGTGGTCCGTGTCCATCGCGACCATTCCGCCATATGAGGTTAAGCCGGAAGACAAGAGCGGCGGCAACGTGCTGAGCAAGGCTGCCGGCACAATCAACAGCGAGGTGAAGGCTGGCCAGGTCATTTACCTCACCAACACGCTGCCGTACATCCTGCGCCTTGAGGAAGGCTACTCAAAGCAGGCCCCGGCCGGCATGGTTGGGCTCACGCTGCGTGAATGGCCCGGCATCGTCCGCACCAGCACGGCGGGGCTGCCATGACCGCGCTTCGCATCGCATCCGCCATGGAAAAGCGCCTCAAGAGCCTATCGCCCGCACTGCCGACGAAGTGGGAGGGCGCGCAATACACAGCGACCGCAGGCACCGCATGGCAGCGCGCCACCGTGATGTTCTCCGACACGCGGGCCTTGGGTGTGTTCGGCGAAGCGCCTGAGGAATGGACCGGGTATCTGCACATCTCGCTCAACTACCCGAACGGGCAGGGCGCACAGCCGGCGCGCACGCGTGCAACGCTTCTCTGCGGAGACCGGGACAATGGCGTTCAAGGCCACTTCTATCGCGGTCAAGTGCTGATTGAGGGCAACACCAAGGTCACGATCTATCAGCCGATCATCAAGACGGGCGATGACTCTGACCCGCTCTGGTACTCGCTGCCCGTACACATCCCTTTCCTCGCTCACACGATCTGACGGAAGGAAATCATGGCCACCAAGCGCAAGCCCGTCGAGCCCGCCACCGAGATCGTCGCGCCGCCCGCCGATGTCAACATCGTCGTGAGCGCACTGAACGCTCTGTCCGAAGCGGCATCCTCCGGCAGTGCATGGACACCAGATGTAGCATCGCTGTATCAAGATGCGGTGCAACTTGCGCAGAAGCAGGCGAAGGCGCTGGAGCGTATCGCAGGTTTCGAATTTGCATCCGACGCGCCACCGGGCCCAGCCCACGCTGCGTTGAATGCAGTCCGCAAGATCGCCAGCGACGCCCTGGGGGCGTAACGGCAACCCAACCCGCCGGTGGCAGGGCCATCGGCAGCCAACACCCCCAATCTGAAGGACGTTCGCCATGACGATCGCAAAGGGCATTGCCAAGCAGCTCATCTACAAGAAGGAAACCACGTTCGGCACGCTGGCCGGCGCGTCCAGTGCGCAGCGCCTGCGCCGCACGGAATCGACGCTGAACCTGCAGAAGGACACCTACCAGTCGGCCGAAATCCGCAGCGATTATCAGATCGCCGATTTCCGCCACGGTGTGCGTCGCGTCGCCGGCAACGTGAATGGCGAGTTGAGCCTGGGGACCTATAAGGACTTCATCGCCCATGTCCTGCGCCAGGATTGGGTGGCCGGTGTCTCCAAGACCAACAGCGATTTCACCAGCGTGACCAGCGACAGCGGCACGAAGACCTTCACTTTCGCCAGCGGCAACCCCATCACCGAGGGCTTCCGCGTGGGCGACGTGATCCGGTGGACGGGGCTGGCGGCGACCGCCAACAACAGCCGCAACATGCGGATCACCGCGCTGACCAGCACGGCCATCACCGTGGCCGAAAGCATCACGACCGATGCCAGCCCGGACAGCAGCTTCACGGTTGCGGTGGTCGGCAGCAAGGTCATGGTGCCTTCGACCGGCCACACCGACACCAGCTTCACGTTCGAGCATTACTTCTCTGACCTGGACAAGACCGAGGTCTTCACGGGCGTCAAGGTCAACACCATGGAGATCGGCCTGCCGGCAACCGGCATGGCGACCATCAACATGGCGATGATGGGCCAGAACCGCACGCTGGATCCCAATGGTGACGGCTCCGCGCCGTACTTCACCAGCCCGACCTCCGAAACGACCACGGCTATCCTGGCAGCGGTTAGCGGCGTGCTGCGTGTCAACGGCGCCGACAACGCCGTCGTGACCGGCATCACCATCAACATCTCTGGCAACATCACGGGCGATCCGGTGGTCGGCTCCAACCTGATCCCGAACATGTTCACCGGTCGCGTGAACGTCACCGGCAGCTTCACCGCCTATTTCGATGGGCAGTCGCTGGACGAGGCTTTCGACGACGAGTCCGAGGTCTCGCTGCACTTCATGCTGACCACCGCCGATGGCGAGCCGAAGCCGTTCCTGGCTGTACATCTGCCGCGAATCAAGTTGGGCGGAAACGACAAGAACGACGGTGAGGGCGGCCTGATCCAGACCATCCCGTTCCAGGCGCTTCTGAAGCCGACGACGAGCGGTTTCGACTCTTCAACGATAATTTTCCAGGACAGCAGCGTGTCCTAACCGAGATGCCGGCCCCAACCCGGCATGAGTGTCTGCGCAGACTTGGGGGCGGGGAGTTGGGCCCCGCCCCCTTCAACCCACCCAACGGGAAATCATCATGGCCTTCGACATTTCCGCTGCCAAGCAGCTCGACACCGCTGAATACACCGTCATCCACCCGGCGACGAAGGATGAGACGGAATGGAAGATCACTTTCGCCGGCCCGAGCCATCCCAAGGCCGTCTCGCAGCGCAACGCCATGCTCCGCAAGGGCCTGGTGCGCAGCAAGAACGGCGGGCGCGATCTGAAGCCGAACGTGGTCGATGAGGAAGCCGTCGACTTCATCGTCGATCGCATCATCGGCTGGACCGGCGCGTCGCAGGAGTTCGAAGAGGAATACGCCAAGTCGCTGCTGATGAAGCCGGAATATAGCTGGCTGCGTGGCCAGTTGAACGTGTTCCTGAACGACGACGCGTCTTTTATCGGCAGCTCCGCGACGAACTGATCGCCTACGCGGAGCACGAGTTTGCCCTGTCGGTGGAAACCGATGGGGCAACCCTCCGGAAGCACCTGGAGAGCGTGGAAGCGCAGACAGGCAAGCGACCGGCACAGTTGGATGGCCCCGAGTTCCCAACCGGGGTGGAGTATCTGTGGGAGTGGTACTGGCAGCTGCGTCGCCACAACGGCGGCAATGGTTTCGGGCCCGGCCCGATATCGTGGAGTGAAATCGACGCTTGGGCGAGAAGAACCGGGGCAGACCCGGCCCCCTGGGAGTTGGAAGTGATCTCTGAACTGGACGCCGCCTATCTGAAACAGCAGGCGGTTGAACGGAAAAAGAATGACGACCGACATCGCAACGCTCGGGATCAAGGTTGACACCACGCAAGCGGCACGCGGGGCCAGTGACCTTGAGCGCTTCGAGGAAAGCGCCGGGAAAGCCGGTCGGGCGGTCGACAAGATGGAGAACGAGGTCAACTCCATTCTGGGTCCGCTGCGTGCGCTCCAGGGCTTGTTGGCTGGTGTCACTGCGGCGCTTGGTATCCAGAAGCTGATCGAATATGCCGACACATGGAACCTGCTGAACGCGCGCATCAAGATCGTCAGCCGCTCAACGCAGGAGTTTGTCACGGCGCAGCGAGAACTGTTCCGCATCTCGCAGGAAACCAGAACGGCACTGGAGGGCACGGTCTCGCTCTATACCCGCGTCGCTGGCGTTGCGCAGCGAGCAGGTCGGTCGCAGGTCGAGGTGCTGAAGTTCACCGAGACCGTCAGCAAGGGACTCCAGGTCTCTGGCGCATCTGCGGCCGAGGCGCAGAACACCATTATCCAGCTTGGCCAAGCGCTGGCCAGCGGTGCCCTGCGTGGCGACGAGTTCAACTCCCTGCGTGAGAATGCGGGAGCCCTGGTGCAGGTGCTGGCTGATAACATCAAGGGCGTCGACGGCAACATGGGAAAGCTCCGTGAGTTCGCGGAGCAGGGCAAGCTGACGTTCGACGTGATTTTCAATGCGGCGCTGGGTGCTTCGGCCAAGATCAATGCCGACTATGCACAGCTTCCGGTAACTGTTGGCGCGGCTTTTACGGTTCTAGAAAACGCCTTCATGAAGTTCGTCGGTGAGGTGGACAAGTCCACCGGCATCACGGCGGCTCTGTCGTCTGGACTGGTCTCGCTGTCAAAGAACCTGGATCTTGTTGCCGCATCCCTGGCAGGCTTGGCCGCCGCCGGCATCGTCGCCAGCCTGGGCACAATTATCGGCCTTATCCGGACAGCCACCACGGCCACCATCGCATGGACGGCGGCGCTGGCAACGAATCCAATTGGACTGCTGGCCGTGGCAATCTCAAGTGCTGTCGCGGCGCTGGTCTACTATCGAAATGAACTGGTGAATATCGGCAACCAGACCGTTCGTGTCGGCAATGTGATCTCTGCCGTGTGGACGACCATTGCCGCCCCGATCGAGGCCGCTGTGAAGTGGCTGGCCGCAATGGTGCGCACACTTGCAGCGCTTGCGGCTTTCGACTTCAGCTCTGTTGGTCGCGGCCTTGGCGATGGCGCACAGGCCATGAAGGGCGCGGTATCAGATATCGAAAAGGCGTGGTCCCGTATGAACCTGCGGCCTGGACGCGATATGGGCCGCGACTCGGTCAACAACACGCCGACACCGGTCGCTGGTGTCGATCCTGCGGAGGTGAATGACAAAGAGCAACTGGTCAACGCCATCGAACGCATCATCGGCGCCTACGACAGGGAAAAGAAGATTGCCTTCGAGGTGGCCGACGCGCGCAAGCATCTGAACGCGGCGATGGAGGCCGGTTCCCAGGCACTGAAGGACCAGATCGCGGCGGCCGGGGGCGTCGATTCCATCCTGAAGCGGTACGAGGCGCAGCTTCGTAGCAACACGACTGCGGTCAAGCAGGCCGACGCCGTCACGCAGGCATTCAAGGACCAGATCGATGACGTCAATCGTTTCTTGGCGGATCAGGCCGGCGGACTGACCGAAGCCGAGAAGGCCTACCAGCCCTATGCGGCTCAGATCGAGAAGCTGAACGACCTGCTGGCCAAGAAGGGCGTCACCGACCAACAGCGCATCGCTATCCAGGAGACGATCAACAAGCTGGAGTTGGCCGGCCGCGTCGCCATGGAAGATGCCAACGCCAAACTCCAGCGCCAGATCGATCTGCGCACCCTGGAACTGAATAGACTGAAAGAGCGCAACGGGCTCATGTCTCGCGTCGTCGCCGGCGGCTCCGATGGACTGAAGGCTGGCGTGGAGTTGGAGGCTAAGGTCACGCAGTGGCAGATCGACGATGCCATCCGTGGCCTCACCGATAGCCTGCGTGATGCGCGTGGGCAGATCAGCGAGACCAATCAGGCCATCATCGACGCCACCGAGGCGGAGATGAAGCGCAATGCCGTCCTTGAGCGGCAGGCGCAGATCAACGGCCTTGCACAGACCGCAGCCGACAGCCTGGGCAACATCTTCACGCGCATCCAGTCCGGCGATTGGGGTAGCGTGGCCGAGGGCGTCGGCAAGTTCGTCACCGATTTCCAAACGCTTGAGAAGAAGACGGGCTCAACTGCCGGTGCCTTTAAGGAGTTGGGCGAAAACCTGCTGAAGTCGGCAGAGGCTGGCAACGCGCTGGGCAACATGCTGGGCAGCCTGTTCGGCCGGTCGGCGGCGGAGCAGAAGAACGCGCAGAAGGGCGGCGCCATCGGCGGCACCGTTGGCAGCTTCTTCGGAATGAAGGGGGCCGGCGCCTTCGTTGGCAACATCATCGGCGGCTTCTTCGGTACTTCCAAGGCCATGGAGCGCGCTGCGCAGAAGGCTGCCGACGTCGCCAAGCTCAACGAACAGATCGACAGCTTCCTCCAGGCCGCGTCGTCGGCCACCGATATGCAGAAGCAGCTCACGGCTTTGGATGCTCAATTCCAGTCGTTGCGGCGCGAAGCCGAGCGCTTGAAGCAGCCGGTCGACCTGCTGACGAAGGCCTATGAGGCCCAGCGCAAGAAAATCCTGGACGCCTTCGGCTCCGGCATCGACGAGCTGATCGACAAGTATTCCGGCCGGCAGGCGATGGCTGACCTGCGGGCCCTGCTGAAAGTGCAGGAGCAGCGCATCAAGGACGCGTTGGTGGCGGAATACGATCTGGGCAAGGTGCGTCGGGCCAATGCGCTGGAACTGGCTGATTTCTTCTCCAACCTGACCGAGGATCAGCTTGCCGCTTTCGGCGATCTGGTCTCCGCGCTCGACCGGGTGAAGGCCCGCATCCGCGACCTGACCACCACCATCACGGATCAACTCGACAAGCAGATCGACACCGCCAAGGAACTGGCGTCGGCCGCGCGCCAACAGGCGTCCGCCTTCCGTCAGCTTGCCGTGTCCCTGCGCGAACAGATCCTGGCCAACAAGACTGGTGACTTGTCGCCTCTGTCTCCGGGCGACCGCTTCTCTGCGCTCAACACCGAATTCCAGCGCCTGTTCGGCCTGGCAATGGGCGGTGATCAGGACGCGGCCGGCAAGCTCGGTGACGCCGGGACAAGCCTTTTGGAGGCTGCCAAGGCAATGTATGCGACCGGGCCCGAGTATGTCGCCATCTTCAACCAAGTGCAGGAAGCGCTGGCCAAGACGGCTGAGGTGGCCGATGTGCGCGCCACGGCCCTGGAGCGCATTGCCGATCTGGCGGATACGCAGGTGGTGATTCTTGAGGCCATCCGTGATGTCCTTAATACCGACCTTGGGCAGCCAACGGCCGACGCCATCGCCGCGGCGATCGCCGACGGCGTGCTGACGGTAGGGGAAATCCAGGGTATCAACACCAAGCTGGACGAGCTTGGCCTGAAATTTGCTAACGTGACCGGCCCGGCCGCCGACGCGGTCAAGTCCGCGATCGAGACCCTGCGGCAGCAGTTGGCGCCCGGCGTGCTCACCGATGCGCAGAAGGCGGCTCTCACGACAGGTCAGCAGGCTATCGCCGACGCGCTGAACGGGTTCAAGGCCCAGCAGATCGACGAATACCGCAAGGCACTCATTGCAGCCGGCGACGCCATCGGGAAGATGCAGAACTTCCTCCTTGATCCGAACGGCAAGATCCCGGCTGCAATCGAGGCCGCGTTCAAAGGCGCAGATATTCAAGCATCGCTGGCTACCGGCATCGAAACCCTGTTCAACGACGCCCTGGGCGATGCCTGGGAGGCGACGCCCCTCGTTGTTCGCGCCGATCAGACCTTGGCCCAGGCCGTTGGCCAGTGGACGGCGGAAAACCTGTCGACCCGCATCACCAGCCAGTTCGGGGAGGCCATCGCCAACTGGGCGACGGGTAGCGATCCGCGCACCCTGGTGCAGCGCGTGGACGAGGTATTCTCGCAGGCTATTGGTGACGAGACCGGAAATTGGCAGGGCACGCTGAAGTCCCTGCTGGATCAACAGTCTCCGCTCGTGCTGAACCTTCAGGCGCTGACCGCACAAATTCCGCTGTTGATCGATGCCCTGAAGAATCAGGCCGCGAACGACAATGCTTCCGGCGCCTATGACGCTGCGATGCAGGCGTTCGTCAACCCGATCAAGAACGCGGCCGTCGGGGCGGTGAACAGCATCGCCAGCGTGCCGATCGACAAGCCTTCAGGCGGCAAGAACAACCGCACGGATCTGAGCGTCAATATCGCTTCCGGGCTCCAGCAGAATATCGGCGGGAACGCACAGAACGAGGGCAGCCGCCAGCGCGCAGCAGAGCTTGGCAGCATCATGCAGACGCTTGGCCAGCAACTCGAGATGCTGACTGGCGGCACGCTGGGGACGATCCAGGTTCGCGCGGGCGAGGACACGTCCGGCTATCGCGTCGGATCGATCGACCGCATGGACGCCTATGACGGCAACGCCCATGCCCAGATCATCTCGGGGTTCATCAACGATGCGATCAAGTCGCTGTCGGGCGGCAACGTCGAGGCGATCAAGATCCTTCAGGGCACGGACTTTACCGACATCACCGCCGGCTTCACGAACGCGGCTGCTGAAATCTACAAGCTTTTGAATCCACCAGCTTTTGCCGCTGGCGGTATGCATGCTGGCGGACTGCGTTTGGTCGGTGAAAATGGGCCCGAGTTGGAAGTCACTGGCCCTGCCCGTTATTTCAGTGCGTCGCAAACGGCATCGATGATTGATGGAGCATATGGCGCCGTAGCCGGCCGCAGCCGTGGGCAGGCGGTTACCGATCCGGCCCTGCTGTCCGAGCTGCGGGCCCTGCGCGCAAGCAACGAGGCCATGGCGGCGGAACTGTCCGCCTACCGGAAGGAGCAGGCGGAGCGAGACGGCCGGATCATCCGGAGCAACGAGGCAATGGCGGCGGACAGCAAGCGCCAAGCAGGCCAGGCAGGGGAGCGTCGCCGCTGATGGCCTTCTCCCCCGCCTTCCTCGACCTCATCGCCCAGCCGAACGCCGTCCGCTCCTATCTGGTGACGGTGCAGCCCTATGCAGTCGTGCGGGCCAGCATGGCGCAGGTGGCCAGCGGCAACCGCCTGACGGCCGCTGCCGGCACCTTCAGCACGATGAAGCCATGGGACACCGGCCTGACCCTCAGCCGGCCCGCGACAGGCGATGTGACCATCGGCATCAGCGACGTGGCGGACGACGGCTCATGGGTGCAGGTCACCGGGGTGACGCTGAGCAATGTCGCCGCAGCCACCTGCACCATCAGCGGGCTGGTCGACCGGTACTTCAGCACGGGCGGCTACAACACGACGCCCACGGACACGCCGGCCAACCGCCATTACGAGGATGGCGTTGAGAACGCGCTGTCCTTCACGCGGACGATGTACGACGGCACCAAGATCGGCGGACGCTCTATCCCCGGCCGTGGCGACATTGTTCTGCATAACCTGAATGGCCGGTTTGATGGCTATCGCTCGTGGGGCTGGGCAGGGCGCCGCGTCACGGTAGAGCTTGGCGCCACCAGCTTCGCGCGCAACGAATTTGGCGTCATCTTTGTCGGCGTGACGGCCGGCGTATCGCTCTCCGACGATCGGTTCTCCATTTCCGTCCGCGATCTGACCGAACTGCTTAACCAGGCGCTCTATGCCCCCCGCTATCGCGGGACCGGCGGGTACGAGGGCGGCATCGACCTGCTGGATCAGGTCAAGCCGATCTGCATCGGGAAGTGCCAGAACATCGAGCCCGTGCCGCTGGGCATCATCGACGGGCGGTTTACCTACCAGTTCCACGACGGCGCTGTCGCGGCTTACGACAGCGGCTGGCATCAGGTGCGGGATGCCGGCGTGCCGCTTACCTATGTCGCCAGCAGCCCGGCGGCCGGGCAATGGACGCTCGACGCCACCAGGGGCCTGATCATCATCGGGGGCGGGGAGCCGGCACTGCTGACGGCCGACGTCATCGGCACCAGCGACGCCTCGACAGAGCCATCGGCCGCCCGAGCAATGGAATATCTGGTGCTGCGCCGGCTGGCTCTGGATAGCGGCGGGAGCATCACCAGCGTCTCCATCGGCACGGGGAGCAAGACGTTCACCGTGCGGGACACGCTGCCGTTCGGCATCGGCGGCTATGCGCTCATTTCCCGCACTGCCGCGCCCGACCAATACTGGATGCTGGGCACGGTGACGGGCTGGACCGGCGGTTCCCTCACCGTCAACGTCACCGCGTCGGCGGGCGTCGGGACCTTCTCGGATTGGACGGTCACCAAGATCGGCCTGCTGGCGAGCGAGATCGGCCCCGGCACTGGCGGTGATGTCTTCGACGAGCTGCACACCGCCAACACCGCCCCGGTGCAAGTCTATATCCGCGACGGCGCCAACGCGTTGGACGTGCTGGACGAGATCGCCAAAAGTATCGGGGCTTTCTACGGCTTCGACCGCGCAGGCCTGTTCGATGCCGGCCTGTTCCTGGCGCCCACCGGGACTCCCGTCCTGTCGATCGACGGCGACACCGCCATGGAGGGCCTGCAACGCGAGGACACCAGCGCCCCGGCCTGGCGCGTCTCTCTCGGCTATGGCCGGAATTTCCGCGTCGCAACCACGGACGAGTTGGCGGAAGACATCCGCAAGAACCTCGTCACCAACGGCTATTTCAATGCTGACACCGATTGGACAAAGGGCACTGGCTGGACCATCAGCAGCGGTGCGGCGCAGGCGGTGGCAGGGTCTGCGTCGGATCTATCGCAAACCATCGCCCTCAAGGTCGGACAGGAATACGTCCTGACGGCCGACGTTACTCGCAGCGCCGGCAGCGTCCAGTTCAAGCTCGACAGCACAAATCTGGGGTCGGCGGTCAGCGCCACCGGCACGCTTGAGGTCACCTTCATCTCCACTTCGGCCAGCATGTCGCTGAAGGCGTCGAAGGATTCATCGTTCGCCGGGTCGGTCGACAACATCTCGATCGTGACCAGCCGACTCCGGTTCTTCACGACAGAATACCGATATCCTGCCGCTGCCGCAGATATGAGCGTGCGGACCATCTATGGGCCCTACGCCACATCGGAGACACGAGACACGCTGCTGCTGCGCAAGGCAGATGCTGAGACAGAACAGGCCCGACAACTGGCGCTCTATGGGGCTGCCCGCGATGTCTTCACCGTGCCTGCGAAGACGGAGCCATTCCAGGTCGACATCGGAAATGTAGTCGAGTTGACCGATTCGCGGTACGGTCTATCCGCAGGGAAACTGATGACTGTACTGGGCATCATTGAGGACGCGAGCACCAATCGCGTCACGCTGACGCTGTGGGGTTGAGATGGCGCTGACGGGACGCAGCCGGAATGTGGTGCTGGCATGGCAGAACTTCGTGGACGAGAGCATCACAGTTCTGACCAGCCCGACATCGTTTGTTTCTGGCATGCCGCTGAGCAACGTCAAGAACGACAGGCTCAAGAAGGTGGCGCGCACCACCGGCAACTCCGTGATTTTCGACTTCGACTTCGGCCAGGCCGTGCCCATCAGCATGGCCGCGATCCTGGGGCACAATCTCACCGAAAACGCGACCATGCGCATCCAGGCGGCAAACGCTCGCAGCGGCACGGCCAGCGCGCCGGGCGGCTACACGCTTGCATTGCCTGATCTGGTCTACGACACGCGTCAGACCCTGCGTAGCGGCACCGCGCGCGGGGCCTACACCTGGACCAGCAGCATGCTGGACCATGATTTCACGACGGGCACACTGCCGGCCGGGTCCAGCTTCAGCCGGGCCAGCCCGGCGACCTATTTCGACTATACCGGCACCATGCGCACGGCGGCGACCGGGGAGCCGCGGTACGACTACGACCCGGTGACCAAGACGGCGCGCGGCATCCTGATCGAGGAGGCGCGGACGAACCTGCTGCTGAACAGCGAGGCGCTGTCCACCCAGAGCGTCGTGGTCACCGCGCAGGCATACACGCTGTCATTCTACGGGACTGGTACGATTACGCTGTCTGGTGCATCTACCGCGGGCCCGCTGGTGGGGGGCGGCGCCTTTCCGGCGCGCACCACGCTGACCTTCACGCCGGCCGCCGGCACGCTGATGCTGACCGTCACCGGCACGGTGCAATATGCCCAGCTGGAAGCCGGTGCTTTCCCGACCAGCTACATCCCAACCACAGCCACCACCGTCACTCGGGCCACAGATTTCCTGAATATGCCGACCAGCGTGCTGCCTTTCAATTCGGCGGCAGGCACGTTGTTGACCTCATTCAAAATGCCATATGTGGGCGGCGCCGGTTATCCAGGTGCGGCCTTTTTCGATGATGGAACCGTAAACAATTACATTGGCTCGTTCGTGGCTGATGCCGCATCCGATGCGACGTATTTTGAGGTAAAGACGGGCGGGGTACAGCAATTTTACGGCTCGGTAGGAACATATGTGGCGGGTACGTCTGTTACCGTAGGCGGGGCGTGGTCTGCCGCAAATTTTGCCGCATCCCTAAATGGTTCTACACCGGCGACGTCATCATCAGGGACAATTCCGACTGTGAACGTGCTCCGCGTCGGCACGTTGTTGGCAAACCTGGCCCCCCTCAACGGCTGGATCAGTCGCCTGACCTATATCGCCTCCCGCGTCAGCAATGCCGACCTCCAGACCCTGACCAATCCCGCCACGTCGGCAGCCACGCGCGCGGCCACGCTGGCGCCCTATGCCGGCACGGCCGGCACGGCGGCCATCACCCTGGGCACTGGCAGCAAGACCGTCTATGTCGACGACGCTGACATGCGCTTCTATGCCGGCACGACCGTGCGGCTGTCTATCGACGACAGCAACTATATGTCCGGCACGGTGACCTCCTATTACCGCCCCTCGCGCCGCTTGGTCATCAACTCGACCACCGTCGTCGGGTCCGGCTCTGCAACGACCATGGCCGTCACTCGCGAGACCGACGACATCAAGGTCTGGCCGGATGTGACTCCTTTTGGTGAGGGCGGGTATTGGGGGCGGTTCACGTGGGGTGGCCTGCTGTCGCTCGTCGGGAGGGATTACCTCCCGCCTGGCATCCACATGCCGGCGCTATTCACAGGCGATGACGAGCCGATCTACGCGCGGTATCTGAAGCTGGAAATCACCGACACCAGCCTGAGCTATATCGACATCGGCCGGCTGTTCCTGTCGGCCGCATATCAGCCGACGCGGAACCTGGAGTTTGATTGGTCGCTTACCCAGGTCGACCCCAGCCCCAAGGAGCGGTCACGGGGTGGGCAGGTCTATGTCGACGGCCGTCCGCAGTATCGACGCATCGCACTTCGGCTGTCCGGCATCTCCCGCGACGAAATCATGTCACAGGTCTACGAGATGCAGCGCGAGCTTGGCGTGCGCCGGCCCTTCCTGCTGATCGTCGATCCCACGGACCCCATCAACCTGCATCGCCTTACGCTTTATGGCTCGCGGCCAGACGATGCACCCATCAGCAACCCGCTGACCAACAACTATTACGCCGTCGAAATCGTCTCAGAGGAGTGGCTGTAAATGCCTGTCGTCAATGGAAACGAATACACCGCAGACGGCAACTTCAATGGCAACAAATACGCCGACTCTGCACTGGGGCTGATCCCGGCGCTGACGGACGTGGTTGCGCACTGCGAAGGCATCTTCCGCGGCACCAGCACCAGCAGTGTGACGGTGGGCAATGGCACCAAGACGCTGACCATCAGCCTGAACCGGCCGATCTACATCGGCTCGTGGGTGCGCATTGAGGCGCAGGCGAACAGCGCCATCTCGATGGAGGGTACGGTCACCGCCTACGACAGCGGCACCGGGGTGCTGTCCGTCTCGGTTGACCCCTCTGACGTCAGCGGAGCCGGCACGCTGGCGGCCTGGTACATCTTCACGATGGGCCGGCGCGGCAAGGACGGCAATGCGGGAACTTTGGCGACGAACAGCGTGGCGGGCGTGGCTGCGCTGGCAACGCAGGCGGAGGTGGACGGCCGCACCATCACGGGCAAGATCGTGGCCCCGTCCACGCTGGCGGAAGGGCTGGGCCTGAAGGGCACCGACATCGCCAGCGCATCCACGCTGACGCTGCCCACCATCGGCGACTATTTTAACGTGACTGGCACCACTGGCATCACCGCCATCAGCACCAGGGCAGCCGGGCGGGACGTTACCCTGGTGTTTGCCGCATCCCTGACTGTGACACATAACGGCACCTCGCTGATCCTGCCGGGCGGCGCAAACATCACTGTCGCGGCCGGTGATGTCATGCGCCTGAAGTCCGAGGGAAGTGGAAATTGGAGGTGCGTCAGCTTCAATAGGGCAAGCCTTGCTGCTGGAGCGCCGGCCCCCGGTGAGTATCTCCTGTCCTATCAGGCCGTGACCGGCTCCCCGTCCCAGATCGATATCACTTCAGGAATCACCTCGGCGTATGATCTTTATGTGGTGCGGTTCCTTCTGGTAACGTTTAACAGCATCGTGTCAATCGGGTTGCAGATCGGAAGCGGCTCTTTCACCACCACGAACTATTTGTATGGCTCCAGTATCAGCCGTAGTTCTTCCGGATCAGTCAGCGCCGCCAATTCAACTTCAGCGTCGGCAATTATGTTGACCGCTGCGGGTGACGTTGTGAGCGGTCGTGACGTGATTGGCGAGGTGATTATCAACCGTGCTGATAGCGGGTCTAGTTCCGGTGTGCTTGCGCGATTCTGGAGCATGTATAGCTATACAGCGGCATCACCAGCGGAAATTGTGCATGTCGTAGGCGCTGGTTGGCGCGCGCCGACACCGATCACTGTCATCGACCGAATCCGCCTTCTTCCTTCGTCCGGCACATTCCAGAACGCTGGTTACGTCAACCTCTATGGCATCAGGAAGTCGTAAATGAACGATATTGAAGACACCCAGGCCCCTGGCGAGCTACAGAATGCAACGCCAGATGCCAGCGAAAATGATCCGGAGATCTTCACATTCCCGGAAGGTGCGATCACTGTGTTGGAGAACGGTATTCCGCGGCTTGCTACGCCGGATGAGGAAGCCGAAATCCTGGCCCGCCAGCAGCCCGCACCGCCGGTCAAGCTCCCGAACATCAGCAAGCTGGCGTTTCTGGAGTTGTTGGTGGCTGCCCTTGGCGAACACAGGGCGTTGGCGCTATTGCAACCAACGACGCGCTTCGGTCTGATCTTCCTGGCGGCATCGCAGGTCGATTATGACGACCTGTTCATCGGCATCGACGGAGATCCGGAGCAGGCGTGCTACACGGCCCAGCTTCTTGCGGCCGAAGTGGTGACGCAGGCCGAAATTGAGGCCCTGGAAGAATCATGGCCAACGACCTGATGCACGAAACCATCCGGCGGGCGAAGGAGGTGCTGTCTCTTTTGTCCTGCGCCGCCAACGTCATCGTCGGCACAGGTGATCGAGAGGTCACCCTGTCCGCCGGAAGCTGGGAATTGCGCGTGAACGGGCGCAACAGGGCCGTCCGCTGCTATGGCGTTGCCTTGGTCACTGTAATCGACGCCATGAATCTGCCATTCGACGGGCGAAATCACTGTTCACGAGCCTGGATAGAGCACGCGCCCATTTGGGCAAAGGTCGCGGACGACCGCGCCTGAGTTGTCCATTTTCCTTTGGAAATTGGACAAGAAACAAATCCGATTTCCAGTACCATGTACGCACAAAATCCCGCTGGAGGTGCGACATGGCATATGCCCTTGTGTCTGGCGGCACGGTCGTCAACGTCACCGTGGTCGAGCTTGATGATCCTGAGGCCGATGGCTGGATAGAAATTCCAGACGGCCTACCCGTGGTTCCGGGCTGGACTTACGCCGATGACACATTCACCGCACCAATTCCATCGCAGGATCAGATAGACGCGCGCAACGCCCCGCTGGTGAAGCAGCAGGTGAACGCGCGCTTGGAACGTCGGGCTAAGGCCCTGGCTGCTGACGGGGACCGCATCGGTGCCCTTGAACTTCGCATCCAGAAGGAGACATGACATGGCAACGGGATACCGCCGCCTCAATGACGGTGATGGCGCAACGCTGGCCAAGGACGCATGCGCCTTGCTGCTGGCGGCACAGAGCAAGCTGGCCCAGGCCGCAGCGATGGCTGGTGCCGTCCTGGCGCGCGGAACGGCCGCCGAACTGGAGGGCGCTGAATTCGGCGCACAGTCTGGTGAAGGGCAGGCCGTGCATGACGAGATCGCTGGCCTGAGCAGCGCGCTTGACACCTTCATGTCCACCAATGCGACCAACATCGCCCGGTACAATCCGGGCGGCTGATCCAGCTATGAAAGACAAAGGCGCTCACGGTCAAAAGCCGTAGAGCGCCTTTTCTATTCTTCGTAAGCAGTCATCGAGAAAGCCAGCGTTTTCGCGGCCCCGGCGCGGTTTGTCATGCGGATCAGGTAATTGGTCGATGCCTTGAAAATGATTTCGTTGTCGAACCGGAAGTCACCACCAACGGCAGACGATTTCGTCCCGCCTGGATTGAAGCCGGAGTAAAGCAACGTGCCCGTGGCTGATATGGTCGGTGTGTAAAATGTGTCCGTATCAGGCATGGCCGCGCTGGAGCGGTTGCGATTATGCACCGTCACTGCCGTGCCATCACCGCTCACTGTAGTGCCTTCGTAGATCAGAATTTCAAAGTTTCCACCGCCGACAACGTCGCAAATGGCGTGGCACTCAATTCCAGCCGGCACCTTGATCAGGATGTCGGCGTTCGCGTCATCGGCAACCGAAGAAAATACATGGCTGAAGGTGAAGACCTGACCCAGATGGATCCGCTGGTGCACGATCGGCATCGTGACCAGGGAAGCGCCGATGGCGTCGCTGCCGTTGCGCGATTCGGAGTTGGTTAACTCCACCGGCATTGGCGTAGCCGGCTTGACGACTGTCCGGTTCCCGCCGGCACTGGCGAACGCGGCAACGTGGATTGGTTCAACGAGCGGTTCGGTCATGGCGGCTCACCGGGCTTGAGGTGAGCGCATAATACCGCATCCGGTCGATTGCAGGAATGGCCAACCTATAAGCATGACTTACAGGTTGCTATCGGCCCGCTGGTCAAGTGCTATTTTTCGTCCACGCTCATTTGCGTGGTGAGTGAATCCAGCCCCAGGTAAACGAGATTCTGCCCCTCATTGCCGCTCCCACTAAGTGCGGGGTGAGTGATCCAGCGCGATGCCATTCATATAAGGCTGTCATGTTGTCACCCCCGCCCAAATGCGGGGTATGTGAACCGATCCAGCCACAAAGCACTGACATGGAAAGAAAACCAGCGCCTGTGACCAGGGAAAAATCACGCTGCGACCTCCTGTTTCACCGCATACGGGAACACTTCCGCGTAACCGTACACATCATCAAACCCCGACCGGAACCGTTCCGGGATGCAGTCGGAGAAGCCGGCGAACGAGGCGTCGTTGTAAGCCCGCGCCCGGCGGTTGCTGGTGATGCTCTGCGGCAGCGGGAACCGTGGATCGAGCATCCAAACCCGCACGTCGTCGCTGGCCTGACGGATGCCGCGACCGAAGCCCTGTTTCAGCCGCTTCTTGGCCCCCAGGGCGACGCTGGAGAAGTCGATAGCCCGGATGGCATCTTCCGACAGCCCGCGCGCACGCAGGGCCGCCGCACGGGCCCCAGAGCGGGCATTATCGAGCGATCCGAACGGCAGTCGGGTGACGACGAGGTTCTGCACCATGCCGGGCAGATCGACGCCTTCCCATGCCGCCGGGGAAATCAGCAGAGCGTTCGGCGTTTCGCGGTACTTGGCCAGCGCATCAACCAGCTTCGTGCCGCGCACATGCTCAATCACGTCAACCCCAGCCGCACGGACGCAAGCGGCAATTGCCTGCGTGTCGACATAGCTCGTGGTCAGCACCAGCGTGCGCCCGCCGGCGGCATGGGCCGCAACGACGCCATCAGCGGCATATTCAACCCAGGCCGGGTTGGTGGTGACGATTTCCTCATCGTCGACCTTGGCCGTGGGGCGGGGAGCGGCGCGATCCGCCAAATGCAGGGAAGACCAGCGCCCGAACACTTCCGGCGCGAACCGCTGGCACCGATCCGGCGACACGTTCTTGACCTTCTCCGGGTTGGACCGGTCGTAATAGATGCCGACCTCGCTGCGGAACGACCGGAAGTCGGCATCGCTTTCCGACTGGCTCCGAGCCGGCGCGTCCAGGGTGGCGCTGGTGAAGACCAGCGAACGCAGGAACGGCGCATATTCCGTGCCGTCCGACGACTTGCCGGGCTTGAACAGGCGCGCGGCCAGCCGGCCAGGATAGACCGGCACGATGCTGAGGGACGGATAGGAGCGTACCGGAGACCAGCGCAGCAGCGGGCACTGAATGGCCGAATGCTCGCCTTCCTTGGCGTCCAGCGTGCCGTTGGCGAAGCTGCGCAGTTCCTCCACCATGTCACGCATCTCCGCGACGACACCGGCATCAACGCCGGCTTTCTTGCCGCGCGTGGAAGCCTCCAGCAGCAGACCGCTGAGATAGACCGCGTGCCCCACGGCTTCCTTGCGCAGATCGGCCATGTTCGGGGCCGAAAGCAGGACATGCCCGCCACGATCATCGCGCGTGAAGCCGGGGCGATGCTCCATCTTCTCGAAGGTGGCCCCCATCCATGCTTCCCAATCCTTCAGGGCGGCGAACGCCTTGATGGTGTCGATACCGGCGTCACTGACGGCGGTGAGCGTGCGGCGCATCATCGGGGCAGAGACGCGAGTGTCAAAAACCGATTCGGCGGCGTGCGGGATGCGGTCGGCCTCATCGATCACGCCGATATCGAATCCGTCGCTTTCACCGGCCAGCAGCCGGTTCCACCGGATGGCGGAAATCATGGTCAGGGCATGGTTGGTGACGACGATATCGGCGGTATGACTGCCAACAACGTGGTCCTTGTACCGCTGCTGGTCATCGTCGCTGCACACGGCGGTGAGGCACACGTCTGCCTCGGAAATGCCGCACGGCAGCGGGCCGAACGTCTCTTTCCACTCCGCGATATCGCCGCTGGCCTCTGCGAAGCTGCGCAGCGCCTCCAGGCTGATCCGGGCATCGTCCGTGAGCGCGCCATCGGTGGCCATGGCAGCCATCAGTGCAACGATGCGGGACGGTGACAGGAAGTTGCGGCGACCCTTGCGCACGGCGGCGCTGATCTGGATTCCGGTGATGGCCTTGGCGACCGCGATGGCGACCGGCACGTCCTTGCCCATCAACTGCGTCTGCAGATTGATGGTGTATGTGCTGACCAAGCCGCGCTGCCCGGTGCGGGCGCAATGCACGGCCATGGGAACCAGATAGCCCAGCGACTTGCCGACGCCGGTTTCGGCTTCATAGAGCGACACTTCGCCGATGCCGGGTGTGGCGTTCTCGAAGCTGTTGGCAACCGCCTTGGCGTAGGCGATTTGCTGGGGATTGGGGCGATACGCCTTGCCCAGCTTCTTCATTTCGGCATCAACGGGACCGCCAGCGGCGAACGCGGCGGCGACGATTTCAGAGAGAGTCGGCATGTTTGAGTTCCTGTTTGCAGATGGTGATGGGAAAGGTACATCATGGCGGGCAATGAGAAAAGTGCATAATTTGACCGGCCCCGGCAGGCGGGGGGATTTTTGCGTTCATCACTCAGTTGACGGACCCGCAGCGGCGGGTGGCGGCATGAACGAGAAGCCGCAGTTGCGCACCTCTTTTTCGTCCCCGCGCTGGCGGGGAAAGGGGCGTTGCCGAATCCGTCCTTTATCAATTTCCATACCCGCAACTGCGTGGTCGCTTGGTCGGCGGTCGTGACCGCTCCACCACCGAGTTTTCACCCCCGCGTGTGCGGGGAAGGCCACGGCTGTCTTGCGCGTCGGTCTACGGAGCCATTTTTCATCCCCGCGCGTGCGGAGCAGCATTGGCGCTGGATATCATCGCGGACCTGAACCAATTTCCGTCCCCGCACGTGCGGGGGAGGCCTGGACGGCAGAGACCTACCAGCGCCTCGATTGTTTTCGTCCCCGCGCGTGCGGGGGATACCCCGCCACCTATCGCCGCAATGGCGTGTTCCTGTTTTCGTCCCCGCGCGTGCGGGGGAGGAATGAACATCCAATCAATGTGCAAGCCCTGCCACTTTCCGCCCCCGCCCATGCAAGGCTTCCCATTTTATCAAGCAGTCGTCATTGGCCGCTCTTTCCACCCCCGCCATGCAGGGAACCGTCCGCCCGATGTTGGCTCCATCCATCTGGTTGTCGTCCCAACGAGTGCTGGGAAAGTGATTCTGCCACGGGTTGAAATGGTGGCGTCGATATTTTCACCCCCACTGGATTGCGGGGTAGGTGAGGCATCGTATCGGTTTCGTCAGACCCGGCCAAGTTTCCGTCCCCACCAGAATGCGGGGCAAGAGAGACGAAGGCTGGCACGTTCAAGGTGGTGTTCGTGTTTCCGTCCCCACCAGAATGCGGGGTAAGCAAAACGCTGTCCTTGCCGCTGGTACGTCGCCTCACGTTTCCGGCCCCGCCCAAATGCGGGGTATGTGAACCCTCATTTTTCCGATTTCGTACCCATCAAACGTTTTCGTCCCCGCCCAAATGCGGGGTAAGAGAGACACATGCACAAGGCTGGCCTGATAACCGGTTGTTTCCGTCCCCACCTAAATGCGGGGTAAGAGAGACCGGCGCCCGGGTGAAGCGGATGGCCCGCCAGTTGTCGTCCCCACCTAAATGCGGGGTAAGAGAGACACATCGGGGGGTGAATCCGAACAGCGATCTGTTGTCGTCCCCACCTAAATGCGGGGTAAGAGAGACGCTCGTCATCGCTCAGAAGATCCCGCTCCAGTTGTCGTCCCCACCTAAATGCGGGGTAAGAGAGACTCCCGCCGACGGCCATCGGGCGCGGTATAGGTTGTCGTCCCCACCTAAATGCGGGGTAAGAGAGACTGATCCTAACACAACTCATTGCAATCAAATACGAATTACGCATTCGCATTTGAAAAAAACCATGATGTACTTGTTCAAGAACCGGTGAAAATGCGCGCTTTTTACGGCGCGCGGAAGTTCAGGCTGGTCACGTCGGTGGCATCCCAGGCCGCCAGCGCGGAAGCGATGATGCCGGTATCCAGCAACTCCAGGCCACCGAACGGTTCGATCTGGACGCTGCCGACATTTGCGAAGCCGTCACCTTCCCGCACCGTCACCGTCCAGGTGCCGCTGATCACCCCGCAGCCGTGATTCGCGTGCGCCCCGACAACCGGGTCCAGCGCCAACTCACGCAGCGCGGCCAAGAACAGGCCCAACTCCAGCTTGGTCACGTTCCGCAGAACCATGCGCTGGTTCAGCACCTTACCCTGCGGGATCACCTCGTAACCGCCCAACACCTGCTTGATGTTGACGCCGGCGGCCTCGACCTGCCCCTTCAGCGCGTCACGCTTGGCGGACAGTTCCGCGACTTCAGCAGCCGCATCGGCATTGCCCTTGGCGTTCTTCACGGCCTTGCGCAGGGCCGTCTCGATGTTCTTCAGTTCGGCCTTGGCCTTGCTGTTGCTGGCACCTTCCTCCGACATGGACAGCCACTTGTCGCGCTCGCCATCAGCCAGGGTATTGAGCGTGTCCGGGGTGCGTTCCATGTCATCGCTGCGGATGCCAGCGATCTTATCCGGTTCGGTCGGCTGTTCCGGCACGGCATGGCTCACCATCAGCTTGCCGGCGGTATGCGCGGCCATGCTGCCGAAAAGCGAGATCAGCGGGTTCGCGGCACGCAGATTGGCCGCCGCGATGATATCGGCCTTGCTGTCGCTGCCCTTGTCCTTGATGCCGCCGACCACGTTGAAATAGTGGTCATCCAGGGTGAAGACGGGAGCGCCATCACCCTGCACCGCGCGGCGAACGACGGTGAGCGCGTGCCGACGCAGCTTTCCGCGCAAGCCGGAGCCAGGGAAATAGACGGTCTCGGCATTGCCCACGGTCATGCGGGGCAGACGCGACGGCGGGTTCTTCTCGCGTTCGGCGCGCTTCTCGGTCTCGGTCTTCGGCGGGCAGGTGGCCAGAGGCGATTCGGTGGTGATGGTGCCGTTCAGGACGACGGTATAGGTCTGGGTGTTCATGTTCGTGTTCCATGTTGGGTAGGTGCGGGGTGGCCCGCGATCGAGTGTGTTTTGTCGGCCCCGCGTGGGCGGGGCATGAGCAGAAACCCACTCGACCTCTGGGCGGTGACTTTTCGCCCCCGCGTGTGCGGGGCGAGAGTCGGTCGGGATGTGGCCAATCACCTTCTCGTTATCGTACCCGCGCGGGTGCGGGTTTTGGTCTTGACTGTCACTGAACTTCGCAATCTCCATCCTCTTGCCGTCCCCGTGCTCGTGCGGGGTGAGGGGTGCGTCGTTCGATTACTCGGATGACAACGAAGTCCTTACCGTCCCCGCGCACGTGCGAGGCATCGGCTGTTGTGCTTTCGGATCAAGACCAGCCCTTTCCATCCCCACTCACGCCGGGAACAGCCGCAACATCCCCATGCCATAGCTCTTGGCCGGGCCGATGCCGATCTTCATCGCATCCGTCAGTGCATCGGCATCGGTAACGCGCAACGCGCCGGTGAAGGTGGTGAAATCTAAGCCGTCCTTGCCGATCTTCGCCTCGTTGCGCATGACATGGCGGAACTCTGTGCGGAGCGCGACTTGCTCGACCACGAAGCCGTGCTTCAGCCCGCGCGCCTTGAGCCAGTCCATCCGGCCCTCATCGTCCCCACGACGCAGCATCACGCGCTTGCCGCGCTGCCCGCCGTTGCGCTGATCCACGCGGATGCACCGCGTCGGATGCGCCGTCAGCACGAAGCGGTACGTGCAGCCTTCGACTGGCAATGCCACGTCGTCGGCGTGCTGGGCAACTGTATCGGGCAGGTTGTCTGAGCGAATCACGATGCCAGGCGCGGCCTCGTCAATCGCAAACAGGAAATCCCGCGTCTTGTCGCTGCCTTCACCAAGCATGAAGGCATAGGCCATTTCATGCAGAGCATAGCGGTTGTGGGGCAGGGCGGGCAGTTGGATGGAGACTTCACGCATTTTTCAGCCCTCGTTCTTCTCGCGGTCACCGCACAGCAGCGACAGCATGTTGAAATCATCGCTGCCCACGGCGGGCAGGCGGTCGATAACGGCGTCCAGCGCCGGGCACTTGACGATCATGGCGTCGATTTCTGCGTCGATCGATTCCGCCTCTGAGTGATTGCGCTTACGGCGCTCCAGGGCGCGGGCGGCGGCCCGCCATTGCATCGGCGCGATGCCGTCCAGATCGGCATAAAGGCCTGCAACCAGGGCGCGGTTGATGGTTGCGGTCTCGACGCCGGAAAGGCTGATCACATCGCTGCCGTAATTGATCCGCCAGTTGTGGATCGTGTTCCAGTCCTTGCCATGGATGACGACCATGAACGGGCTGGCCGGCGGCGACAGGACGATTTCGGCAATCCAGTTGGGAATAGTGCGCCAAGATCCATCATGGATCACAGTGCTGGCCGGCGGCTGGCGGCACGGCTTGATATCGGCCATCAGCACGCAGCCGGTCTCAGTGACCAGCGACATGGCCTTGCCGCCACCCAGGCGAACCGCAGAACCGGCATTGGCCGCGTGCGCGTGGTTGCGGGACAGGGCAACGATGGCCGGATTGCTTTCATTACTCACGGCAGAATGAAGGTACTGGCCAATGCCGCGATACCAGAAATCCAGCGGGTCAAGGTTGATGATGTCCATTGCTTGCCTCATGCGGCCAGAAAGCGCGGGGAAATCACGGCGTCGCCAACCGGATTAGGCACGGCGCACAGTGCGTAGTCGCCTTGCCAATACGGCGGCTGAAATCGCTCCGCATTCAGCGCGGCGCGCTGATTGGACAGCTTCCCCCAGATGCTGACGGGGACAGGCCGGGCCGGACTGCCATCAGCCAGGGCCAAGCCGACGTGGTGGCCAGTCACTTCCCGCACATCAATGCGGGACACCTGACCATATCCGACGGAACGCTTGGTTCCGATGCCAGATGCGTCGGACAGCAAATCCTTGACGGCGGCAACGTCTCCGGTTCCGCAGAACCAGACGGCATCGGCATTGATGCTGGTGTATTCCGACAGGCTGTTCTGGTAATCGCCCCGCGCGCTGTCGATGCGCGGGAGCGCCTTGCGCCCGCCGTTCGGCCGGATCATGTCCGGCGTAATTTCCATGTCGGCACGGATTGAGCCGACGATCATCACGCCGCGCAATGGAGAATTGCCATCGATGAAAGCCTGCGAACCAGCCCAGACGCCGCTGCTGCGATCCAGCGGGATTTCTGCGTGTGCGCGTTCAACGCTGCCGGTGCGCTCATAAATCAGCGCCGCAAGCAGTCCATCAAGCAGCAGCCGACGACCCGGAATGACCGGTGTTGCCATGCTGATCTTGATCACAAACGGGGTCATCCGACCTCCTGTTGTCTGCGTTTCGATGGGCTGATATTGATAAATTCCATTACGCAACGCAAGCAGGAAAATGAGAAAAGTTCATTATATTGCTGCGAGGCATGAGATTGGACGTTTTCCAGATTCGCGGTATGATGGCGCGACTCGGGAAGCAATGGGGCCGCCATGTCGATCATCACGCTTTCGCTGCTGGCAGCCGCCATGCCGGACTCCACTACACAGAACCGCGAGCGATATGCCGATCCGCTGGGCGACGCCTGCGTTCGCTTCGGAATCACGTCCCCCAAGCAAATCGCCATGTTCATTGCCCAAGTCGGGCATGAGAGCGGCTATCTCCGTAGCGTTCAGGAAAGCCTGAACTACCGGGCCGAGGCGCTGGTTCCGACCTTCGGTTCGCATCGCATCACCGCTGAACAGGCGGCCCGGCTTGGCCGTTCCGGTGATCGTCCGGCTGATCAACAGGGCATCGCCAACGTCGTGTATGGCGGAAGGTTCGGCCAGGACATTCTTGGCAACACCGAACCAGGCGACGGCTGGCGGTTCCGCGGCCGCGGGCTGATCCAGACGACGGGCCGGAAGAACTATGCGACGTGCGGGGCTGGTATCGGCCTCGACCTGATCAGCAATCCTGACTTGCTTCTTGAGCCTGAACATGCCGCCGCGTCAGCCGGTTGGTTCTGGTCATCGCGTGGTCTGAACCGGTTCGCGGACGCTGGAGACCTTGAAGGTTGCACCAAGAAGGTCAACGGCGGACTGAAGGGCTTGGATGATCGCCGGGCCATCTATGACCGCGCCCGGAAAGTGTTCGGGTTGCCATGACCGATTCCGCTTACACACACACCGAAGGCGCTTTCCCGAACACCCCGCGCTGGTCTGCTCGGCGCTTTGGCATGATCCTGGCCCTGTTTATGTCCGGCGTCATCATGATCGGCCTTGGCGTGCATCCAGGTATTGCGGAAGCGCGGGCACTCCGCCTGATCGACGCCGGAACGGAATGCCTCATGTTTTCGTCGCTTGGCTTTGCGTTTGCCGCGTCGGCTGAGCGCATCGGCGGGTGGTGGACTGCCAAGCGACCGGTGGCGGCATCATGAAGCTGCTGTTCTGCCGGGAATGCGGCGATGTCCGCAAGCTGCATGTCAATCGTGAATTGCATGCGTGCGCCTGTGGTGCGTCCGCTGGCCGGTATGTCGATGGGCTGAACGCCGAAGTGACCGGCCCGTGCCTCGCTCTTGGCATCGACAACAACTCGCTGCGCCTGGCTCTCACAAACCACGAGCGGTCACCACGTATGGACGGCCTGGGTCACCGCATCGAGGCGTTCATCATCCCTGAAACGGCCCCAACCCTTCGGAGGGTGCAAAGATGATTCCGTTCATTGCGCCACTGCTGGCCGGGCGCGGCCTAAAGCTGCTGCTGATCGGCGGCGCTGTCGCTGCCGTTGGCTTCGCCGGCTTCCTGGCATACCGCTACGTGGACGGCCTGACCGAAAAGGTCGCCATCCTGTCGGCCAACAACGCCAAGCTGGAACTGGCATTCCAAGAGGCACAGGCCCGTGGCGATGCGCTGCGGGACCATATCCAGCGCGTGGCCATCGAGGTGGAGGAAAACAACAAGCGCCTGTCCGATCTGGCGGTTGAAGCCGCCACCGCCCGCGCCGAAGCCAAGGCCACCGCCAACCTTTTCGCCAAGCACGACTTCAAGGGGCTCGTCAATGCCAAGCCGGAACTTCTGGAGAAGCGCATCAATGCTGGCACTGCTCGCGTGCAGCGCCTGCTCGAACAAGCCAGCACCGTTGGAGGTGAAGCTGGCTCCGGAGCCGCCGCCGGCCAAGGTGCAACTGGCGCTGCCTCCGGTTCCGGACCCCGTTGACCTGCCTGCCGTCAACTGGCGCGTGATTCAGACACCGGAAGGCAACATGATTGCCCTGGAGCCCAGCGCCTATGAGGCGCTGAGCCTGGGCTTAGCCGACGTTCTGCGGTGGATGCGGGAAGCACGATCGCAGATCCTATACTATCGGCGCCTGGAACTCGAAGGCCAATAGCGTCGCTGCCGCCGAAACAGCGACCTTGGTCACCTTGTCGGCAACAATACCGGCTTTCTCCCACAGAGCGCTGCGCATTCTGTCAATCCTGCGTTCGACGTCGACCGGAAAGTCTAGAAACGCCCCATCTGAGGGGTTGTTGCCGCGCCCTACCGTTCTTGCCCTGGCCCTGGCCAGGAAATGCCTGTGGATTTCAGGGGTGACCACGGTGGCCTCCCCATACTCACGCTGCTCCCGCACAAACGCGATCATGCGTGCGGCGCCTTCTTTGCCAAGACGACCAAAAAGCGGATGCTGGCTCCAGGGCGACAGCTTGTCGTTCCACGATCGCTCGACATGCTTGGATGCGCGCTGTACACGCGTCTCGAAATCTGGGTCCGAAATAATGGTGGTTCCGATCGGCGGGATGTAATACTTGGCCCTCACCGAAGCCGACCCCATCACCGGGAACATCATCCTGCCTGCAATGCCGGTGATGTGACTTGGAATCCCACCATCTCTACTGTTCCAAACTATTTCCGCATCTCCGTCGTTGTTGGCATAGGGTATCAAGCAGTAAGCAAGATGATGACTGAATTCCTCTCTGTATTTTGCACTCAAGATCAAGCCACAAGTTTGTTGCTCATTAATCTGTATTACTTGATGGCGATTTTGACAATGGTACTGACTTGACCATCGAAGCCAAACTTTGGCGCGTGGTTTTCTACCATCTCATCTTTGTACGATTGCAGCAGATGGCCGTAGTGCTTCTCCACCATGCGGGTGTCCGTATGCCCAAGGTTCTGCGCCAGCACCAGCATCGGCATGCCGTTCATCAGGCTGAGGCTGGCATAGGTGTGTCGCAGCTCGTGGAAAGTGCAGCGCGGCTCGATCCGGCCATTCACGCATGCGGCTTCCACCCGGCGTGATTGGTGGTTTGGCCCCCACGGGTCGCCGTCCGGCCTGGGTAGCATCGGCGTCGTTTTATGTCGGCCGGCAACCTGTGCATCGAAGAACGCACGGCCTTCTGCTGTGAGGCTGATCCAGCGCGACTTGCCGTCTTTCGTGTCGCCAAAGAACAGCCGGCCCTGCTGATAATCGCCCACCCGCAACCGGCATAGCTCGCTGTATCGCGCGCCCGTGTGCAGGCCCGCAATGATCATGGGGCGGAAATCAGGATCGCAGGCATTCACCAGTCGGCGGGCCTCGTCCGGCTCCAGAAAACGGATGCGCGCGGCGTCGACGCCCTCAAACGGCTCGATGCGATCCCAGGCCGCGGTGCTGATGGCCTCGTTCTCGCGTGCGGCATGGTTCAGCAGCGCCTTCAACGTCGTCAGCACACCGTTCGCAGTGCTGCGCCGGGCCCTGATCTCGTCCTTCGTCTGCGGCGGCGGGGCAAATTTCTGCGCCTCACCCTTGCGCGTGCGCAGCCGGCGGCCGGAGCTGGCCACCTTGTTGAGCCATGTTCGGATCTGACGACTGGTCAGTTCGCGCACCACCAGCTTGCCCAGGTCGGGCAGGATGTGCGCGTCGATCGTTTTCTGGAACTGCTGCACCGACTTCCGCTGCGTGCGGAACCAGGCCATGTAGTCGTCCGCGGCCTCTTTCACAGTGAGGTCGGCCCGGCCCCGGCCGGCCAGCTCGTGCGCGCGGGCCTCGAACCAATCGCGCGCCGCGCCCTGCGCCTGCTGCCAGGACAGGACATGCACGCCGTCCGCGTCCAGCGTGTCGTCTGCGGCGCCAAGGCGGCGCTCCTCGTGCTTCTTGTCGCCCAGATACATGCGGGCGATCCAGGCCCCGCCGGTGGCCGTCTTGCGGTAGCCAATGCTCCGGCCATGCTCCAGGGTATGCCAGTAGGGTTTCTTCGAGGCGGAAAGCCGCTCACGGCCCTTGCGGGTCTCCAAGCGGCTGTCGCGGGTTAGCCGTGCCATGGATCCTCCTTTTGAGGGTGACGGCCGCGTTTTGCGGCCCGGTGAAGGTCAGGTGCGGGCAATCATGCCAGCGAATGCCAGCGCCGCGGCCCGGCCCTGGATAACAATTACGTCCGAGTGAGCCGCCATCTGATCGACCACTCGGGCAGCGTGGAACTGCTTGCATTCGATCTGCACACCGCTGGGGAGCGCGAAATCAAGCTGGCCCGGCCGCTCGTTCCCCTTGCTATGGTGGCAATAGGGGATGCGTGCTGCATCAAGTGCCTCGGCGATGATGCGCTCTATGGGATCGGAAATTCTCACGGACCAGCTTCCACAACATGGGTTGGGCGGAATGGCATGGTGATTCCAGTTGGACCAGGACTGAGCCAGTAGCCCTTGTCAGGGCCGGTCGGCACCCACATGCGCACCTCGTTCACGGCCATTCCGGACTGCGTGGTGCCGAACAGGTGACGGACGGCGCGGGGCGCGTGGTCGGTGTCTGTGATGGGGCGGATGGTCACCGCTTCCTCCACATGTCCTTGGCCTGGCGGTTCTGCCGGCGGATGTCGTGCTTGGAGAGCTTGGGGGCGCGATGCCGGGGATTCTGGGCCTGGGCGACCGCATCAGCAAGCTGGTTAAACTCGTCCACTGTCAGCGGTGTCGGTGGCTCACGGACTGACTCCATCCGCAGCACGACGTCTCCGGCTTCGTGGGCAACGGACAGGATGCGCATCGGCCCTTCGTCGTTGAACTGCAACACCGTTCCGGGTGCAGCATCCCCTCCGAATGGATCACCGGTCAGCCGGATGGTCTTGATGCCGGCAGCCTCGTCGCGACGGCGCTGGTGTTCTGCTTCGTCGGCATGCTGCATGGCCTGGAGAGGCGGGCCCGCCATAGTCTGTCCTGCCAGCAACGCTTTCTGCGCTGGCGTCATCTCGGCCCACTGCTGGCGCAATCTGGCGGCCGTTTCTGTGATCAGGGCGTCGATTTTCTGGTCAATCATTTCGACCCCAGCACGTCATGCACGATCTGTTCGATCGGCATCAGGTGTTCTTGGACGATATCCGCAATGGCCCGGCCGTCCAGCGTGACCTTCTGCATCTGGTGCAGCAGCCCAGCCCGCACCGCGGCCCCGAAACACTCGCCGATCTGGTCCAGAGCCTTGCCGGCCGGCGTGTCGACCAGGGCGGGCTGTGCCGCCGGCGGGTCAATGGTATCTGCCAGGGTGCGCAAGAGCGACGCCATGGCCCGCATGTGCATGTCGCCGGGGTTGGACCGGTAGGCGGCGGCGAAGATGTGCCGGCCCATCAGCGCCTCAAGCTGGGCGCGCAGCAGCGGGGAATTCCAGCAGGACACCTCCTGGTCGTCGGCCACCCCGACCGCGTTGCAGCCGATCATGGTCTCCACAACCGACTTGGCGGCCTGGAAATCCGGGAAATGAAAGGTGGGTGTTTCCGGCTTGCTGATCGCGTTCACGTCGTTCCTCCGTCCCAATCAGATGCCCATCACGAGCAACATATTGATGTATATGAGTGATTTACATATTCTCATATGGAAAACGGAAATGCAAGGGAATAATGGGAAAAATCCATAAGAGGCGTTGATATGATGAGATTTCTGGAATTGGCCTTGTGGATCAACGATTGACAAATTATGAGTTTAATATAGATTAACAGCGCCAAGTAACGACGAAGTAAAACTCTCACGCTGAAAACGAGGATTCGAATTCCTCTGGGGTCGCCAATACTTAGCTTGTTTTTGCTGAGTCCGTCCCAATCATTTCTCAATCATCTATGTTATAAGCGAATGGCGCGGACTATTGTGAAAAAATCCGTCCGCGCCATTAGCATTAAGGGCTTCAGGTTTTAGCTTGGTCCCGCACAGTCGCCCTAAACCAAGCCGTCACGCTCACATACCCGCAAACCTCCCGGCACGCAGCGGACCACACGCTTTTCCACCCCCGGTCTTGCTGCATCCTCACCGTCTCCCGGTGCAGCTCCGTGCCCTGCATGCGTTCCAGGAGGGCTTGTAGCCCAGCCGGGCCGGGCGTGATGGCCTCCAGCGCCGGGACCGCATCCACGCGCTTCTGGCGCCTGCTTTTGGGCCTGCTGGACTTCGGACGGGCGCCGCTGGCCCCGATCATGCGCCGTATGTCGGACAGGGCATTCTTCACCCCGCGAAAGCTGTCCGACCCGCTGCTGGGCACGACGTAGAACTGCTCCTTGCCCTGGTGCGTGAAATAGATGCGCGGGTGGTTCTTGGACCGGACGACGCGGCCCCGGATGCCGTGCCGCTCCAACTCGGCAAGCACGGCTTGGATTTGGTCGGTCATGCTGCACCTCAGAACGGGATCAAGTCGTCGTCGATCGCATCGGTGGCCGGTGCGGGGCGCCCACCGCCACTCCCGCCGCCGCGCCCGCCTCTGTCGGCAGCATACCCACCACCGCTGCGTTGATTGCCGCCCCGCTGCCCGCCGCCATACCCCGCATCGCCCGGATCGTAGGCGTCACCGCCCTGGCTCTCGCGCCCGCCCAGCAGGAGGAGCTTGGCATCGAACTGCAGAACGACCTCTGTCGTGTACCGGTCCTGGCCCTGCTGGTCGGTCCACTTCCTCGTCTTCAGCTTGCCCTCGACCAGCAGCTTCGTGCCCTTTTTGACGAAGCGTTCGATGACGCCCACCAGGCCCTCGTTCCAGACGACGACGTTATGCCAGTCGGTGGATTCCTTCTTTTCGCCGCTCCTGTCCTTCCACGTCTCCGTGGTGGCGACGCTGAATGTGGCGACCTTCTGGCCGCCCTGGGTATTCCGGATTTCGGGATCCTTCCCGACATTTCCGATCAGGGTGACGCGATTGAGTGATGACATGGTGTTCTCCTCAGTTGACGGTGGCAGCCTTCGCCTCTTGCGCCTCGCCAAGCGTGGGCAAGGGCAGGGCTGCAGTGCAGGTTTCGATGATGGCAGCCAGCAGATCGTCACGATCCGCTTCGGGCTGTTCCAGCGCCTGACGGCAAACCTGGCGGATGGCGGCCAGGGACCGGAACATCTCGTTCGATCCGGCCATGAGTTGGGCCATCAGTTCGCCGTCAGGGACCATCGGCGCTATCTGGGCGACGACGGGCGCGTATTCGTGATCCATGCCCATCACGAACTTGCCCTTGGCCGCCATGTGCCCGTCTTTGGGCCTGCGCAGGGCATCGCGCCATTCGGTGGGGATCTTGGTCACTGCTTACCCTCCAGGCGGTCGGCTTCGGCGCGGGCGAGCGTTACGGCAGCATGGCCAATGCCGTAGCGCGCCTCAATAGCATCAGCATGCGCTCGCAGCGCCTTCGCCCCGGCCTGCGCTTCGGTGAGCAGCGGGGCCGGTGGGGCGGCGGCAACGGCATCGGAATAAGCAATAGCCAGTGAATAGATACGCTCGACTTCCTGCCCGGCGACATCGCACCACTGAACGCCGCTTCCCGCCCATGCCGCTTCATTCATTTCATCGGTCAGCGTCTCCGGCAGCAACCTGTACCCCGCCGGCACGACCGCTACGGGCCTTTCCGCAATCTCTTGCCGCAATTGATGCACTACCGTGATTGCATCCGCAGCGGCCTTTTCCAACCCGTGCGCATCCTGGTAATGGCCGCCGTCGCCGTGGATCACGGCCAGCAGGTTGCCGACGGACCGCGGCACGACCTCCACGGGCGCGGGCTGATCTTTGCGCTCAATTGCTATGTCGATTTCGTGGCCCAGCATGAACAGGCCAAGATCGTTCAGCGCATCAGCCGGCCCGGACGGTTTAAGCGTCATGCCATCGCTTTGCGTCCACTTCAGTCGCCGAAGAATTGACAGCAGCCGGTGAAGACGGGCCGCGTGGCTTGGGTCAATGGAAGCCGGCTTGACCCGCACGGCCCCGGCAAGCGCCGCATCCCGTTCGGCTTGCATTCCCGCAAGAAGTGCCTGCCCACGACCGTGCGCTTGCAAAAGCGCCGCGTCCCGTTCGGCGGTTAGACTCTCGACCTGGGCGCGCAGGGTTCCCAGTATGTCCGCCAGTTTATCGCCGGCATCTCGTAACACTTCTATGTCCCCGGAGTCCCTGGCTCCATAGTCAGGTGAGTTTTTAGCGCCATACCAAAGTGCGATCATGTCTTCCGCCGCCCGCTCCACCAGAATATGGTCCGGCACCATCTTCCCGGCGTCGGGAGAAAGGTCATTGACCGGCTCGAATCGCCCATCATCGAATTCACCTGCTGGCCGGACGAAAACCCGCCCTTCGGCGTCGTCATAGACCACGACGGCGGTCGCGGGGTAATCGGCCTCCATATGCCCGCGCGTGATGACGCGGTACAGGCCACCAGATTTCAGATGGCGATGGGTTGGCGCAAAAGTCAGCATGATGGTCTCGCAGGTGAGGGGTGGTCAGGCGGGGCGAGCCATGATCAGCGCGCGAACCGCGCTTCATCCTCTGGCTTTTTGATCGGCCAGTTGCTGCCCTGAAAAAAGTAGAGCCCGATGCGCTCAAAGCTGATGCCGAAGGCGCGGAATGGCACAACGGCGCGAAAGGATTCCCCGCCGCTTTTCCACTTCCACCGTACCCACAGTTCGGAGCCGTTGAGCGTGCCGCCGCTGGCCGGCGCCAGGAGTGTCGGCCTCCACAGCAGGCCACGGCGGATACGGTACTGCACGTCACTGATCTCCCGCCGGAACCAGCGCCATGCACGATGCCAGCGCGGCTCGTGGTGCAGCATGGTGGCTGCCCATATCTGCACCGCTTCGTAGGCCCACCGGCCCTTGGGCGGATAGGACTCGTCGATCATGCTGTACCACTCGTCGATATCATCGAACATGCGGGCCATCTTGTCCGGGCACAAGTCGCCATCTTCACGCAGGCCCTTGGCGGCCTTCATCTGCACGGCGCCGCTACGGTGGTTGCCACTGCCCCACTCGTATTTCTCGACCAGTGCCTTCCAGATAGGCAGGTCTTCGTCCTTATCGCGCCACTTCATTTCGTCATCGGCCTGAGACAGGATGCGCTTGACGGTCTTTTCGCGGTCGAACTCGCGGCTGAGGTTGGACTTCTCCATCAGGTAACAGAAGTCAGCTCGGTGCGCCCACAGGATGGCATGCCAGAGGGTGGGGCAGGCCTGATAGTGCCGGAACACCACCGTGTCGAAGCCGCCATGCACCATGATGCAGCCGGGCGTGTAGGTGATGCGGAATCCATCGCGATGGCCGTTGTAGACGCGCCATGTTCCGGGCGCGACTTTCTGCATGGTGGCGTCGGCATAAGAGGTGCGCGCCATCCTCGCGATATCCTGGTGATCCCCGTACTCGTTGATCGGCGGCATGATCGCCGGCCGCCGCCGGCGCAGCGCCATCATTGGTGGATGTCCGGCGATTCCACGCCGGACAGGTTCTCGACCAACTGGCCGGTGTTGAACACGACCTGAACAGCTCGGTCGTCGTAGAGACGCAACATTGCTACGTCCTTCTGGTTGGTGACCGGCAGGCGGACGCCGAAATACTTCTCCGTCCAGTCCTGAATGATTCGCACCATGCGCTCGACGTCCTGGAGGATTTCGGCGCTTGGCAAGCCCATGGCCTTACTGCCGACGCCGCCATCGACGCGGGCCGTGAAGATGCGCACTTCCTGGCCATCGGCGATCCACTGGCGCACCCGGTCGGCCATGGCCGGCACAGGCTCTCCGATGTGTTCCTCGCCTCGCCACACGTCATACTGTGCCAGCGTCCCGTCGAGATCGACGCCGATCCATCCGTTTTTCATGTAATCCCCCGGTGGTGCCCGCCCAGCCGAAGCCGGGCGGGGGTGATGATGATCAGAGATGTTCGGCCAGGGCGGCGCGGATGTCGGCCAGCGTCTGATGACGCTTCATCTGGCCATTCTCGAATACGACCTCCAGCACGCCGGCGTTGGCCTGCTCGCGCGTCTGCCGATCCAGCAGATGGAAGCCGAAGCCGGTCTTCTCGACACGGATCAGGCCAGCGGCCGACTTCTTCACGCCACTGTCGGTCTTCGGGTCCTTCTGCAGGACGCGCTCCTCGCCGTTGACGACGCCATAGGTGGCCTTGATCGCCGTGCCGAAGGTATCGCGGGTGACGTACTGGTAGGTGTAACTGCCGATGCCCAGCACCACGTTCGTGCTGGCAAATCCCTTGGCGGCCAGGCGCTTCAAGATGCGCTCCGCCCGATCCAGGGTGATGCTGTCGCCGTAGATCAGGCCGACGTGGCTGTCCAACTGCCGGTGACCTGTGCTTGTCTCGGTGCCGCCGAACACGTCCCACAGGCACTGGATAGCGCCGCGCTGGGCCGGAGTTGGCTCCCATATCCGATGCGTCGAAATGCTGGGCCCGTGCGCGGCACCGGTGTTGTGGGCCTCGACTTTGTAGAAGTGGCCGTCCTGGTGGAACACATCCACCCCAGCCTGCAGCATGTCCATCAGGCTGACGAACTCGCTGCGATCCGGCACGCCGCAGATGATGTCGACCGGGTCGCCGCTATCGGGCCGGAACACCACCTTGCCGTCGCGCGCCAGGATCTCATCCTTTAGCTTGACCGTGAACTCGGTCATCACCTTCCAGAAATCCCAGGTGTCGCTGACGATGCTGACGATACCGGACGGGTAGGTGTGGATCAGGCGGCGGAAGGTTTCGACTTCGTCATCATGCCCGCCCATGCACATGACGCTGTGCTCCGTGGCCGGCACGGACCCGCCGACGAAGGTCTCGGCGCCGCTGTAATATTCCTCCAGGAAGTCGATGGCGGGGATGGTATCGGTTCCGGTGAAGCTCAGCAGGTGGGCCGCGCCGCTCGACATGGCGTCGTGAATGCCGCTCATGCCCCGGAAGCTGAAATCGTGGCCCTGCCACAGCGCGAAGGCGGGATCACCGCCGGTCTCGACCGCCATGCGATGGAACAGCCGGCGATACTCAAAGGCGGTAGTCGCCGTCGTCATCGGCTTCCACAGTTCGGCGCTCAGTTGCGTCTCGACATAGTTTGTCAGCCACGCGAAATCTGGGTGTGTGTTCTCGATCGTGAACATGGGCACGCGGATGTCGACGCGACTGCCTTCCGGCACGGCCTTGATGCGCAGCGGCAGATAGCCCAGGTCATGCAGCGCCGCGATGTGATCCGCGCCGACCGCTCCGGCGCCCAGATAGCCGTCCATGCGACGCGTGTAACGGGCGACGACCGTATCCCGAGACAAGCCGAAGAACGAGCGGTCCCAGGTGTCGATCAGGAGCCACTGACACACGGCCTGGAGACCGAAGAACACGACCTTGTGGTCGAAGTCAGACAGCATCTTGGCGTGCGCATCACCGCGGCACGTCCAGTTGCTGTAGACCAGTTGGGTGCCGGGCGGATACTGCTTGCGATGCCCGGTCTTATAGCCATCGGTGGCGTGGGGTGCGAAGATGTTCATGGTGTTCAGGCCTTGATGATGGTGACGAAATCGCCCGGCACCTGGCCGAACGGGTTGGCGGTGTAGATATGATCGATGTGCTTGCTCAGCTCATCGAAGCCGGCACTGAAGATGCTGTGGGTGATGTAGAGCAGCACGCGACCATCGGTGAGCGGCTGCAGCACCTTCGCCAACTCGATGAAGGTGCGGCCGCCGTCACAGATATCGTCCACGACCAGGAAGTCAGCCTTGCCGACGTGCTCGCTGTACGCGACCGTGCCGGTGATGCTGCCGTCCCTCGGGTCACGCGTCTTGTCGGCGCGGACCATGGGACAGCCCAGCGCCTTGGCGATGCCGCTGACCTTCTTGATCGCGCCCGCGTCCGGCGCCACCAGCACGCAGTTGCCGACGTCCAGATAGCGCAGGAAGTCGAGTGCCGGCTTGTTGATGCACCGGTCCAGCAGCGCCGGACCAACATCGCTGTGGCAGTCCCAGACCGTCACGCTGGCATAGCGCTGCGCGTTGATCAGGTCGCACATCACCCGCAGCGACAGAGCCTCACCTGGCGCGCAGACGCGGTCCTGACGGGCATAGGGCAGATAGGGGCAGGTGAGATGGACCGGGATGTCTCCGAACTGGCGGCGGGCCGCATCGGTCAGCAGCAGCAGCCGCATGATGTCGGATGCGTCCGTCATCATCGCTGAGATGTACAGGTCCTTGGCAATGTGCCGGAAAGGAAACGGATTGATCCGGCAGTGAGCCTCACCGCCGCTGAAGTTGTGCCAGACCACGTCGGCGGCATAGATGTCGACGCAGAGGGTGATGTTACCCATGGGGGACCTCCGGTGGTGTGGGCCAGGAGTTGGACCTGACCCGTGGTGTCATGCCGCCTTGGCACCCATCTGCTTCATGGCATCGGCGCGGGTGTATGCCACCCCGTCGTCGAGCCAGTAGGTGGCCCCCATGCCAGCCGGCCCGATGTCAGGCACCTTGTCCGGCGTCGGCACCATCAGCGACACGATCCAGTGCAGGCCGGTCCCGTGCAGCATCTGGATGAAGTTGCCGCGCTCCTCAGCCGGGAGACGGTCGAAGTTGTCCACCACCACCAGGGCGGAGCCGTCCACCTTGGCGATGGCGGTCTGCATGATAATGCGGACCTTGGCGCGCTCGCCTTCCGACAGCAGGATGGACCGGCCGCCATATTCGATGCCCAGCTCATCGTTCAGCGTGACGGGCCGAACCTTCGCCGCCCGGCACAGCGGCGCCAGGACATCGCGGTTGAAGGCTTCGATGCCCTCCACCAGCTTCGTGCGGCGCACGCCCTTGTTCTCGTCCAGCAGCTCGACGATGCCGGCATTGACGACGATGCTCTCGTGCTTGGCACGGGCCTCGTGGAACGCCTTGAACGCGGCCAGACGGTCGCGGGCGACGGTCATGGCGGCCTCGGCATCTGCCACAGACATGGTGCTGGCGGCTACAGCCTGCAGTTCGTTCAGGCGCGTCTGGGCAGCCCGTACGGACATGGCGTCGCGTTCGGCCACCTGCAGGGCATCGTAGGCATCGCGGAACTCCTTGTCGGCGGCGGCGCGGTCCCGCTCGAAAGCCGCACGCGCGGCCTTGGCGGCTTCGATGGTGGCCTCGTCGATATGCTGCGCCTTCTCCAGGCGCGGCCCGGCCAGATCGGAGACAATGCTGACACTGCCGGCGCAGTGCGGGCAGGGCGTGCCACTGGACGGGATGGCCGGCGGCGTCTTGATCTTGAACGGCTGGTCTGCCTCGCGTGCCTTGTCCATGCGCCGCTTGGCAGTGACCAGGGTGCGCTCCAGATCGGGCAGGGCGTCGACCTTGGCCTTCAGTTCCGCGATGATCGCCTCGGAAGCGCCTTCGGCCTTGGCGGCGGCGATCTTGGCGGCGTCGGCGCGATGCACAGCACCTTCCAGATCGGAAAGGCTGGTAGCAGCCAGTTCATCATCCCAGATGGCCGGCTTCCACGATTCGGCCAACGCAGGCCCGTAATTGCCGCTGTGCCGCGTGATGGCCTTCCATTCGGCCTTCAGATCAACGCCCTTGGCGGCGGCGTCCTTGTGGGCGGTGTTCCAGCCCTTGTCGGTGATGGTTTTCCACAGCGATTTCAGAAGCCGATACAGGCCGCGGTCATTGTCATCGTCGTCATTCAGGCCGATGGTGCGCATGTCGGCAACGGCATCTATGTCAAGAGCTGCATCGCTCGGCTTGTGCAGATTGGCCTCCCGCAGAGCGGCCAGCACGTCATCGCGCGTCGGTTCGATCTTCAGCAGCGGACCCAGGATGGCCGGGCGCTTCTTGGCATCAACCTCGGTGATGCATTCCAGGCCGGCGGCGAAGGCGGACACGGCCGGCGGCGAACCGCTGCCCTTCTCCAGCTTCATTTCGGCCTTGGGGTAGGCCACGGAGACGGCATATCCCTCGCCTTCCCAGCGGACGGAACCTTTCTCCGCACCGCTCTTGACCAGGCGCAGGGCCTCACCCTTCTTCACCTCGCCAGTGGGCACGGTGTTACCCGTGACGGCGGCGCGCACGCACAGCACGATGCTGCTCTTGCCCTGACCGCTGGTGCCGGCCAGGATGGCGCCACGGCTGACCTGGATATCGGCGGCGCGGCAGCCGCCCATGTTACTCACCTCGAAACGCATAGATGTCTCCTTTGCAGATGGTGATGGAAGCCTATTCCCGATGATGGAAAAAGACAATAAGCAATAATGGGAAAATCACATGGAACGGGGCGCGCGAAACGCCCCGCGCCGATGGTGATCAGGCAGCCTGCTTCTTGCCCAGACCGTAGCTCTTCGCCAGACCGGAACGCACGGCCGCATAGTTCGGGGCCGTCATCGGATAATCCACGGGCAAGCCCCACTTGCGCCGGTATTCATCCGGCGTCATGCCAAGCTTCGCCAGATGCCGCTTGAGCATCTTCAGCTTCTTCCCGTCATCCAGGCAGACGATGTAGTCCGGCGTCACCGACTTGCGGATCGGCACTGCGGGCTCCAGCTTGGCCGGCTCGGGCGGGCTGGTGGCGGCGGGCGGTTCCGAAGTCAGATCACTCAGCGTGGAATAAATGGTCTTCAGCAGGGCGGGCAGGTAGTCCATCGGCGTGTTGGCCGGATTGGCGGCGATGAACGCCGTGGCGACAGCCGTAGTGCTGGCCAGCAACTCGGAGTGCGTATGCATGCTCTTGTCCTTGGTTGGGAGTGGTGCAGCGGCGGTTGGGGCGCCGCTGCGTTGATCAGCCGAAATTCAGGCCGTCGCCAGTGTGCGGCGGGGCACCGTCTTCGTAAATCTCACCGGTCTGCGGATCGTGCGCGGGAGGCGGCTCCGTCCGCTGGGCCTGCGCAGCCTTGCCGCCGCGCGGGCGCGTGGTGGCCTCGACCGGGCCGGCGCTGCCGCTGGCAACGACTGGTGCGGCTTCGCGCTGGTGCGTGCCTTCGACCACAAAGGGCTTCTCGGTGGGGGAAGGCAGGGCGGCGGCCTGGGGAGATTCATCCTCATGCTCGACCGTCGGCACGCCGTCGCCGTCCTTCAGGCTCTGCGCCACGGACACGTCCTGCATCGCCGCGAAGTCGATGGTGCCGCTCTCCGCCGCCTCATCGGCCGCCGCCGCGGAGGCGAAGTTGCCGCCGATCGGCAGCACCTTGGACAGCTTGCGGATGGCGGTCTTGGCCGCCATGTCGTCTTCCCACATCACCCAGGGCGTCTCGGCCAGCTTCTTCTCGGCCGATTCCTTCTTCCACCCGGAATCCGCTTCGGCCGCCTGCTTGACCAGGAAGTTGTATGTCTCGGACTTGGACCGGGCCTTGTGGACTTCCTCCAGGGGCAGGACGCAGGCCAGCGTCGCCTCGGCGCCGGCGGCCGTGCGATACCGGGCGATGGCATAGGCACCGATCAGCGGGCCACGATCCGTCATGGCCGGCTGCCAGCGCAGATGCGCGTCATAGTCCTCGAAATACTCGAACTTGTCGTTCTGGTGGATCGCATGCGCCCGGAGACTGACGATGTTCGGGTTGCGATAGGCCAGTTCGATCAGGCCGCGATAGCCGATGACCAGTTGGCATTCTGTGCCGACGACGCCCCACTTGCCGGTCTGGGGATCCTTGCCACGCTTCTGATAGGGGATCAGATAAGCGTGACCCTGCGGGGTGTTCGGCTCCAGCTCCAGGCTGGCCAGCGTCATAACGGCACCCAGGAACGACTGCTTGTCGCACTGACCGAGGGCCGGAACCTTGCGCAGGCAGTTGATGACGATCTTCAGCAGGCGCTCGGGGCGCAGGTACTTGCCGGCAACGGCGCTGATGCCGGAGACGACGGTGGGCGAACTGAGATATTCAGCCAGCTCACGGGGCTTCTGCGTTGCCGGCACTGCGGCGGGGGTGTTCATTACTCATCTCCTTTGAAGGAAAGTGGCATGTTGGGAAAGTTGAGTGTTGCGTACTCACCGAAGAATGAAACTGCCGCAAGGTCATAAGCTCTCGCCGCCAACCTTGGAGATGCAAAGTTTCCAAGCCAAATGCGTTTGCGATTTACGGTTATCTGGGCAATGTAATTCGGTGACTTGTTCTCAGGCTGAACGCCTCTGTAGCCAGTTTGGCTTTTGCACCTGCGACGGCTTGCGTTGTTCTTGCTGCGAGTGCAAATGCGCAAATTTTCTTTTCTGTTATCAAGGCCGTCGCCATTTATATGGTCGACATCTAATCCGTCCGGTGCATTCATGATGACTCTGTGCATCATCAGGCATTTCCGGTTCTTTCTCCCTCCGTGGTTTTTATGCGCATACCAAACGTGAAGCGATCTGGAGCAATTCCATGCGCCGAACGACATGATGCGGTCGTAGTCATCGTCGTCAACGATGGCGCTAATGCCATTCGGCAGCGGTATCGTCTTCAATTTGAATGCTCCTTGAACTTCCACTCCGCACAGCCGTCCGTGCCCCACAGAGGGCAGGTCCGCTCCGCGCAAAGGAAACTGGACGGCGAACAATCGAAGGCGTTGATCGGGTCCGCGCTTCCGACTGAAACCAGCCGCCGGAACTCCGTCACGTCCTGCTTGACGCGGCGGATTCGGTTGAACGTGATGGGTTCGATGTCCCACAGTTCGTAATTTGTGACGACTGGCGGCGGCACGTCCTTATCCGCCGCCACGCGCTTGATGAAGCGTGTCCGCGCCAGCTTGATCGGTCGGCCATGCGCGCGATGGATCGTGCTGTAGGCGCCGAGCTGCGCCGCGTGCGTGCGGCTGACGACTCCAGTTTTTACATCTTCGATAGCGTCCGGCCCCATGGCGATGATATCGGTCTGGCCGGACAGGATGAACCCGTCACCAAGGTCAACGGTCAGTCGCTCCTCCAGCGACAGCGGCTCGATCTCCGGCACTGACCAATGAGCGAACACCTTCGCCATCTTGGCGATCTGCTTCTCGGCCGACGATGTGTTCGGGCTGGTCTTGTCGAACACCACGCCCTGGATCAGCAACTCACGGAACCGCTCCACCGCGCCATCGGTGGCCATGGAAACAGAACCGGTTCCGTAGCGCCCATGCATCTTATCCAGCAGCATCAATTCGGTCCCGCGATGCACGGATGTGCCAACGGTCGATGCAACGGTGTTGGCAAAGTCGCGGATTTCATATCCGGCTGCCTTGATTTCGTCCCGCAGTATCGACGCTGCCGCCGTCCGCCGCGCCGTATCCCCATAACTGGACAGCGACGAAGGTCGAATGATCGTGCGGCCTTCCTCGTCTTTCACCTGCACCTCCTTGCGATGGCCCAATCCCGAAGCGCTGCCGCTGTCATGCTGTGACACAGGTCAATGACCCGCTGGCATTGCCACTGATTGAAGAACCGGATGTGCGCTTCGTCGCGATCCAGCCCCATCTGTTCCGCCAGCCAGGCATAGGCCCTGCGTCGCGCCGAATTGGCAATTCGACATCTGGCCTTGCGCGCCGCCGGCCCACGTCCGCGCATGACTGCCTCGTGACACGGCAGATGGATGGCATCCCTCCACAGCGGGTCGAATGCATCATGAGCCTGTGCCCTGGCAATCAGCACGGATTGCGCCACCAAGATCGGCTGGCGGTCGGGAAGCGTCAGCATGACATTTAGCTGAAGCGCCATTGCGCCCTCCGTTATTGGTTATATGCATCAGCATTATGGAAGAATGTCATTATTCTGCGCAAGAGAAAATCGCCACCGGAGCAGCGTTTTTCTTCAGTCGTCAGTCGTTTGCAGGTTCCTGCGCACCCAGACGATAGGCGCGCACCATGAAATCGCCACGTCGTGGATTTCCGGGGCGTTGTAGCTGGCCAGCGTGTAGAGGCCACGCCGGCTGCCTGACATGACACGCTTGACCAGGGTGGCGCCGCCGTCCACCTGGACAACGCACTCAGTTCCCAGCATGTCGCTGGGCTTCCCCTTGCCTTGCTCTGAATAGAACAGGATGTCGCCGTCCCGGTAGACGGGCCACATGGAATTGCCCCTGACAACCAGGGCGGCAGTCGGCTCCGGTTGATCCGGATCCATCTGCGGCGGTGACGGTGTTTCCTGCATCAGCTTCTTGCCGATGTGCTTCACTTCATTGCCGGCCATCACGAACCCGACGACCGGAACCGATCTTGGCACATATCCCGTCGATTCGGGCGGCTTGTTGCCATAGCGAAGAAATTCCGGTGATAGGAAAAGAACCGTTGCCAGTTGCGCCAGGGTGTCCTCCCGCGGCGTCGTCCTGTCCATTTCCCACAGGGCCACCGTGGACTGATCCACGGCGACCAGATTCGCCAACGCCTGCTGACTGAGGTTCATCGCCTTACGGGCTTCCTTGATTCGGATTCCCATCGTCTGGTGCTTTTGCTTCATCGGTGCCCTTTTGGCGTCGTCAGCAGCCTTGTGCCGCTCATCGCGCATAATGGCAAATTTCCATTGACACGGCAAGACCGCACAGGCATTGCTTTTAATGAGGAAAGTTCATATGGTCGAATGTGGTTGGATAATGAGGACCACAGTTATGCCCTTCAAGCCTATCACCGATCTGAACGAATCTCAGCGCATCGTCTCCGCTGTCGTCGCCGCATTCGGCATGTCCCAGCAGAAGCTGGGTGAACTGCTTGAGTGCGACCAGTCCACCATTTCGGGGTGGATCGTGCGCGGCACGGTGACTGACCGGCGCCAGAAGCAGCTCATCGCGCTGTCGAAGGAGCTGGTTGTCCAGGGGAAGATGACTCGGCCCATCGAGCCGAACGACTTCCACGAGCTGCGCGACAATCGCGACATGCAACAGGCGGCCTGACCGTCGCCGACATCGAGGGGAACATCATGACCGAGACGGCAACGTCAACGGATGTGGGTGGTATTGCCGCCGAACGGCTCAAAAGCTTCATTGAGAGAATCGAAAGATTGTCGGAGGAAGCCAAGGGTATTCAGGACGACATACGCGACATCTATGCCGAAGCGAAAGGCACAGGATTCCAAGTTCCGATCATGCGGCAGATCATCCGCCTGCGGAAGATGAACAAGGAAGATCGGCAGGAACAAGAGGCGCTTCTCGACCTCTATCGTGCGGCGATTGGCCTGGAATGATGCAGGCCGCTACCGAAACCGCGCCCACCACCGAGCGCCGCAGGCCCAGCGCTACCCACATGTGGGTTGTCCTGCAGAAGCGCCTGCGCGTTGCCCGCGCCGCTCAGCAGAAATCCCAGCTTGCGGTGGCAACCTATATCGGCGTCACCCGCCAAGCCTTCAGCCTCTGGGAAAACGGGCAGACCATCCCGCCGGCCGACAAGCTCTGCGCCTGGTGCGCGTTCCTCCACCTCACTCTGGGCGTGACCGATGCAGACGGCACTTGACCTTGGAGCGCCTTCTGCGCTCCCGCCTATTGAGCAGATGCAGAACACAGCGGTGTTTTCTGCCTGCGAGACCTATCGCTATTACCTGCGACGCGTATGGTATCACAGCAAGCCGGTGATGGCATGGGTGTGCCTGAATCCTAGCACAGCCACAGAAGCGGTCAATGACCCGTCCGTGCGTCGGATGGCCGGTTACGCCTGGGAATGGGGATATGGCGGCTTCATCGTCGGCAACGCTTTCGCGCTGCGCAGCACAGATCCGGCCGGTCTGAAACAGATCGACGACCCGGTTGGGCCTGAGAACGACGAATGGCTTCGGCGCATCTGCGAGGAAGCGGCGCTCGTTGTCTGCGGCTGGGGCAATCATGGCTTGCTCTGGGGGCGCGGCGGCATCGTTCTGCGCCTGATCCGCTCCACCGGCAAGGTGCCGCATGCGCTGGCGATCACCGGCCAGGGGCAGCCGAACCATCCGCTCTATCTAAAATCCGACCTGCGTCCGCAGCCGATGCCGGAGGCCGCGTGATGGGCGTTCCGGCCTTCATCGTCCGCCTGATGCACCGGCCCGCTCTTTCGCCCTACGCAAAGCTGGGACCGGAAGACCGCATCAGCATCGAGTTTGCCAACCAGCTCCGCGCCTGGACGCTGGAGGGCAGGCTGAAGGCCGTCTTCTTCCACGCTGCGAATGAAGTCGGCGGCGGCACCAAGAACGCGGCCATCCGCTATGCCGTTGCCAAGGCGCTCGGGCTGATCACTGGCACATACGATTTCACTTTTCTCAGTGACCGCGGCGCCTGGGTGATCGAGATGAAGGCCGGCAAGAACCGCCCCACCGACGGCCAGAAGGATTTCGCCGCGTGGTGCGACATGCACGGCGTCAAGAATGCCGTCTGCTACAGCGCTGGAGAGGCTGAAATCAAGCTGAAGGAATGGGGAGTGCTGGTCTGATGGATGGCGGGACTTCGATCACGATTGCCGAGATGCCGGCCAGTGGCGCGGATGATGCGCAAGCCGTAATTGCCGGGAAGAAGCAGCGCGTGGTCGAGCGCCCGCCGAGCGATCATTACCCCAGCCCTCCGGAAGCGACGCGGGCACTGCTGAGTGTAGAGCGGTTCGCTGGCGGCATCTGGGAGTGCTGCGCGGGCCGTGGCGACATGGCAGCGGAACTGCGCATGGCTGGCTATACCGTGGCCGCCACGACCATTGAGGAGGGCCGCCACGAGCGGGCCTTCCCAAAGCACATGGTCACAGGCGGCGTCGACGTCCTAAAAGAGACTCGGCGCCGGCACGACACCGCGATCACCAACCCGCCATATAAGCTCACGGAGGAGATCATCCGTCACCTTATCTGCCTGGGCTGCGTGAACATCGCCATGCTGCTCAACATTAAGTTCCTGTCGAGCGAGGGGCGGTCTGAATTCTTTGAAAAGTACCCGCCGGCGAACATTTGGGTGTTCCGGGATCGGATCACGATGTATCCGCACGGATATGAGGGGCCCAAAGGCAGCACCACAGAGACTTTCGCTTGGTTTGTCTGGAGGTCGCCGTTCCATAGTCGGCCGCCGCAGATCGGATGGATCACCGCCAAGCACTTCAGGGATAAGCGCGATGACAGCCAAGCCTGACCCGCTGCTTCCCGCCCACATCGACCTGCGCGATTTTCCGTTCATGCCTATGGAGGTGGCCCGGCTGCGGAAGTCTCGGGCCTGGAGCGTCATCGCCAAGCGCGATCCGCGTCTGGGCTTCTACATGCAGAACCTGTGGTGCGAGTCCTGGCACGAGCGGCCGGCCGGGAGCATGCCGGACGATGACGACCTGCTGTGCGAGTTGGCGATGTGCAGCGACATCGAGACGTGGAAAGCGGTCAAGGCCAAGGTCATGCACGGATGGATCCTGTGCAGCGACGGGCGCTGGTATCACCCCACGGTCTGCGAGAAGGCAGAGGAAGCGTGGAGCCGCAAGCAGGCGCAGCGTGACCGCACCGCAGCCGCCAGAGAAGCCAGGGCTGCACAGCGCCGCGGCGAGCAACCAACTACACCCAGCCCGCCGGCGGCGCCGTCTCCGCCACCACCGCCTCCGAAGGCCAAGCCCAAGCAGCAGGAAGCGCCGCACCAGACATCGTTCCTGCCTGACCCTACCGCAGAAGCAGTCGATCTATACAACGCGGCCGCAGAGCGGGCCGGCCTGCCCAAGGCGATGAAGATCAACGACACGAGAAAGACCAAGCTGAAGCAGCGCATCAACGACGCTGGCGGGCTGGAAGGATGGAAAGCGGCGCTGGCGAAGTTGGAGGCATCACCGCACTGTACCGGCAACAACGACCGGGGATGGCGTGCGGACCTGGATTTCCTGCTCCATGACAAGAGCTTCACGCGGCTGATGGAGGGCAGTTACGACGCGCGCAAGCCCGCCGGCGGCCCATCACATGTCAAAGGACAAACAGGCCTGGATCGGGGTTTCAGCAACGTCGTCCGGCTGATGGAAAGGGAAGGAAATGGCTGAGGATTACAAGGGCGGGCTGCCTGCGATCGTGGTGGATAACATACCCAGCATGATCAGGCACGACGCTATGCCGACGGCTTACCTGCACAGGCACGCCCTGTCTGACACCGCAAGCGTCAACGAGTATACGCGCCTCGTCCCGCGTGATGCGTGCTTGGCCGTGATACCGGAAATTGAGCGGTGTTTGGTGCCTTTGGATCGTGAAGTCGCCACCGCCAAGGCCCGTATCCTGCTGGGCTGCTATCCGCCATCGCAGACCGACCGGCTGGAGAATCAGAACGTCTACATCCGTGGCATCATTGCCGTGTTTCAGGAAGTGCCGCGCGATATCGCGGACCAGGCCATCGACTATATCAGCAGCGAGGTCAAATGGCTGCCGACGCGGGCTGAGGTTACCCAGGTTTGCCGGCGCATGCTGAACGAGCGCAAGCGCATGCTGAACAATGCCAAGGCTCACCTCGCAGAACATGACCGCCGCGCCCTGGCCAAGCCGCCGGCAAAGAGCTATTCGGACTTGACGGACGAAGAAAAAGCCGCACACGACGATCGCATGCGGCTGTTTCGGGAAACCATTGCCAACCTGTCTGCCGGCATGCGGACGGCGCATGCAGAGCCCAACGAGCGGCTTCGTGAGCGCATCTTGTCCGAGACCGGCGAGCGCCAATCAGACGACGAAGACGCGGCCTAGTCCGCGTCGATCTCCACCACCTCAGCTTCACCGCGCTGTTCACGCACCCGGTATTCAGCCACTGCAATCACCTGCTGGATTGCTGCCATCGCCTGCCGTCCGCGCTGCGCTATCGCAGCCAATTGATCAATGGTCAGGCTGTCCGCCTTCGATGAAGTCGACTCCTGAATGCATCGCGCGAACGAACCGACATCAGCGGTTGCCATAGTCATGCATGCATTCAAGTCGAGAGACGCAAACTTCTGGTAGCGGCCCGTGGCGCGCAAAATTGCGCTGAAATATTCAATTTTATCAGGCGGCTTGCCGCGTCCGTGATGGCGCTGGCTCTTTTGCATATGAACTAACTTCACTACTTGACTCCAAAGTGGGTCAGGCAGTGTCCTTGTCTGGTTTGGCCCTGTGGCCTTGTACAGCAGCGCATCCGACACACCTAAGACTTTGGCGACGCGCTTTGCCCCAAGGTTTTCCATGGCGTGTCGAACCGCAAATTCTAAGGTGCCTGGGTAGTTGAGGTTTGCCATGTCCAAACTCCGTGAAAAACAGGACAACACGTTTCGCGTCTGGAAACCTATTCTTCCGATCAGGCACACCCCGAACTGAGGTGGCGAGATGCAAGAAAAAATCGCTGATGGGTTCCCGCCCGGAAGCCCCTTGTCGTACCGGATGCAGGCAGCACGCTTGCGGCATGAGGTCAATAACAACCCTTCACGCGACGAAGGCCTGCTTCGTCATGCGGAGGCTCTTGACCACGTCGCGGATGTGCTGGGCGCAATCCCTGAACATCTTCGGGGTGTGCCGCAGAATGTACGCCTGACTGCGTAAAGTCGCAATGAGAAAAGTTCATGACGTAAACGGGAGAGATACATCTTCCGGGTCATGCAAGAACCAGAAGCCGCGATCAAGCGGACGGAGTGACATATGGGCAAGAACGCCGGCGCCATCGAGCGCCTGACGATGGCTGTCGACCAACTGGTCGAGAACCCGCGCAATCCGCGAAAGCATCCGCAGGAACAGATCGACCGTCTGGTCGCCAGCTATAAGCGATTTGGCCAGACCAAGCCCATCCTGGTTCGCAAGGCGGATCGGGTGATCATTGCCGGGCACGGCATGCTCAGGGCCATGAAACAGGCGGGGGCTGCACAGGTCGACGTCCTGGCATGGGAAACCGACCAGGCAACCGCCGATCAATACATGCTCGCCGACAACCGCCATGGCGAGCTGTCCAGCCCCGACACCGACCGCGTCGCTGCGATCCTGCGCGAGATCGACAAGGCCGACTACATGGCCGTCGGCTTCAGCGATGACGAGGTTTCCAAGCTGCTGGCTGATCTGGACGCCAGCGATATCGTGGTCGCGGAGGTCGACACCTCTGCCGTCGATGACCGCGCCTGGGTCTCCATCCGCTGCCCGCTCGCGCGCCAAGCCGAGATGCTGCAACGGCTGACTGAGGTGATGGCCGACTATCCAGACGTGGAGGTCGACCTGGGAACCGTGGCGGTGGCATCGTGAAGGGGCGGAAGGGGTTTTCGGCATCCCTCAAGGCAGGAGGCAAGGTTAACAACCATCCTGCCGCCGCTAAAGCCAAAGCGGAACTGCGCAACCTGGTGCTGGACGAGATCGGAGGCGACGGGGCGACCGTCTTCGACGCCTTCGCCGGCGCCGGTCTGATGTATCAGCAGGTATGGCACCGGGCGGCCAGCTATGTCGGGTGCGATCTTGTCTGGTACAGGGATCAGCGCCGCGCCTTTGTGGCCGACAATCGCCGCGTCCTGCGCGCAATCGACCTCGCCAGCTTCAACATCTTCGACCTGGACGCCTACGGTAGCCCCTGGGAACAGGCATTGATCGTCGCCGACCGCCGGCCGGTGCAGCCCGGCGAGCGCATCGGCATCCTGCTGACAGAGGGATCCAGCCTCAACATGAAGCTGGGCGGCATGGCCGCTGGCCTGCGCATCCTGGCCGGCATGAAGGCCGGGGTGGCCGGGGCCAGCCGTCAGCAGGACGCCATCATCGACAGGGCCATTGGGGGGCTATGTTCGCGCATGCGGGCCCGCGTGGTACGGCGCTGGCAGGCGAACGGAAAGACCGGCAGCAACATGAAGTACATTGGACTCGTCATGGAGGGAGTTTCGTGACCAAGAAAATCACATCGCAGGGCAGGCGTGATATTGCAGGTGCCATCAAATCGCTCCGCGGCACCGGCATGTCCAAAGAGGCGATGCGCGCTGTTTTTCCGACGCGACAGGCGGTCAAGGAATACGTCGGCGGCTATGCGAAGGCTTCAAGCCGCGTGCGATCCACGGCATCATCAAAGGCCGCACAGACGAAAGCGTCGGCAAAGGCGGATACCGGTTCGGCCAAGTCCTCCAGCCGTTCGGAAGCGGCCAGGAAAGCGAATGCGACCCGAAAGGCCAAGGGCAAGCGGTAAAGGCAGAACGCCGCCCCGAAACCGGAGCGGCGCCCATCTGCAACAGGACTGATAAGGCTGCCTCATCAGGCCGCAGGCACCACCCACACGGCGACCATTCTCCCGGTATCGGGAAAATGGTTTCGGCTTCAGAACATGCCGAGTTGACCTCCTCCATCCTGGGTGGATCGTGGCTTCAGGTCTCGCCTACGCGCCTCAGCGTCCAGCTTTTCTGCCATATCGGTGAGGCACAGACGGCGAGCGCCGTCAGATATCGGGCTGGAGGCCGCCGCCTCATCACGGAGCATCTGCGCCGCGTGCAGGATGCCGGCGCGGAATTCCTTGCTCGTCATGTGATCTCCTCAGAACATGCTCAACTGCATGGACCCAGCAGTCGCCGGCTTCTTGGGCGGCATCTCCTTCTGGGTCTTTGCAGGCGTGGGCAATGGGGCCTGGATCAGCAGTGGTTGCTCGGGCTGCGCGGGATCTGGCTTGAAGACGCTGGTCCGCCGCCACTCCAACCAAGAGTCCTTATGCTCATCAAGGAACAATTCCATCGGTGGCGTGAACTGCACCTCCCACTGTTCCAGCGAGATGGCGTTCCCTCTGGTGACCTTTGCCGGGATGCCGCGCAGAGAGAACTGGAGATAGGCCATCTGGAACGCTGTGTTCGAGATGTCCATGGCCTCGACATACATGCTGGTGGCTGGGTCGTATCCCAACTCCTCCAGGTACTCGGCCGCAGCGATGATCTGCGCACCGCCGCCGACGGCTGGCTCATGAACGCTGATCCAGCCCTGGCTTTCCAGGATCGGCTCGACCTCGCCCATGCTCATGCGGGCCATTAGCCGGCACACCTCGAAGGGCGTAAAATACTGGCCCAGGTATTCGTTTAGACCGCCGATCTCAGCCGCACACTTGCCGATGAAATCGCCGTGCTCCTGAACGCCGGCAGCCACAATGCCCAGCATCTCCGGCATCCGCCGGATATAGGCGTCATCCTTCGCGCGCCGGACTACGGCCATGTACCGCTCCTCCAGCGCTTCAGCCTGGGGTGAGGTCGGGAAGTGCGTCTTCTTGGCGACAGCGCAATAGGCCATCTCAAGAAAGTCGTTCAGCACCTCGCCATGCCGGCGGTGACGCGCGAGCTCGTCGACCAGCTTGATGAAGTCGCGCTCAGTCCCCGCCTTCCCCGAATAGGGATGCTTCTTGATCTTGCCCATGGTTCACCTGCCATTCGCCAGCAGGTCGATGAACCACTGCGGTTCCTTGATCTTGCTTAGGTCGATGGCGGCGGCGTTGTTGATGACGAATTCACGGAAGTGCTTCCGATGAATCCACCAAATATCGCCGCCCTGGGCTTCGACACGGTTGGTGCCGCGCCGCTTCGCCTGCAGGCCCAGCTTGGTGATCCAGCGCTCAACGGTGCTGGCGTCCACGCCCATGCAGGCGGCCAGCGCGCGGGCGGTGAAATGGTCGATGTCGGTGCGGTCGAAGTCGCCACGCTTCAGCTTGATCGCAATGGCTGCCTCAGTTCGGTTGAAGCCGGCCTTCTTCAGGCGACGCTGGATCGCCTTTGGTTGGAGGTGCGCGACCGCTTCCAGGATTTGAAGTTCAGCATCCGACCACTTCGGCTCCTTCTCGCGCGCAACAGCCACACCCAGCGCCAGCGCCCGGCGGCGCACCCAATACCGGGGCCGTTGCACCTTGCGACACAGAGCAGCGCCAGTTGCCCTTTGGTCGGGTCACTCTGATAGACGCGGATGATGGCAGCGTCGATCTGTTCGGTCGTCGTCCACGATTGCCGCGCTGGCTTCGATTTGCCGTGCTTGATCTTCAATGCAGCAGCTTGGTTGTAGATGCTCGAAAGCGAGCGATACGGCATCACTTCCTGGCATCCAGGGGCGCCGCTCATGGGATATGTGCGCCGGATGATGGCAATCTCCTGATCCGTCCAGCGTTCCTTTACTTGGGTTTGGCGTGGCGGAATTTCCGCCTGTGCCGGCATCATCATGCCGTCCATGTTCTTCTCCAATTGCAGATGGATGCGGGTGGTGAATCCGCGACGCTGCTGGTGGAGGGCAGCGTTTCGGCCCGGCACCACTGCCGGGCCTCATCAGGCGGAAAGCTCTTTGTCGATCCTCTTGAAAATCCACTCAACAACCGGCACGCACCAGCTATTGCCGAAGCCCTTGTAGCGCGGCCCGTCGGCCATGGCGTTGGTCAGCCAGCGGCCGTCATCGCCCTGCATCACCTCGGCACCCTGCGCGGCCAGATAGGCGGCTTCGTCGGCATCAATGCGGCGCCATTTGGCGTTTCCCTGGCGGGTGACGGTGGGGATCAGGGTGTAGCCGTCCGGGAAGCCCTGAAGCCGGCTGCATTCCAGCGGGGTCAGGCGACGAACGGACATGGTGCCCGCCAGCAGCGTTTCATTTTTGGCGTCGCCGCGTCGGATAGCTGATTGTGATCCAGCGATATCCATGAGGCGCAGTTCGTTGCGCTGGTTCTCCGCAAAAGCCACAGCCACCTGGCCGCCGGCGTTGGGGTGACTCCCGGCATGGCCCATTGCACGCAGGGTGGGAGAAATGACTCCCACGTCGGCCCCGTGATCCTTGGCACTGAAAGCCAGCAGGTGGCTTCCCTGATCCGTGCCCGTGGTCAGGGCATCAACCCGTTCTCCCGTTTCCGATGCCCCGCAGTTTCCGCTGGTGCGGTACGCAACCCCATGCTGCGCGCCCGCCTGGAGGATGAACATCGGATCAACATCGCTGCCGATACCAATCCCAGCACGCACATCAGTCGTGCTGGCACCCGTTCGCTTGCCCACCTCTTGGATGGGGTAGACGATGGTGGGCACACCGCGCCCGGTGCCGTCTTCGCTGCAGCCATTGCCGTTGTTGGCGGTGTTCAGGGCGTGGGTGATGTCGCCGGTGATGCACACTGGCACCAACGTGTCGGTGCAGTCGCTATCGACGCCCTTGGCCCCGTCGCGGGCGCGCAAAGCCTGTGCGATATCCGGAGCAACCGTCGCCACGAACGTCTCGCTCTCGAAATCCATGCGCCCGCACGGGCCACCATGGGCATTCACGGCGGTGGCAACCTCAATTGCCCCCCCCCGTGTTGTTGCCGCCGAATGCGAGGACGTGGGGCTTGTCTCCTCCTCCTCCTCCGGTTCGCAGGGCTGGCATGACGTTTCCGGTGATTTCGGCTGTGCCGCCTCCCTCTCGACCACGGAGCGCAACGCCAACGACAGCATCGCTGGCAACTCCCGCCCCCGCGCTTCCGCCCGGCGCAGGATGCCCGCGCAGGCCTTGGCGCTCAGGGAATAGCGGGCCGGCACCGGCCCTGTCTCCAAGATGTCGGAGAGCTTCGGCTTCTGTTTCGTGAAGCACACGGCTGGGATCGACCCCGCAACGATGCCGTGTTGCGACCACAAAAACTCGGCGTCGACGCTGCGGGACAAAGCCTTGAGCATCAATGATACGCCAGGCGACTTTCCGTTGCGGTCCAACAACCATACCCGCGTTTGTCCATTTACCCCGTGGAGGAACGATGGCGGTGTCTTCTCCCACCAAGGCCGCAAGGAAGCATCCAAATGCGTTTCCTTTGTCGGACAGCACGCCTGGGACGTTTTCCCAGAAGATAACATCGACAGGTTCGCCAGCAGGTCCAACTGCATCACATATCTCCACGAAGCGCAGGGTCAGGTTGCCGCGGTCGTCGTTAAGGCCCTTGCGCAGGCCCGCTAAGCTGAATGGCTGACAAGGACTTCCGCCAACAACCATGTCAACGCCGCCTAATTCGGCAACGCGATCAATGAAATCATGGGCGGTAACATCCCCAAGGTTTGGAACTTTAGGCCAATGATTAGCAGTAACTGCTGATGGCGCGGCCTCAATCTCAGCCAGCGCCACACAGCGCCACCCAAGACCCTTGCTTGCTTCATGAGCAGCACCAATGCCATCAAACAACGAAAGGTAACGAATATCGGTCATGGCGGCAATGATCCAGTCTCATGATCATGGGAAAATAAAAGAGGCGCGGCATCGTTCTGAACCGATGAATTCGCCCACATCTCGAAGAAATCGAGCTGGGCGTAATAGGTCGCGCAGACCGGCCCGATCCCGATAGCGATGCTGGCCGGGTTCTTCAGGCGCCGGCCGCAGCACCGGCATCGTTCCGATCTGCGCGGGTCCATCATTCGACATTGGCCGCTATGTCGATGGTTTCGGTAGTGCCGTCCGGGCTGGTCACCTCGAACACCGTGGCGGTGGTGTCAGGCGCAAGCTGGAATTGCCGCGCCTTCTTCACCGCTTCCTCGGGGCTGTCGGCCTCGATGTCGATGCGCCAAGCGACGGCGTAGGTGTTGGGCCGGGTCGGGTCGAACAGCAGATCATTCTGAAAAGGCAGTCTCCAGACGCGACCGTTATAACTGACCTTGGCGATGGGGCCGCCGTCATCTTCGGTCACCATCCCGCCGGCCCAATTGCCGCCGCCCAGGTTGTACTTCTCAATGTAGGCGCGGCACGCGGCCGACGCTTCGGCGAATGAGCCGACCTCTTTCACCTCGCTCGGCACGCCGGGCAGCGGATCGGGGCTTTGTCCGTGATCCGGATTGCCACAGGCTGCAAGTTTTACCTTCATGATGGCGGTCGGCACGGGCGGCAAAGCAAACCAATATTCTGGTTCGCGCCCCGCCAATATCACCCCATATCGGTCGTTCTTAGGATCATAGATTGCCCAGGGCGAATCATCCGACATCAGACCGCCTTGCGTGTTGTAGATGCCCTTGAACCACCCGGTTTTATCCCAGGCCATCATCACGTCGATCTGATTCTGGCCGTCTGGTCCGGCAGCTGGCACCTCCTGGGCCGTTTTCTTGATGTTCATCTTGTTCTCCATTGCAGAGGATTCTTGAACAGCCATCTCATCCCCAATCGGAAGAAAAGTGAGTCGTGCTATTGCCGTTCGGCCATTCGATGCGAACACCGCCCTTACGAACGGCGGGGCCACAATGACCAAGCGGCATCAGCACGCGAGCGCCCTGGTCGACATACTCGACCATTCTCACCTCTCGACGTTCGAGGTGGTTGAGAGAGCGGCGCAGAATCCGTTCGATGGCATTCAACTTGCGTCGGTCAGTTTCGGCCGTACACCACGCATGCATGGTGCTGTCGCGACCGAACCGCCAATCACCACCAGCCCAGGACTCGAAATGCCAAGTGCCGCGCATGGCGGTTCTCACTTCCCGATAATCCATGAGAAATGGGTATTTCTTGGTCCAGAAGATGGTCCAGACAATTCCAGGGCATAACGTCGGGATCATCGCCCGTGTGCATCCTGTGTCGATACTGCCGGTGAAGTCGATACAACTGCCATATCGGATAAGTTCGAGATCCCTGGCATCATATCGCTCCAGATCGCGACGACGACGTGCAACACGGGCGGTCGTGAAGTCGGAAACGCGATTCATCCATGACCGAACAGAGGGATGGTGATCGTATCGCTTCATCATTCCGCGCTCGCGGATGAGCCTGGATTCGACTTTCCCATACTTGTCGGGATCGCCAGCGATCAGGATCAACGGCGGCGGGTGCCTTGTGCTTCTCGTTTTCAGCTCGAAGACCCGGCCGGCGGCCAGTTCTCCGATCCATTTCTTGCCTGCCATGTCTCAACCTCTTGCAGATGGTGCGGTGGCTTCCGCGACCAGCAGTCAAGGAATCCTTGACCACTGGTTTCGGCCTTGCCAGGGCCTCGTCAGACGGATTTATTTTCGGCTGGCGGGCGAACATAAATGCGGTCGCCGACACAGAATGAATCGCCAGGAAGCAAGCTCCCGTCACCACATAGAACCCTGTCGTGCTTCCACTTTCCGCGACCATTTGCGGCGCGAGCATAATCGCGATGATGGACTTTAGGCGTCACGACCTCCCAATTAGGGTGTTCATCCATCCATTTTTCTTGCTGCGGCGTCATGATGATGTCCGATCAGTGATGCTGCGGAACGCGCAACGGGTTCGGATAGTCGGGTGGGAGGTAGCCCTGCAAGTCGCGCTTGATATAATGCTTCTTGCCCAGCTTGTTCAGAAGATCGACCATGCGGTGGGTGTACGATTCCCAATCCGTCGTCTTCGTGATCGACAGGTAATTCACCCGTCCGACCTTGTAGAGATCGACGAACTCATGCGTGGCCTGCACGATGGCGAGGCTGCTTTCGCAGTCGATTGTCGGCTCCAGGCTGACCCAGGTAAAGATTCCGGCCTCGTGGAACTGCTTCAGCGCCGTAATCCGGTCGCTGGGCAGAGCGGCGCCTGTTTCCCATTTCCGGGAAAACCCGTCGTCCAGGCTGGTCAGCGTGGACGCAAAGGCGTCGCGGTTCGGTCGGAACAGGTCGATGTCGCGGAGCGCCCGCGTTCCGCCCTTCGTCAGCGTGCAAAACGCCAAGCCGTGACCGCGCAAAATCTCCAAGCTGCGGCGCGTGGCACTGCTATCGCCCGGATGGTAGGGGTCACTGGTGAACGAAAGCATGACCTGTTCTGTGATTCCGGCGGCTTGGTACTTAACCGAGTCTGCCCGCAATTTCTCTAGGAAATTTGGGCGCAGAATCGCCGCAGCATCGAACTCTTTTCGATCCTGCTTTGTAATTCTGGGTACGTAGCAATATTTACACTGGTGGCTGCATCCGCGATATGGATTGCAAGCCAAGGGTGCATACTCACCCGCCTGCCCGGCGGGAGCATAAATGTGGGAGCATCCGGCCACAGAAACCCCGTCGGGGTTGAGCCTGGGCTTGGCCGGTTTGCCGAACAGCTCGGCGGTTCGTTCGTGGCTCGCCATTTAGCGCGTTCCTCTCATGCGTGGTAATGGGAGAAAATCATAACGCGGCTCGAAAATCCAGAGGAATCCGCGATGTTCTGGCCTCGTCAGCGCGATCCTGAATCGCGGACAGTCGCCCGGTCGCCCGAACGGCTGTTTCGGCCTATCTCTGTTGCGCGAGAACCTGCCCAGCAGCTGCCAGAGCATCGACAAGCTCAGCGGCCTCCTGATTGGTGCCGTTACTCTTGGGCAGTAGGCCGGCAGCGATGAACTTGTCCACCGCGCCGGCAAGATTGCGCAGGGCGTCGCAACAGGTGTTGCGCGCATCATTAGAATGTGCCATATGGAAATAGTCCTTTGCAGATGGGACGCGCCGAAAGGCGAGTGAAGCGGCCGGGCCTCAATCCCGGCCGTTTAGCTTTTCAGGCCACGCGCTTGTAGTTGGACGGCAGGAGCCGGCCCCAGGCGACGACACCGGGCGCCAGGGCCAGCGGAGCAAACGTGGGGTCTATATCCCACCTCTTTCGCCCCTCAGTGGCACGCTCCCAGGTGAGCCCTTCTGGCAGCTCATAATACCATCCAGTCATGTCTTGGCTCATGCCGCCTCCTGTTGATCCAGCTTGTGCCCCTGCGCGGCGATGTTCTCCAGCCAGCCGGCCAGGAAGTCGTTCAACTCTGCCTTCAGCTTGGGAATGACCTTGCCGGGTTCCGGGTAGACGACGCGGTTGATGCCGACATAGTCGTTGCGCCATGTCAGCGCTTCGGCTGCCTTCAACTGCGGCACCAGCGCGATTTCCATGTCCGGATCGGCCATGAGGTCGCCGTTCTGCTCGCCATAGTGCGTCATGCTGATGATGACACGGCCATGTTCGTCGCGGCGCAGAACCTCGATCGACAGATCCATATAGCCCGGCGACTTCAGCTTGAATGCCGTGCAGCTGTTGCGCTTGTCGATGTCCGGAACCAGCGCCAGGATGCGCTCATAGTTCCGTTCGTAGACGGATTTCATCTTCTTCTCCTTTGCAGATTTACGGGGTGGTGACCTCCCGCGACCCTGCATGCGCAGGGTTTCGGCGCTGGTCAGGCGCCTCGTCAGGCGGGGGAAAGTTGATGGTCGAAGGCAAACCACGACTTACCGTGCCAACCGGGGATCAGTGGCGCGTCGATAGTTGTAATCCAGCCTCCATTACGGGTGCGATGCTTCAAATGCACCTTGAAAGTGCCGTCGTTGCCGTCGGGCGTCAAAGCCACCGATCCAGGTCGCCATGCATCAGGATGAACCCTCTCTATTGCCTGACCAGCCGTCCTGCCATCTACGATCAAGCTGCGCACGCGCTCCAACTTGATCTGAGCATTTTCGGCATTGTTGCCGTACAGCTGGCAATCAAGGTCATATCCGACAACCTCGACTTGGACCGGCGCTTCCCCTGGCTGAAGCAGCCAAGTGGTGCCGTCAAGCCTGTGCTCCGCCAAACGCTGATCTAGCAACTTCAAAAAATCGGTTCTCAACAGCGTCTTCAACTTTGCCTCCGTGGTATGGTTTGCATGTCTTCCATCCATTGCAGATGGGTCGGCAATGACCAAAAAGGACCAGGGACGGCGGGGGAGGCGGTAATTGCCTCCCCCAAGCGCCCGATCAGGCAGCCTTGCGGCTCTGATTGCGACGTTCACGCCGGTTCTGCTTGCGCTCGACCGGTGCCGTGTCCTGGGTGGTATCGGCCGGAATTTCGGCCGTGGTGTCGTTCGCCTGGCCGGCGATGTCGCCGGTGGCTTCCGTGGTCTCCACGGTGGGCTCGCTGGGAGCCTCCGTGGTGGCCTTTGTGGTGTCGGCATTGGCGGCGGTGGTCTCGGTCTCCGCCTCGCCCGTGGGCTCGGCAGCGGCGTCGACATCCACGCCCAACGGCTGGCCGTCTACCAGCTCGCCAACGCCTTCGCTCGCGGCTTCCGCCGCAGGCTCGGGCGCGGGCAACGCCGGCTGTTCCAGCGTGCGCTTCAGCAGATCCTCGGCGCGACGCTTAAATTCGTCGGCCTTGGCCTGATAGAGCGCCTTTTCAGCCGCGTCCGTGGCATTGTCGGCAGCTTCCTGATTGCGGGTCTGGTGAGCCCGCAACGCAGCCAGCGATCCCTTGATGGCCGGAGCCACCAGGGCGACCGTTGCCGCCGATGCCATTGGATTTGCAGCCATCGGCATCAGCACCAGCATGGTTCCCGGCGTGGCCGGGAACGTCATGATGGTTGGATCGTTGGGGCCAGCCGCGAACACGGACACGCTGGCGTCCTTGCCGCCCAGAACAGCGGCAACGTCGCCAACGGCCTTCAGATATTTGCCGTTGAAAGTCACGGGCTGGAAGTCAGCCCGCAAGCCTTCACGGTCGGCGTCCACGCCGCCGGTGAGTCCGGCGACGATGGTCTGATAGTTGGGGAAGGTCGCATCCACCACGTCGTGGCGGAAAGTCATTTCCTCGCCCATGTCGGTCAGCATGGCCCGTGCCTGGCCCCGACCATAGCCGATCCGCACCAGCGGGTTGTCGCTGATCTTGGTGGCGATGGTCAGTTTCGGGATCAGGTATTCCGACGACAGGATGATGCCGCTTTCCAGCCACGACGGCAGGGCCGTAGCGGGCTGGTGTGAAGCGACGAACAACCGATGACCGTCGGTCGCCACCATGCGCAGAAGGCCGTCCACCGCGTGCAGGTAAATGCCCTGCAGGTAATAGCGGGTTTCATCCTTGCTGGCGCAGGCCAGAGCGGCACGCAGGATGTTAGCGGGCGCGTCAACGAAAGCGTGGGGCTCAATGCTCTCCGCTTCCGTCTCGATGCCCTGATCCTGGGCCGCCTGTCCCTCGACCGTGCCGACTTCCTGGCCCGTGGTGGGTTCGGTGGGCGCTTGCGCCGTGGTGATGGTGGAAGCGTTGACGTCGGCATCGGTCTCGGTGGTGACGATCTCGGTGTTGATAGCGTTCATCTTGGGATTCCCTATTGCAGATGGCCCGGCAGTGGTGTCCGCCGGGGGCAAAGCTAAATTGCCAAAGCGGGGGGATGGGTGTTGCCCATTCCCCCAATGGGGAATCTGCATGTGATGGAAGATTATTCACAATGTCCTAGAGCCTATGGCTCTCTCGTCGCCGGTTCCGGGCCCGGTGCCATCCGGTGCCGCCGCCAGTGCTCGCGGGTCAGGGAAACCCTGTCCGGCCGCCCCTTGGTCAAAGGGGCGGAATTTTACGTAGGCGCGCGGTCTCAATGGTCCTGGGGGAGTCGATCGCCGGATGTGGGGCTGTGGGCCTTGGGTCTGGTCGGTCGCCCGTGGTGCGGAGCGCCCAGGCGGTTGCCCGTTGGAAGGGGCTGGCCTGGGTGCCCGCGCCGTGATGCGCCCGATGGATGGGCGCAAAGGCGCGAGGGTTCACGATGAGAAAGAGCCGATCCCCGGAGAGGGGACGGGCCGGGTGTCCCGGTCCTGGCCATGAGGGGTCCAGGTCCATAAGGGCTGGGTCTCATTGGGTATAATGAGAATATGTCATTATGGGGTGGGTGTAAAGGGGGTTTGATGAAAAAAATGTAACGCAATCAATGGTCTATGTGGGTTTGGGTGGTGATGGATAGGGGGGCGCTTTAGGGCGCCGTGGAAGGGGCTTTGTGGGGGCGCGTGGGGTGGTAGGGGAAATGGCTGGGCAGGGATGGGAGGCGCTGTGAGGGGCGTGAAACGGGCTCTTGGGATGGGTTGGTGTGGGGGTTAGGGGGGGGTGGGGAGCCTGGCGCGGGCAGGATGGGGGATTAGGTGGATGGGAAGGGGTGGAAGGGTGGATAGGGGGAAGCTGGGGGCTGTGAGGGGCTGATAGGGACGCTGTAGAGCTGGCAAGGGTGGGGATGGGGTAGGGTGCGGGTTTGGGGTGGGCTTAGGGTCGTGGTCCTGGGCATGGTGGGGCCATGTCCAGAATGCCGAAAGGCCCGGCTGTGGGGCCGGGCCTTCGTGCGGGTGGGTAGGTGGGCGATGGGGCTTAGGCGTCGTAGTCGCCGCCCAGGGCGCGCAGGTCAGCGGTCAGGGCGTTGATGCGCTTTGTGACCAGACCCTTGTCATAGCCGGTCAGGCTGTCCCGCAGGCGATGGGCGCGGGTGAGTTGGGCCTTGATGCCGGCGATCTTATGGCCGGTCTCGCCCTTGGTCGCGGCGGCCTTGCGGCCAGCGGTCAGGATGAAGGCCGTGGCTTCGGTGGCGGTGGTGTTGATGGCGGTCATGGTGGTCTCCCTTGCAGATGGTCGGGGGCGTGATTGCCGTCCCGATGTGTGTAAGGTAGCCGCAACCACCGGTTGTGTCAATGGGAAAATATCATTGAATCAATGGGCTATGTGCATTTTTTGATGGGCAGGCGGTGGGCCGTATAGCTGCCATATATAGAGGTCAGGCTATGGGGGTGTGGCCGGATAGGGGGCGCGTAGACCGCGCGTGGGGTGGGGTCGGGTATGGGGTGGGTCCGGTGCCGGGGCGTGGTGGGCGATGGTATGGGCGCACGTTCACGGCATGTTCGAATATCATTGCCGATTATGAGTCGATGGCGCATATTCAAAGGGCGCCGCCGGGGAAACCCGGCGGCGCC